ATTAGGTATAGATGGAAATGAATCGTATAATACCACAAAAGTGTTTTATGGAAGAAACGGTCATTACATAGATCCATGGGATTAGCCTTACGAGCAATAGTCTGTTTATGACGAATTTGGTGTACCATTTACTAGATTTTAGCCTTTGTACAGCAATACTCCTGTAATAACTCAGTGGACTACAACTAGTTATGCAGAAGAATATCCTTATGATGAAGTTACAAATTATCATCTGAAATGTGAACGTTATATGACAATTACGACTTTTGGATTTTTTACAGCATTAGCACAAAGATGTTTTGAATATCCAGTATATAATGTCGATGGAGTTCTTACAGGACATACTAAAAACCCAAATCACATAAACCGGTTTAAAGATAGATCAGACTCTGTATATTGGTCGTACTGGGGTACTTCTGATAGGGACCTCTTAAATACTGAACCTATAGATATATCTACAACTGCAGATAGAGCTTTTGTCGATGTTTCGTGGAAAGAGATATTCTCAGTACCGGATGAAGACACTACAAAATACCCAGATGGCAGAAAATGGTTAATAGACGATGGAGAAAATATAGAATTCTGGTGTACGGATCACATAATAATTGGTCCATATAAAAGCGATACTGCAGGTAGTAACGACAACGCCATTCTTCTTAGTGAAACTTATAATACTTCAGAACAACGTCAATCTGCTATAAATCAATTTATTTTAAGTTCAACGCGAGAGAGATCTTCTGATAAGGCAGGGGCAGATGCACGGTATAATAATGGATATCAGGAGAGATTTGTTCCCTTCTATGGTTCCGGTCATATAAAATTTAAACAAAATCCGTACGATTTTTATGAAAATGCCCCAGCCCCTGTTATACCAAATCCTGGAACAGAAGAATGGAATACGTTGATGGCATATAGGAATCAAGAGTTGTCAGATGCTTAGAGATATGACAATGATGAAGCAATTGCATATAAAGTATGGTCGTTGACTGTAAATGAAAGTAGATTTGGATGGGAAACTTGGTAATAATATAATATGATATGAATACAATAGATAGAAAATATTTATTATTTTAGACGCAAACTGCGTTTGAGGAGGCTTTGCGTATGAATAATGTACGTAACGATGCTATAGTCTTTATCAAGGATCCTAAGCAAATCTATACTCATGGTACATATTGGGATTGTTAGGATTCTGGTAAGTAGGATAGCGATTTCTAGGCGTGGTTTAACAAATAGGATGTACCTACAAAGAAATGGGTGCAGGATTATGTCAAAGGATAGCTCGACAAAATTACTCCTAAGGCAGATGGTACTATAACATATACCGCTGGAGAAGGCATTGATATCACCGGCACTACGATTAAGTTGGCTAAAGCTACCGATTCGTCTAGAGGAGGATTTAAGACAGGGTACGTCAGAAATGGCAATAGTCTTCCAGTAAGCTTAAATGGACAAGAGAGAGCTTATGTATATATACCGGACGATTTGATTTCTGGAGGCGGTGGAGGTGGAAATAAGACTAGTAAATATTATGAAATAATATTTAAGACCACTAATACAGATACTCCTCCAGATCTCCCTACGTCCGATAATATGGACGGATGGAAACAGTATGCCGAAAATAGTGACGGAAGCAAAGTTGTATGGATGGCAATGGGTCTTGTATCAAACGGCACAGTATCTTCGTGGGAAGGTCCTTGGAGAATAAGTGGTCCAAATGGAGAAAATGGTGTAGATGGAGATAGAATAGAGTATATATACAAACTTACCAGAGAAGAAACAAGACCAGATACTCCAGGTGGTAACATTGCTGTACAAACAGACGATTACGTACCAAGCGGATGGAAAGATAATCCTTAGGGAATAAACGACAAATAGAAATACGAATGGATGTCGATGCGCTTTAAGACATTCTCTAAAGAAAATCCTAATGGAGAATGGAGCACGTTTATTTCGCCTGTATTGTGGTCTGCTTATGGCAGAAATGGTACTGATGGAGACGGCGTTGAATATATATACTATACATCAAATAACATACCTGTATGGGATAGTACATCGGGTAATGATCCGTCTACTTGGTATAATGATGATTATTATTAGACGAGACCTGAATATATAAGAACTGGTTAGGGTTCCTTAACTCCTTAGTTAAATAAGTGGTTAGATGATCCATACGGATTTGAAAACTCGGACGTAAGACCTGGAGCTAGAATCTATGTAGCTATTCGTAAAAAGAAGATGGATTCTAGTACCAATACGATGAGGTGGCAAGCGTATAGTAAACCGAAACAGTGGTCATATTATGCATTAAATGGAGATGCTGGTATTGGAGTTGTTGCAGATCTTGATAACGATACGATGTGTGTGTCGCTAAAAGAAGATGGAAACAATAATGCATTTACTCAATCTTCTAAGGTTTACTTATATAATGGATAGAATACTATAAGTTGTTCTGCTCGTATAATAAGTGCTACATTTAGTGATGGAAGTGTGGCAGAAGGATGGTCGCAACTTATAAAAGTAGATCAAAATGTAGCAAATAAAATAAACGTAGCGATACCTGCAAACGCTTATAATTTTAAAAACAGGGGCACAATGTCTGTTGTTATTGAAGTTAAAGGCGTTATAAGCGGCGCAGAAGTTACTAGAGAGGCTGTATTAAATATACTTGGAGTAAACTTTGGTGTAGATGGGGTTTCTTATTCACTTGTAACTGGAGCAAAAGTTATACGAAAGAATAAAGCTGGTGTATTAGCCCCTAGTAGTATATCCGTACAGTGTACTGAAGTGGACGGTGCAATGAATATGAAAACTTGGAATCCTGCCAATTCGCCGGAAGGGTTTAGTTTTTGGTATTTTTTAAACGACGACTATTCAGACGAACGTGAACTTTTTTCGAATACTATCGAAACGTCTTGGGGAATAACTGACAGTGTAACAGTACGGCTGAAATATTATAAAGATGGCAATCTGTATACTGTTGATCAAGAAACCATATTTGTTGTTTCAGATGGTATAGATGGAGGTTGGATTCCAGCAGTATACTATGATATATAGGTACAGTCTACAACACTATCTAAAGTATATACTGGAGATTCTGCTAAACTATAGGGAAAACTTACGTGGAAAGTATTTAAAGTAGAAGGGAATACTAGAACTGAAATAACATCTGCAAACAAAACAGAAATGGGTGCAGATATATATATGAAATATGGTAATAATTCTACGCCTGCACAGTGGAGCAATTCTGAAAGTTACTGGTATACACAACTAAAAGCAACATGGAATGATAGTTATTCGTATTCACAAATCATATTGAAAATCGATGATGTTCCTACAGCATCTATAGTAGTACCTACTATAATGAACGGTAAGGACGGTAAAGATGCGGAGAATCTTCAAACTTTGAGTGGTGCTGTGATGCGTCTTACAGAATGGTAGGCAAATCCTGCGAATTCTTATAATGATGGAACTACTGCAGAAAAGGGAATATATTATCTTGACGTTGTACAATATGGCAACGAACTATTTAAATGTATAGAATCACATAAACCGCAAACAGCAAATGATCATCCGTTAAGTGAAGGGTTCAGTGGTAAATGGTCTAAAATAAACGCCATGAGTGATGCTGCCTTTCATACATTACTTGCAAAAGACTCTTATATAGAAAACCTTACTGCTAAATAGATAGTAATAACTAAGAAATAGCAAACAATAGGAGGTGAAACTATAGACGTTCCTGTAGCCGGAATGGTTAATAGTGATTATGTCACACAAAAGCGTGTGGATGGTACTGATAATATAAGCAGTGATTGTGGTGTGCGTATATTTGCTGGTACTATTCCCGCAACTGGCAATTTGGCTAGTACAGCATTTAATGTAGATGAAATGGGTAACGTTAAAGCTGGAGCAGGTTCTATTGTATTAAACGCCAACGGTAGTGGTTATGTCGCAGGTGGCAAGATCTCGTGGGATCAAAACGGTAATATTACTGCATTTGGAGTTAATCCGTTTATAGGAGGAAGTACACAGTTAGTAAATTAGGCATATAAGAATATGCTCTATATAACTAAAATTTTATTTACGATGTCTGAATCGCAATAGAAATGGACAGTTTGCGGATTTATTATATCGAATGGATGGATAGTGGCCCCGTTTAATGTTACTTGTTCAAATAAATATCCTATAACTGTTTCTAATTTAGAAAATTATACACTTAGCGCGCAATAGTTGTTTAATTCTTTATGTAGTGAAAATAGTCCATTCTATGATTGCGTTAGGAAGAGCGGATTAATATCTGTGAATGAGTCAGAATATATCTACGAAAATGGAGACAACATTTGGATAGAAATTCCTGATGGATGTTTCTACTTTAAACAACGGCATGCTGTCGAAGATCTTATTACCGGTAAACAATCCTATTATTATATGACTCACGAATGGAAGTCTGCTTCGTCTGGATTTGTACAGTGGCAAAATCCATCTTAATCTTATAAACTATGATAAATCGTAAATTTCTGTACTTTAAAACCTTAGCCGGTTTTGAAGCAGCCCTTATAGACAGGGGTGATGATCGTACAGGTATTCGTCAAGATTCTATCGTATTTATCGGGCAAGAAAAACTTATCTGGAATCGTGGAGTATTCTACGGAAAAGATGAACATAAAGACGAAAGGAGCAAAGGTCTCTTTTAGTCAGAAGATCAATTATTACAAACCGTCCCTCTCCCCGTTAAAGGGGATTGGGCGTTTGTAAAAGTTGGAGAGAGGTATTATATATATCTTTGTGAAATAAACGGTGTATGGGTCAATTCTGGCGACTAGTATCACATGGGAATATCCGAAGAAGAATTAAGACGGATGTTCACATGGTATACTGAAGATTTTGATGATATCATTGAAGGCGTACAAAAAAGTATAGCTGACGTAGATACAAAATATGGAGATGAGATTGAAGATATTAGAAATATTCTAAAAGGCATCGGAAATTCACCAGAATTACCATCAGGTATAATAACCGAAGAAAATATATCACAATACATCCCTCAGAATATAATTACCGAAGGCAATCTTTGGAATTATATAACAATTGATACTGAATTGTCCGGAGATTCTGCAAATCCTGTATAGAATTCAGCTATATGGTGGGAACTGTAGAAAAAAGTAGATGCTCCAGAAGAAGGTAGTTTTGCTACGCAAAGTCAGTTCGAAGAATTATCTGAAGCCGTAGCAGGAAAAGCATTATTGTCCGATTTTCAAGATTTATAGTAGGACGTAACAGACTTATCTGGCGCCGTTAGTTTAAAGTACAATACAACTGACGCACAAGAAACGTATAGAGACATTCTTGATAGAATATCTAAAAAAGTAGATACTACTACATATCAAGCGCATTGCCAATATGCAGAAACTACATATGCTAAAAATGCAAACATAGAAGGTATGGTATAGCAGTATGTATCAAATATGGCATATCTTCTTGAAAGATCTAAAGGTTATTTTGATAGCGAATTAGAATTATCAGAAACTGTACCTTATCCTATTGTAGGCGATTGGGCAATTGTAAATATAAATGGCGAGTGGATAATATATAGATGTGCAGTAGAAGGAGAATGGCAATCTACAGGACAAATATATAGACCTATAGTAGACTTACGTAACTATGTAAAACAAGAAGCTTTAAGCGCATACTCTACAAAAGAAGATCTTAGACGACATGAAAATGATGCAAGAGGTACCTATCTTACACAAGACGACTTAGCTGACTATGCGTTAAAGACTGATATACCTAAAAATACTGGTATAGACGAAACAGTATTAAGAAATTATGTAACTAGAACAGATCATAATACACATGTTGCGTACGCAGAAGATACTTATGCAAAGAAATCTCAAGTAAACGGATTTGTATCAAAAACCTACGTTGATGAAAAAGATGATACCATAATGGACGTCATAACAAAATTGTAGGCTAGTGTACGATACATATACAATACTTATGTAAAATGGTCTGAAGCTAATGGTTAGGATCCGCATCAAGACGATCCATACAATCCTATAGGCTATAATAGGATGGTTACATTGAGGGAAGAAGAATATCAAGGGTTAGTTGCTGCAAATGCGGTTGATGCTAATACCTATTATTTCACATACGAAGAGGACGTACCTGAAAATACTTCTTGGCACTTTGGAGATAAATTCCCCATCATACTTACAGATAATACAACCAATAATACAGATACATGGAAGTTCGGAGACGAATTCCCTATAACATTTTTAAACGATTGGGAATTTGGAAAAACGTTCCCCATTAAATTGACATAATATCATGAATTTAAATCACGCAACAAATAAAGCGAATGGCAGCACGCTTAGCGCACAAGAGTGGAATAACCTTGCTGCCGATGTAAACGAACTCGGCGCAGGCGGAGGAAATAATGGCGACAGTGTAGTTTCTACAGAAATAGATCCTACAGACGCCAATAAGACTTTTGTAAAGGTTGGAAGTGTTCTTGTTGCAGAACTTACTGCAAAGGGCGATAAAGGAACTAACGTAGGTCTTTCTGGTGATAATAATATAAATATAGAACCGCGTCCTGCAGCTGGTACCGGAGAAGGAAAAAATACTCCCGGTTTGGCTGATCGTAAGGGTGGAAATATCGCCCTTAAGCCCGGAGATGACATTGAGTTCTGGGGTCATAAGCGTGGAACTAGTAAGAACGATGAAGTATCACTGAAGATAATGACTGAAGTCCCGAAGGCTTCTGATCCTACTAAGACGGATGAAGTTGCTGCAAAACTTCAGCTGAATGCTGGCGATATAGTACTCACATCTAAAGATAAGCAGGAAGAGTCAGACGTGATGAATATTACTGTAAACAAAGCAGCTGATACTCGTGGTTATCTTAAGGTTCGTGCTCAGGCTATTGATCTTCGTTGTGAAGATCATGGTGGTATTGCTCTTCAGCCTAAGGGTGAAGATAGTGATCATCATCAGAATAAGATTAAGTTTGAACATGGTGGTGGCGACGGACTTGAGTTTGGTACGTTTAATACAGAGAAGAGTTCGCTGTTTACGAAAGAGTATCGTTTTAATAAGGACGGTAAAGTACTTTTGGCTACTCGTACAACTCAGGTATCAGATAAAGCTGATGCAAATGATCCTACTACTGCATATAAATATGTTAAGCAGTCTGATGATTTCTATGATGTAATTTACGAGGGTGAGTCTGGTAGCGAATTTTATACATACGATCCTACAGATACAGCTGATACTTCTGTAACATGGGGAGATATTGTAGAATTTATTGCTTGGGCCAAGACTAACCACGAAGGTCCGTTTACTGCACAATCAAATCCTTAATAATTTATGATACACATAAACAATCATGACATAACTGGTGTTTATAGTGGGCATAAAGATATTATAAAAGTATACAGCGGATTATACTTAGTTTGGAGTAAAGAAATAACAACAGATACCGTATTATCGTGTTATTATAACGGATATTGGATTGATGAATATCCTTGGACAGATAATACACCTTGGAGAAAAACAGAATAATTATGCCATTATACGAAGGATATATAAACGAATTTGTAGATTGGGTTGATGGACACGATACATCGGCGGATGAGATATCGCAAGTGTACAGAGCATCTTCTACAGGTGGATTACCTGTTTCTGGTAAGTACATACGAGAACTATTACAGACAAGATTGAAAAAACCTTTCGTATCATATGAAGATACAATAGCTGGTTTATACAGATTGTTTAGTAGTGAAGACATAAAGAACAAATGGATCAGAATGAATACAGAAGGTAGTCCTGAATATGATCCAGAAAGTTCTAAGTCACTTGAATTGTTTAACTTTGTAAGACCAAGTGATGTTACGCTTACATTTAGCGGACTTGATCCAAATCCAAAATACATAATAAACGGTGATGAAAACTCAAGAAACGCATTACTTGAGTTTAATGTGTATTTGTCAAAAGAATCTGGCGGCGGAGTCGTATACGAAAGCGACTCCTTCACCGTCACCTATGAAGTTACAGATTCTAACGGTATAAAACATACACAGTCTGAAGAAAAAGATTCAACTTTTTTAAATTCTACGAAAAAGGTAACTAAGAATATATATTCTATGTTATCAATAGGACAGAATATTGTAACTGTAACTATGAAAGCTAAAAATTCTAGCGCACAAAATTCAGTTACATTTGCAATGTTTTTAGTAGTATTTGAAATAGAAAGTTTATTCGACTATGCTGCTCACTGGGATCCGGAACGACCAATAGATATACCTATAAGTATACGCCGCAGTGATACTTCTCTTAGAATCAGAGTAGATATAACTGTAGACGGGTAGCCTGCTAAATTAGCTGTAGATTATAAAACTCCAGCTACATGGGAAATAGGCGCTGGAGAATCAAACCCTACTAGAACTATATCTATCGCGAATACATATAGTGCCAATGTTACATCTCAAGATAGAGAACAGCATGTTCTACAGATAGAAGCGCACATGTATGATCTAGATATGGGTGTTTCTTATCCTAGCAATGTATTATTATTTGACTTTATTGTGGCATCTAGTACTATAGGTATTACAAATAAGTTTATAAATACTAAATGTTCGCTTCCTTATAGTAAAGTTTCTACAGATATAGACTCTACTGGACGAATATTCTTTTAGGCTGTTTAGTATCAGACATTTACGTTGCCTTGGGCTTATTATACAGACAGAGAAACAACATAGCAAACCATAAATGTAGAGTGGGCAACTAGGGTAGAGAATAACGGTGTATATACGTACAATACTATAGCGACATTAGAAGGTCGTAATAAAATGCAAAGCGAACCGTTGCGTTTTATTCCAGATTTTTATACTACTGGAAATGAGATTTGCCTTGTAGCGTTATATCAAGGAGAAGAAATAGAAGCTTTCCCTCTACAAGTAGAACAAAGTAATCTTTCTATAGTAGAAACTGGAGGTTATGATCTTAAATTAACAGCCTTTGGTAAATCTAACCAATCCCCAAATAAAAACGAATGGGCTGACATATATAATAATGTAACTACAACATTTTCTGGAATTATATTTGATGATAATTCTGGATGGAACAAGAACAGTTTTGTTACTAGAGGAATTGACCAACATGCGATTATAAATTATAATCCTATTCCTGCAGATTACGATATTGGAGAATATGGAAAAACTATAGAGATAGATTTTAAAACAGAAAATATCGTAAACGAAAACGATGTTCTTATTACAATAGGAGACCCACAAAAGGGGCATATTGATATAAGCACAAATAAAGCTGGATTGTATAATGGACAAAATGAGATAATTCGTACAAATTATAAACCTAACGAGCGTATAAAATTAGCATTTGTATTTAATCCAGTTAGATCGGGAGTAGATAATTCTAACTTGATATTCATAATAAATAATGGAATATTAGAACGTGCTACTTCTTACGGAACAGCTTTAAGTTATTCGTCTGCAAACGGGTTCATAAAAATAGGTGGATCTTATAGCGGAATAAGAGTATATAACATAAGAGGTTACAATAAAGCGTTAAGTTATAGCGAAGAACTTAACAATTATATATACGATAGTGAAAATAAAGCTGAGATTATTAATAGAAATGATATCTTTACTAGTAGTGTAATTGATTATACGAAAGTAAAAAATAAAATTGATACTATATTACTTACGGGCAATTTAAATAAGATATTGTCACAAGGCACAAGTAAAGATGATTCGGAATCTACAATTAATTTCAAAAGAGAGTGTATAACAGATCCCACTAAGTCGTTTGAAGTTATAAACGGCATGATAAGAAAGCATGGACAATCGACGCTTAGCTATCCTATAACCTCAATGAAACTTTGGACAAATAAAGCCAAAGAATCTAATGTTGTTACTAATATAAATCTTTCATAGACGCAGAAGGCGGAAGGTCTTAACAAGAACCGATATATAATGAAGACTGGAGCTATTCCAGCTAATAAGTTTGTTCTACAAGCAAACTATGCAGACTCTTCTGGTACTCATAATGGATCTCTGCTCAGACTTATCCAAAAAACTTGGTACGACGCTCAAATAGATGGACACCATATACTTAGAACAGCTCCACAATTGTTTACTTCCGGTGAAGTTCTAACGCATAACGATTCTGATTTGCATGAGGACGGTACTTGGGTAGAAGGTTATGGAGTAGGTGCTGCTGCAAATAAAACATGGCCACAGACAACTGGTAAGAATTTCCCGTATACAATTCGTGTTGCACCAGATTCATTCCCTTGTGCGGTATTCTATCAAAATGGCCCTAACGACGGATATCATTTCTTAGGTCAATACGTTTTCATGGATGACAAGAAATCAGACTATACCTACGGCGAACGCAGTATATACCATTTTGGAACTGATAACGATCCGTTCGTCCTTAAGACGGAAAACACAAAGAACGGACCTTTAGGTAGACAAGATACAGACGAAAATAAAGTTTGGGACAATAAAGACGTATTGAGAATAGAAGTTGTTCTTCCCGACACCACGTTGACTAGCTATATGGATTTCGATGTAACCGACAAAGACGGGAATGTTGTACCATGTACTACAATCAAAACAGACGCTGCTGGAAATCCAGATAAATATTATTGGGAAGATTATTTCGAAATGATATTTCCAGATGAAGACGATGTAGCGGAAGATGATGCAAAAGACGGTATAAATAAATTTAATCCAAATTCTAAATTTGTAAAAAAAGTACAACCGTTTATAAACTTCCTAAAATGGATTACTGATTGCAAAAAGAATTATGCAAATGCTACATAGTGGTGGTCTGCTGGTACATATAGTTCTACACAACAAGCATTTGAAGCTACCGCTGCACAACATCTTGATTTATATAAAATAGCTGCATATTATATATTCTTCTTACGTTTTGGACTTGTAGACTCTGTAGAACGTAATGCTTAGTTAAAGACGTATGATGGTCAACACTGGCATTATGAACCTTGGGATATGGATATCGCATGTGGAGAAACTAACCAAGGTGCTCTGATATTAAATCCACCTTTAAATAGAGAAAGTGTAGAACCAGGTACTACTACATATGCATATTCTGGTAAAAAATTAAATAGTACCAGTAACACATTATTTGACTGTCTTGAAAATTGGGATTATTGGGCTAATACACTAGTTCCAAATGTAGCACAAGCTCTATATGATGCAGGTCTTGATTACGACTCTATAATGGAAATGTTCGATGGACAATATGCAGATGCGTGGTGTGAAGCGATGTATAATGAATCTGGAAATTTCAAATATATACAAAACGGAGGTGGAGATTGGTTAAAATGGTTACACGGATCTAGAACGTCTCATAGACATTGGTGGATTAGTACATCTATGAATTATTATGACGCCAAGTGGTCTTGTGGTGCATTTAATTCTCACCGAGTTAGAATATTTACGGATAAAAAACGCAATTCAGATTTAAACGATCCTGACATTATTACTATAAAGCCGACATCTGACACATTTATCAAAATAGCTAACCTTGAAGGTTAGGGTCTCGTCGACATGCACCAAGTTATAAAGAACGATTCTGAAAGTTGGAAGTTCGATGTATCGAATGCAGTATTTTCTACAAAGGACCCGGCTTATATATACGGCGGTACGTTTATTGAGGAGATAGACTTGAGTTCTATATCAGAAAAACTAAAAGCGGCAGACTTTGCGTTGTGTTACGATAACATATTAGGTGCCCCCATAAAAAAAGTTAACGTGGGCCTACCATATACAGAAATATCTTCTACACAATACCAAGGTAAAGTATCCGGTACTCAAATGAGATTAGAAGGATACGATCCTATAGCAAAAACAGACGCTTTTGAGAATCTGTAGATACTCGATATTACAGGACAAGCAAGTATTACGACCACTTCAGAATTACTTGGATCTACAGATAGAAGAAATGTTACGGACGTATATGCAATAGGTAGCGGTATTACAGAATTTATAAGTTCTTAGTCTGGTAATAAATTTAATACAATTAAATTGCCAGCCGTAACAACAGTTACATATACTGGTCAAAATCCTACTACAACCATATTTAACACATTGTCTATGACAAATAGTTCTTGGTAGAATATAGAATTTTGGAATACAAATAGATCTGGCGATATAGTATATATGAGAGACGAGAATGATGAACTTATTCTCGACGACGAAGATAAACCTATCGCAGAACCATCTGTTGCTACGTTTACAAAAACTGCAATACCTTATCAGTTACATACTGTGCAATTTAAGGGAAGTACAGCATCGAATGAATGTGCTGGTCAATTTATATTAGATTGGATAGAATCTATAGATAATAGTTTGCCAGTAGGTCATACAGAAGAAGATTTGTATGAAGCACTTTCGTCCAAAAGTTTTTAGGCTGAGAATATAAATTGGGGGTTGAGCAATCAAAGTATACAGTTTACATATCAAGATGTTGCTAGGATTGCACACATGAATAATGGTAATAATTCTGGCGGATTAATTAAAGGTTATATAGTATTGTCTGATGACCATGACCTCACAGCTGAACAAGTCAACAATCTTGCATAGTGGTTTGGTCAATCTGTATTTACTAAGAGTTCTAAGAATAGTGGTCTTGTGATAGATCATATGCGGCCATATGTATAGATTACTTCATATGGTACAAGTGTTGTAGATAACGAACTTATATTAAATGAAGGTAGTTCTACGTCTTTGATTGCTACTAGATTTACTTTATCTGAAGATAGTTCTGATGAATTTAGTTGGTCTGTAACTACCGGACAAAACATTCAAAGTTCTGGTAAAAATAGAGAAAAATCTGTATATCTCTAGGCCGGAGATGATGGGATGATGTATTTAGTTGCAGAGGGTGATGGAACATATGGGGATTATTATGTTACAGTAACTGCTTCTAGTGGAAATGTCACATCAATGCTTACTATAAAGATAATAGGAGCTATACTTCCTGATCATATAGAAATCGCATTAAGAACAGTATCTGGAGATCCCGCAAGAAGATTTTCTTTATCGCAGCAATTAATATCTGCTATGCCTACCGTATTTAATAATTACGCGTATGATGCTCATAATAATAATGCAATAAGGGATACTTATTTACTATTTTCTTCTGGACAACAAGTAGAATTTTATGCTAGAGCTATAAACGGGCCAGTTCCTTCGACAATACCGATAAATTCCATACGATATTCTATATCTACAATATTACCTACTCTTACAACTTATTAGTAGTTAACCGGATACGAAAATGTTGTTTCAAATAGAATAGGTGACGGAATTCTTCATTATGTAAAGTGCGCAGAAAATAGAGGTATTGTAGTTGGTGTTACGTCGGCGCCTTCGTCTTTATCTATATATGAATTAAAAGCATATGTTACTGTTGGAGCAATGGTGTATGCAAAGACGATAAACATAATAGCTTATGACGATAGCTCGGTAATCCATTAGGAAAGTACATCTCGACCTGTATAGAATGTGTTGAATTCTTTGTACTATTAGATATACGGAACTGATAAAGATAAATATTATAAATCTGATTTGTTATAGTTAGTTGGTGGATTGGATTTTTCTCAAGAAACAAATATCGAATATCTTAACACAGAGACGAATGAAAATTTGTTGCAGTATTTACCTAATATTACATCTTTAAATTTTGAAGGTTGTACGCATCTTAGTATGAGTACTCTTGGAACATTTAATTAGACGCAAGACACGTTGTTGTTTACACAAATGGACAAGTTATAGAGTATAAATATGGATGGTGTCGCTACTGGCAATATAGTAATAGATTTATCTAACCTACAGTCGTTAACTTCCATAAATTTAGAAAATACTAGAGCTGGTATAATATTACCTCCGCAATCTGCTGTATCTTCAATACAGTTAGGATCTCCGACTAAGGTATCTATTACCAATCCTACTCAACTTGGAGACGATGGAACTACATTTACAATTTAGGATTCGTAGTATCTGGATGACATATCTTTAATTAACTGTAACACTACAACTGTTCATGGATTTACAATGTTCAATACTTTATACGAATAATACACTATGCATTTAGAAATTAAACAAAATATAAACAAAACGGAGATCGTAGATCCATCAGTAATAAGCAAATTATACGAGTTGTCTTATGAGGATTAGTAGAACGGAACTGTTAGTTAGTTAGATTCTACAAGCGATGTACAAGGACGCATAGAGACTGTTGCTGCAGATGAAGACGAAGTAAGATACCTCGCAGGCATAGATCCTGGTGATGTTAAACGGTTTTAGAATCTTTATATAACAGTTCCAAATAATAGCTATTATATAAATATCGAAGATCCCGCCACGAAAGCTATTTGTGTTGCTTTGTGGGGTGGTGCTGATGGTGGTACTGCTGCCGCTAGCAGTCGTGTCAACAATACAAAGATACCAGGTGCTGCTGGGGAACTGACTTATGCACAGGCGGCAAGCATCAAGTATTTTCCTAGTAATGCTTTTACGAATAATACAAGCATTATAGACGCGAGCGTTTTTCAGTATTTTACTAATCTGACAAATTTTAGTGAAAACGCTTTTTTGAACTGCTCATCGTTGAAGAATCTCACAATTCCAGCTAATTTTACTGCGTTTTAGAATAATTCGTTTTATGGGTGTAGCTTACTGACCAGGGTTGATGCACTGAAGGATTTGGAAGGGTGGATGAGAATCACTACACAAAACATATACTCGACACCATTAACGAGACCAGTGTCTTTATATTTGAACGGTGTCGAACTAGCTGGTGAAGTTGTTATCCCTAATAGTATTACAGATATAAAAAGCTGTACTTTTTGGAACTTGCGTGCAATTACTAGTGTTGTATTTCATAACGGTATTACAAGTATTGGAGGTTATGCGTTTGCAGGAACCAGTATAGCAGGAAATCTAACTTTACCTCAGTAGCTTATTATTTTAGGTGAAAGATCTTTTTATGGTTGTACAAATATAACGAGAGTAACTATACAAAACGGGTTGAGTATTATAGGAAAGGATGCGTTTCGTGATTGTACCTCGTTAACAAGAATAGACATACCGGCAAGTGTTATAACTATTGGCTCAGGAGCCTTCGCGAAGAACGGTGACAGTTATGATATATATTACAGTGGTACTTTATAGTAGTGGATGAATATTGATAAATAGTATCATATTGATGTGGGTGGTCCTTTTAATAACAACATCTTGTACATCCAAGATGTTGTTATTACTGACGTGGTAGTACCTGCTGGTACAACTATTATAAAATAGTATGCTCTTACTAATAGTGTCAATATAACAAGTATAACGCTTCCAGATAGTCTTCTGAGTATTGGACTAGGTGCTTTTCGTAATACAAGAATTACAAGCATTACAATACCAAACAGCGTTACGTCAATTGGTGCAGATGCGTTTCGTGATTGTATTAATCTTAGATCAATCGTTATGCCAGATTCATTAACAGAAATTTAGAGTTATGCGTTCGCAGGATGTATTACTTTGACTTCTGTGACCATACCAAACTCGGTGACAAGCATTGGCAACTATGTTTTCTCGTAGTGCAGTAATCTTGAAACTGTAATTGTGGAAGCTGTTACACCTCCCACTTTAGGAAATAATGTGTTTTATTACAATAAATCAAACAGAATCATATATGTTCCTGACGCAAGTGTAGATGTGTATAAATCAGCAAATGGGTGGAGTAGTTATAAAAATTATATAAAAGGTATTTCAGAATTGCCACAATCTTAAATATGTAATAACAGAACCCTAACTGTCTAAAATAGGGATTGCGTGGATAGCTCATTGGTAGAGCGGGAGACAGGCGCATAAAGCGTTTCGGAAGCACTTGAAGATGGTTCGATTCCATCTCCACGCGCGTGTGACTACAGACGTGTAGTAAGTCATATAAAAGTCCCCGACACTTTTATATGGCGCAATTAAGCAGACCTTACTGCACAATAAAGGATTATTAACATTTATTAACTTATTTTATTAACATTAATTATTATGGAAAGTTCTAAAATTATGATGTTCCCTGAGATGGGGAATAATAGCATTGATCCAAACCTGCTGATGGCTCTTAACAACAACGGTGGTTTTGGTGGTAATAACTGGATGTGGATTCTGTTTCTCTGGCTTATCTGGGGATACGGAGGCTGGGGAGGTAACGGCTTCGGTGGAAACGGAGGCAATGGATTCCTCTCTAATCAGATTGCAAACGATTCTGGTCGTGAGCTGCTGATGAACGCTATCCAGGGTAATCGTGATTCTATTAACAGTCTTGCAAACCTCTTAAACACTGAGGTCAATACTGTACAGAATGGTATATTCACACTGAACAATGCTATTACTTCTGTAGGTACTCAGGTAGGCATGAGCGGATTGCAAATTTAGAACGCCATACAGAGTGGTAATGCATCTATCGCCAGCCAGATATGTCAGTGCTGCTGCGAGAATAGACTTGCTATTGCTAATCAGACTAATACACTGCAGTCTCAGATGGCAGCTAATCACGCTGCTGCTACACTGCAATCAGCACAGGAGCAGGCTGCTGATCAGCTTGCTGTATGTCAGCAGACCAATACGCTGGCTAATCAGGCTGAGCGCAATACTCGTGATATTGTTGATGCTATATCTGCTCAGAGTGTTATGATCAACGATAAGTTCTGTGACCTTGAGAAGAGGGAGCTGCAGAATAAGATTGATACTCTGGTAGCTGATAATGCTCTGTTACGTTCAAATGCAAATAACGCTGCTCAAACTGCATTCATTAACGAGAAATTTAATACTGTTGCTACTGAGCTCGCTGCTATTAAAGCTTCACAGCCCAATACAATCCCTGTTCAGTGGCCCAATGTTACAGCTGTAAATACTACTCCGTTTGCTGGTGGGTTTTACGCTATGAATAACTGTGGTTCTAATAGCTTCTGGAATTGATTTAGAAAGGAGGTAATTATGTTTGGTTCTACTAATTATCCATTCAACTTCTCCAACAGAAGGGGAATACCTCTGATCGAAACTAGTTCTATAAGTGTTACGGCAGATAATGTAGTGATAAACATACCTAATAGATCGTTCAGGTGGTTGAATGATAAGGGTATTATACTACTTAGACTTAACCAGGCTATTCCCGATGGAACTACAGGTACACTGCCTGTACTGTTCTCATCAAACGATTTTACACAACCGCTTACGAATGTTGGTGGTACAGCTATCACAGCAGCTTAGATTCTTGGTGCTGGTGTATATCTTATATACTATGACAAGAATGCTAATCTGATGCAGATGCTTACTACTTAGATTCCAGCTTAATATTAACATTAAAACTTTATTAAATTATGGTAGTTATTGAAATGCGGGATGCTGCTTACGATACAGCATTCGACCTTCTTGATGAAGCTAAACATAGCGCAAAGAAAACAAAGCTTACTCTTTGTGAGCTTGAAGACGCTATGTACGATTGCTATGAAGCATCGAAAGAGAACGAAGACGAGTGGGATAACGAAGACTCTGATATGGAGTATCGTAATAGATATTCAACTCGTAATTATCGTCATGACGAATATGACCCAGAAGAATATGAGGATGACGAAGATACGCGTAAGCACGCTTCTATGAGAAGAATGTCTCGTAGAGGAATGCGTGGAGGTATGCGTATGCGTCGTAATCGCATGGGACGCTTTGTTTAATGAGCGAGGGGGCTACGGCCCCCAACCTCTTAATACTTACTATTATGTTTTCTACATTGAGAAAAGGAGCTTCTATCTATATACTTGATAGAAGTGCCAGACCAGAAGTAAAAGTAGGTAGCATTGATAATGTTACAATGCCTCGTCCCATGTATCCCACATACAATCCTGCTGTTAGTGTAGGTACTAATATGCAAACTGTAGTGGATATTACGGTACGAGTAGGTGATGAAAAGAAAGAGTTTAGTGTACCTAGCAACTTATCTATACATACTTATGGAGATTATACTTTAAGTGAGAATAAAGAAGCTATGATATCAGAAGTAGATTCTCTATTATAGCAAAGTAAGGATGTAATAGATAGTGTTGATAAACACAAAGCTGCTATAACTGCTTACGAAGATATACTTAAGACTTTAAATCCTGTATACGCAAGAGAACAGGAACGAGAGTCTAGAATAGATAGCTTATCGTAGTAGGTAGGTGATATGCAGTCAACTCTTAAAAGGTTAGAATCAATATTATTAAGAAATGAGAACAACTAAACACTACAGAAAGTACCAGAGATTATACGGTCCTCACTTTACAAAAGAGTTATGTGACTTTGCAGTATCTTTAATGGAAGATGACAAAGGTCCTATAACTCCTATAACTAAACAACAATTAGAAGAAAAGTTAAAAGTGCAGAATATTACCTTAGAGTATAACAAGCTTTATGATGCTGTATATGTAGCAAATATGTGTAAAGCTGATTACTTAGGTAATGCTGTACCTAATAACGATTACAATCTCTGTATGTATGTAAAGAAAACTATAGATGACCCAGATGGATATGATGGGCAACCATTCAACCGCTGGATGTCAGATATAGAGGGTATGCATATTCCAGTTGATTGGTCTGAGTTTGTATGACATCTTAGTATATACAACTCGGGGACCGTGGTTGGAATGTTCTTATATATTATAATGTAGACGAATACGATTTTGTAGAGATAGTAGATTCTTTAGAGCAAATAGATTGCCCGAAAAAGGATATGAAGAAAGCACTGAGTGTACTAAAAAGAAAGAACACAGGCTTTACTTTTACAAATACTAACTACAAAATGAGCATCGTGTGTATAGGGAAAGCTAAGAATATAGGTTAGTTTGTTAATACATGTATACATGAAGCTAAACACGTATAGTCACACATATGTCAATATTATGGTATAAAAGAAGATTCCGAGGAAGCTGCGTATCTAATAGGGCATTTGGTACATAGAATGTATAAGATGCTTGAAAAGATACTGAGAATGTATGTTAACATTATATAACATGTTTGACATTAAAGGTGATAAAATATCTCTCAATACCGAAGACTTAGCTATACCACCGTTTAGAGATCATTACAACAGTGCAAAGGATAAGTCTTCGGCGTTGAAGGAGATTGAATACGTAGTATGGCTACATAAATGGAATACTCCATACGAAGCATACCCATTAGAAACAAGGGCTGCTACTGTAGCTAAAGACGTATTTGGAGATAGTAAATATGTACCTACTGCAGAGGTTAAAGAGTTAGAAAAGCGTTTTATAGAGTTTTAGGAAACGCCTGGAACTAGATTACTTTCAGCTTCATAGACTGCAGCAGAGGGGCTTATAGCTGCCCTAAACGACTACTCTTAGGGTAACATGGATATAGATACAGCTATAAAGGTTACAAGAATATTAAAAGATGTTGGAAATATTGTAAAGTCTCTAGACATTGCTATGAAACAGGCAAGAGCTGAGTAGTTGGAGACGGGTAAAGTAAAAGGTGGCGGTATAATAGGCCGCTACGAAATTCCAAGGTAATAAATATTTATGGTAGACTTTAATAAAAAAATATACAATTCTTCAAAATTTTGTAAGCCTGCTGAGTTCTTCAAAGAACATGGATGCTATACTTTAGCACCCAGAGGCACTACAGATTATAATAACTATTGGGATAGAGAGACAGATAGATGTCTTAACGGATATGTTGCAGAAGATGGAGATGCTATTACTGGCTACCATTATTTCTATTTAAACTATTGTCCTATCATGAAATTGGTAGAAGAAGAATATACGGATAGATATGGGCAAAAACGCCTAAAGAGAAATCGTGTATTTGAATTCCCTAATTTCTGGGACGGTGACTATTACTATTTCAATGCGATAGAAGAGGCTGAGAATGAAGGTAAACATATGGCAGTCCTTAAGTGTAGACAAAGAGGTTACTCTTTTAAGGGGGCTAGTATGTTAGTTAGAAACTACGAACTCATCCCAGGGTCTAAGAACTTTGCGGTAGCTTCAGAACAGAAATTCCTAGTTGGTGACGGAATTCTTACAAAAGCTTGGCAAATAATGGACTTCGTTGACAAGAATACAGACTGGTCAAAACAACGACTTACTGCTACTCGTATGGAGCGTGTATCTGGATTCAAAGTTAAAGATGAGTTTGGTAAAGAAACTGAACAAGGCTATTTATCTTCCATCACAGGTATTACACTGAAGAATGACCCAGAACGCCTTCGTGGTACTCGTGGTAAGCTTGTACTATTTGAGGAAGGTGGTAAGTTCCCGGGTCTTGAAACAGCGTGGCAAATCGAACGTCCTGCTGTAGAAACTGACGACGGTGTAGCTTTTGGTTTACTTATAGCATTTGGTACAGGTGGTACTGAAGGTGCGGCGTTCGATGGACTAAAAAATATGTTCTATCACCCGGACGCATTTAATGTACTTGGATTCCCTAACATATGGGATGACAATGCAAGTAATACTAAATGTGGATTCTTCTCTCCATCTTACTGGAATCTAGAGAGTAAAGACGGATCTTGTATAGATCCAGATGGTAATAGTAAGAAAGATGTCGCTATTGAAAGATTAATAGCTGAAAGAAACAAAGTACGTGACGGCGGAGCTTCGTAGGAAGCTATAGATAGATTCATATCAGAACGTCCCATGAAGCCTGCAGAAGCGTGCTTGGAATTAGGAAAAAATATATTTCCTAAAAAGCTTTTGATGGACCAACTAACTAGAATAAGAACAAACGAAAAGCTTAAAAACATGAAGCATGTGGTTGACTTATTTTGGGATGGAAATGGTATGGTAAAAGCTACAGAAAAGAAATCTGGCGATATAACAGAATATAAACCTGATAAACGAGATGACAAACCAAGAGGATCAGTAGTTATCTGGGAATACCCAATCCCAGATGCCCCATTCGGATTATACATTGGCGGTTGCGACCCATATGATCATGACGAGTCGTTCACTAACTCGTTAGGATCGACGTTTATTTTTAAAAGAGTTAGAGCAGGAGAAGCTTGGAACGACGTAATCGTAGCCGAATATACGGGAAGACCAGACACAGCCGAAGAGTATTATGAGAATGTACGTAAACTGTTAACATTCTATAATGCTAGGCTGCTGTTTGAGAATGAACGTAAAGGTATATATCCGTACTTTACAAACAAACACTGTGACTACTTGCTTGCGGATCAGCCAGATAAGATAATTACAGAGATATTTAAAGATAGTCGTGTACAGCGTAGAAAAGGCTGCCATATGACAAAACAAATAAGAGCCTACGGAGAGGGTCTGATATTAGAATGGCTAATGGAAGAATATGAGCCTGGGCACTTAAATATAGAAAGGATATACAGTGAACCGTTGCTTGAAGAACTTATAGAAACAGATGGTGTAAAAAACGTAGACCGTGTGATAGCTCTATGTATGGTAATGATATATAGAGAAGAGTTATATCAAGTAAAGGTGTCAGCTGCAAAAGAAGAAAATAAACAGGTTGAACTCTTCGAGCTACCTTTGTTCAGTAGACAATGGTTTGCTGATACGTAGCCACAAGACGACATACCGTTATTTAGTTTTTAACGATATATGAAAAACATCTGGAAATGGATTAAAGATAGTCATAGGTTATAGCATCTACTTGGAGGTATTGCAATAGGTGCGTTATCTTCTGACTGGTATTGTGCAGGCTTAGCAGGAATTAGTACTGCAGGCGCTATGGAATTTAAAGATTATTAGTGGGGAGGAAAGCCTGACATTATTGATTTTATAATCACATTGACTGGAGTATTTATTGGATTTGGATTTAAATTTTGGATATTATGATAAAGAAGATTTATGACTCTTGGTTTACCAATGCATTATTTGCAACAGGTGCCGTACTTATGGGGTTGTATGGGGATTTCGCTCTTATACCTTCAGATATTTGTTATGGTGTATTCTTAGGAGCTGCCGGTTCATTTCTTGGTGAGGTAATAAAGAAGTTGACTCTTAAGAGAGATTGGACATCTAAGGGTATGATTATAGGAGCCCCAATCGGAGCTATAGCAGGTATGGGTGTGTGTCTTGTGTAAATATAAATAAACATCGCGGTTTGTGTGCGTTTGTTTTAAAATAAATCAAAATGGTTAAAATAGAAGATAATTTATATAATTCGAACTTCCCGCAACAGAAGCTGCCGCTTAAAAAGAAGACAGAGCAGTGGCAACATGATTGTGTGGATTATATCATAGGAGAAGGAAATGTAGTATCCGGTGGTATGAGTAAGACTAGGTTCGGAGAGATACAAACCTATTATAACCTTTATAATTCAATATTCGATGAGAAAGATTTTAAACGTATCACAAACCCGTTTAAAGTCGAAGATGGATTTCCAGCAACACCTCAAGATTTCAATATAATAAGGCCTAAGGTAGACCTCCTTATAGGTGAAGAGACAAAGAGGCCGATGAACTTCAGAGTAGTTAGGACATCCTAGGAAGCTGCTTCAGAACTCATGGATAAAGAAAAAGAGATGCTTATGTAGTACATGATGGCTGCAGTAACATCTAAAATGGGAGAAGAAGAAGCTGCTCAATTTTAGCAATAGTTGTAGTCTGGGGAGATAATGCCTCCAGAAGGTATTGCTAAATACATGCAGAAGGATTATAAAGACGTTATAGAGAATACAGCATATCATACACTTACATATCTTAGAGAAAAGTTAAACTTAGATAATGAGTTTATTAAAGGTTGGAAAGACGCTCTTATATCTGGTACAGAGATATATTATGTGGGTGTACTCAACGACGAACCTTATTTGGAGAGAGTAAATCCAGTCTTCTTTTCTTACGATCAATCTCCAGATTTAGAGTTTATAGAAGATGCTTCATGGTGCTGTAGAAGAATGAGGTTACCGGTAGCAGAAGTATACGATAGGTATTACAACAAGCTCAGTGAAAAAGATTTAAACAAGCTTCAAGAAATGCTAACTGGTAGACCTTCTAACGATATGGGTGACAAAGATAAGACGGATAACTTTGGTATACAAATGCATATTTATGACAACCCCATATTCGATCAGAAGACTCGTCATAATATAAATGTATGGCATTGCTGCTGGAAATCATTTAAAAAGATATACTACGTTACGTATTTGGATGAATCCGGTACTCCTCAAATAGATATAGTAGACGAATCTTATAAAAAGAATGGTACAGAGGTAGACGTCACTCCTGACTGGATTGTAGAAGTATGGGAAGGCTATAGAGCGGGTTCTGACTTATACTTCGGCATACAGCCTATTGAGTATCAGCATGTTTCAATTGATAATCCCAATTCTCAAAAGCTTCCATATACAGGAGCAATTTATAGCAACACTAATAGCAAACCAAGATCCCTTGTTAGTATACTCAAACCTCTTCAATATATGTATATTGTGCTTTGGTATAGGCTTGAACTCGCTATTGCGAGAGATAAGGGAAAGGTAGTGAACATGGATATTACTTAGATACCTAAGTCCATGAATATAACTCCAGATCGTTGGATGCATTATTTGTCTAGTGTTGGTGTAAACTTTATTAATCCGTATGAAGAAGGTTGGAATGTTCCTGGACGAGAGGGAGGCAAACCTGCTACATTCAATTAGATTACGTCGTTAGATTTGACTATGTCTAATGTAATCGCTGAATATATTCAGTTGATGGACAAGATAGAACAGCTCGCAGGAACTATATCTGGTATTACAGAACAGCGTGAAGGTGCTATTAGTTCTAACGAACTTGTAGGAAACGTAGAGAGGTCAGTAGTACAGTCTTCACATATCACAGAACCTTTGTTCTGGGTGCATAATCAATGTAAGCGCCACGCCCTTAATATGCTGCTAGATACAGCCAAAGGTGCATGGTCTTAGACAGGCAAAAAGAAGTTAAGTTATGTCTTCGATAATGGAGAACGTGCATATCTCGATATTGCAGATAAATTCTATTACGAGGATATGGACGTGTTTGTGAGCGACACTTCTAAAGACATGGAGAATATACAAAAACTACAACAGCTTATTCAACCAGCTATGTAGAATGGAGCCAGCCTCTTAGAAGCAGCTGAAGTACTTACAAACGATAACTTCAATATTATTAAGCAGAAGCTTCAAGAGATGTAGCAACGTCAGGAAGATCAGATACGTCAGCAACAGCAGGCAGAACAAGAGCAGGCTGTGCAACTGCAACAGATGCAGAATGAACAGCGACAGCAAGAGCTCATGCTTGAAGAAGCCAAGATGGAGCTTGAACGTTATAAGATTGATGCTGATAACCAGACCAAGATTGCAGTAGCTGAAATTAGTGCATATCGTGGTACAGAAGAGAAAGATGCTAATAACAACGGCATACCCGATCCTATGGAGATAGCTAAGGATGCTACACAATAGCGTAAGATTGCATCTGACGAGTATACTAAGCGTTATGAAGCACGTCAAAAGAGAGAGATAGAAGATCAGAAGATTCAGCTTGAAGAGAAGCGTATGAAGCACGAGATGGAGCTACAAAAGCAGAAGGATAAAGCTGCTGAAGAAAGAGAACGCATCAAGGCTAGAGCTGCTATCAGGAATAAAGTAAGCGGGGAGAAGTAATTATGAATAAGATTAAATACTATTATAATGTTGCTTTCGTTTCTTCTTTTAAATGGCTTTATAATCATTGCAATTTGTTCAAACGGTTTGTTTAGAAACGAGCAAAGAAACAAGGCGAGATAAATCTTCTTATCTTAGAGTTGCTTATGGCTAAAGAACCAATCGACGTTGATTATTGGTGTGATCGTTTATCTAAAATCAAGAAGTCATGACATACTCTGAAGAACAAGAGCTTCTATAGCTTACTAGAGAGAACAATCAACTATTAAAACTTATACTGAGATACGTTTAGCATGATGAAGGTAACGATTTTATTACCAACATCATCGCTAACGTGATCGGTAATAGAATAGATCCTTAGAATAAGATATGAAGTTTACAAAAGAACAATAGAAGATAATAGACTACATGTACAAGTCTTTGAAGGCTTCTTGTTACGACGATGTCTCTATATCTGGTATTATTGGCAATGCTCTTACAGAATCTTCTCTTAATCCAGATAGTGTGTCTGAATCGAAAACATATCACGGTCTATTCTAGAATGATAAGAATATTAGATAGGCCGTAATAAACAAATACGGAGACTATAGCGCTAAGAGTTAGATGAAATATGCCCATGATTGGGTTACTGGCGCAGATTGGGTAAAATAGAATAAATACACTGTTACTAACGCCGGTAAATTCAAACGTACTGGATATAAAGACGCACACGAAGCTTCTGACGCATGGATGCGCCTATATGAAAGACCTGTCATAGTAGATAAAGCTGGCAATATAATAGGGTACCAAGGGTAGGATTAGAGACGTGCTAATGCAACAGCAATGTACGATTATATTAATACTAATTATAATAATATACATACCACGACTACAGATAAAGGTAAGAAGATCACTATACCGATTACCGCATATCAAGATCCGCCACAATACGAATCTACATACCAGCTTCCAAAACAGACTAACACCATCTATCCTTTGAATCCAAATGATCGTACTGTACCTTCTTTAGATGCTTGGAATGGTGTCGGTAGTCCTTCTGCTGGTCCTAATATGCCAAGCTTGCAGAAATCTATGGACGAACGTAAACGTATGTTTGATCTGTTTAGCGATAATGCTATAGCCTTAGGTAAAAAAAAGACATTACCTAACTTGCGTAATGTCTTAGACAGAAAGATGGAAGATTATATAGCTGGTATAATGGGTGTACCTGATGTTTATGAAGAACCTGGATATACATATACTCCCATGATGTATTCTCCTATGCCAGTATTTGCAGATGGTAAACTTCCAAAATATAGAGGCGGTAAAGGAGATGGGCAAAGGTATATCAAAAATGATGACACAGGTGGTTGGGATAGAATAACCAACGATGATGAATCCAATCTGATGGCAGATCTTGTAGTAACTCCATATGGAGTACGTAACAAGTTTGATTATGAATCTAATCCTAATTACGTAGCACCGATATAGAAAAACGAAGTCGTAAGACCTGACGATACTCTGTGGACTAGACAGCAAGTTGAAAAAGCCAATAATACCAAAACGTGGAGATCTGATGCTGCTGATGCGTTACACACTATAGGAGAAGGTGCTGTGATTGCGTCTACATTTGCTGCACCAGAAGTAGAACCGTTAGTATATCCTGCGTATTAGGCTGTAAAAAATGCTACGTTATCTGCGCTAACATCTAATATACCTGCCATGCAGTATATAAGATATCCGTTAGGTAAAGTTATATACGGAATGGATGCATAGTTCCCAACATTGTACAGAAAAATAAAATCAATGCCTACAGAACCTATAAACGGAACTGTACAAATATCGAATCCGGGAAATAGATTTGTGTTCTCTAATACTAAAAAAGAATCTCCAATAATAACAAATTTCACTTATGATGCTCCTGTAAGAAAACACGCTAGTGGAAATTGGGATTCTGGTTTTACTTTGGCGATGCCAGGAAGAAAAACACTTCTTGGAAAAAATGTAATATCGACAGAACCTTCTGATTTATTTACTTATGGCGACGACATTAAAATCCCACTTAGTGACGTCACATTAATATCTGGCGATTAGGATGAAATTGCTTTAGCGAATCAGTATGGGTATAAAGTAGCAACATCTCCAAAATTATAGCAACTATATTAGGAAGGGGATTCTCCAGTGGTATCGTTCACGTCCAATGGAGGACGAAAGATCAGTTTGCTAAAACAAGATTTATCAGATTACGCAAAAGAAATTGAGAATACAACGAGATAGCTTTTTAAATCTCCTACTAAAAATGACGTAAATTTTATGAATTTCGTCTTATAGCCAAAAATAAAAGGAGACGTATACGATCCTAGTATGCTTGACTATTTGATAAAAAACGGTATTGGGACATTTGGAGATAGGATAGGTAACGCAGAACTTAGATCATATTTATTAGATCCAGATAGATGGAGGAATATATTATATGATCCAGCAACACACGCAGAATATTAGTTTAGAAAATAGATGGGTATCGAGTTGAGAAACGGATATAAAGATGGTAAATCTCCAATACACATCAAGCCTGCTAATCGTGGTAAACTTACTAGATTAAAGAAACGTACTGGTAAGTCTGAATCTGAATTGTACAATGATGGAAATCCTGCACACAAGAAGATGGTTGTATTTGCACGGAATGCTCGTAAATGGTCTCATAAAAGATGAAAAACAATAATATAACAGAATAAACTGTAACAAATTATTAACATATAATATTATATGAAGAAAAAGAATACAATTCCGAGTGGATTTGATGACATACTTGGTAACATCTATTCAAACGCCGAAGAAGGTGGTGGTGTTACCAATATTGATGAACTGATGGAACCAAACGTACCACTTGTTGAAGAATAGATTGATGAAGAGCCGCCAGTGAAAGATCCTGAGGACGGCAAAACAGCGGATCAAGATGACGATCCTAAAGTGCATGAGGATGATACAGAACCCCCCGTGCAAGTTACTAATCCAGAACCCCCTGCAGAACCGGTTGTTGAAAACGATGAACCTACAGATGCTGATATACTTGAAGCACAGAATGTAAGTTTGTTGTTTGATGCAATAGGTAATTCTCTTGGGTGGAATATGGATGAGATTGATGAGAAAGATAGACCTATTAATACTGATCAACTTGCTTAGTATTTTGCAGATGTAGTCAAAGAGAATTCTGTTCCTGAATACGCAGATGAGCGTATACAGGCGCTCGATGAGTATGTAAAGAACGGAGGTAAGTTTGAAGACTTCTACAAAAGACAGCAAGAGGTACTTACTCTTGATAACATTGATCTCGAAGATGAAAACAATCAAAAAGCAGTTGTACGCGAATTTATGCAACGCGCTGGCTATACAGACGAACAGATAAATAAAAAAATAAGTAGATATGAAGATAGCGACGTGTTGTATGATGAAGCTGAGGATGCTCTTGATAGATTAAAGGATATTAGGAGACGTGAGGCTGAAGAATCTGCGAGACAACAGGAAGAGCTTGCTAGGTAGCAACAGGAGCAATCAAAAGCTTTCTATGATACCGTAACGAAAGATATAAATCAATTAACAAATATTCGTGGCATAGCGATACCTAAAGAAGATCGTAGAGCATTATTCGATTATATTTTCAAAGTAGACCAGAATGGACAGTCTCAATATACTAAAGATTTTAATAAAAATTTATCAAAGAATCTTATAGAATCTGCATACTTTACTATGAAGGCCGATGCACTTATATCGACCGCTAAGAAAGATGGGGAGTCATCCGCTGCTGAAAAACTTAGGAATATTTTGCGGCGTAGTACTGGTAAAAATCATAGTACTTACAACGCGGACGAAAAACAGAAGTCAGTTACAGATCTCGTTAACGGGTTGTTTTAAACTGACGTGTTAATAAAGATTTAAACATATATGAATAATACTTTACTTAATAATCTCCAGCTGTATCGCGGACGTCGTTTCAGCGACCTGGTAGATGAGAACATGATTTCTAATGCGCTGCTGACCAAGCCCCATGAGGTATCTGGTCTGCTTTCACTGGTATTTGGTACAAAAGATGATGGTATTTCTACCACGATCGACCTGCTTACTGGTGGTCTTGGCAAGACGATGATTATTGAAAATAGGGAATTTGAATGGGCTGTACAGATTGATAGTGATCATGCTATCAACATTCGTTGGGCTAAGTGGAATGGTCAGGAAGTAAATGCCACTACTATTGCTGCCGGTATTACTCCTGGTCTGAACAACACTCCCATTTATCTCGCTCTTGAAGAGCGCTGGTTTGGTCCTGGTGCTGTTCTTTCTTTTGATGACTATAAATTCCAGGTTCGTGTAACTGGTCTGCCCTATCAGGATGGTAGCGCTTGGGTTTATGAGTGCTATGTCGTTGATGGTTCTCAGGCTGCTTATATTCCTGGTGAGTTGCTGATGCCTGGCCGTCAGGTTAGCCGTATCGGTTCTGCTTACGAGGAGTACAGCGATGAGGCTGATATCATCAACTATCAGACTCCGTTTAAGATGCGCAACCACCTCCAGAATCTGCGTCTGAGCTACGATATCACGGGTGATGCTTACAGCACCGTTCTTGCTATCGCTCTGAAGGATCCTGAGACTGGTAAGTCATCTTATCTGTGGGCTGATTATCAGTATTGGAAGGCTCTTCGTGAGTGGAAGAAGAGAGAGGAGACCGCTCTCCTGTTCTCTAAGAGCAATCGCCTTGCTGATGGTACGTATATCAATAAGGGTACAAACGGACGTCCTGTTCCCACGATGAGCGGTCTGCTTGAGCAGATTTCTCCTGCAAACATCCGTTACTACACAACTCTTACAGCTGAGTTGTTCGAGGATTATCTGTTTGATCTGTGCTACAATATTCTGGGTACCAACGAGCGCAAGTTTGTTGCTCTGACTGGTGAGATGGGTATTCGTGAGTTTGATCGTATCCTGAAGGAGAAGGTTGCTAGCTTCCATCTTTGTGATAACGTATTCGTTACCGGTAGCGGTCAGAACCTGACTCTCGGTGGTCAGTTCACTACTTATAAGATGACCAACGGTATCGAGCTGTCTCTGAAGCGTTGTCCGATGTTTGATAATATGGAGCTGTTCCGTCAGCTGCATCCGCTGACCGGTAAACCCCTTATGTCTTACACGTTCCTGTTTGTTGATATTTCGAACAGTGATGGTCAGTCTAATATCGTAAAGGTTTGCCGTAAGGGACGTGAGTTCGTTCAGTGGTATACTGGTGGTTCTGTTGCTCCTAACGGATATGCTAACAGCATCAATACACTGCGTTCTAACAGCCGTGATGGTTACCAGGTACACTTCCTCGGTGAGGTTGGTATTATGGTTCGTAACCCGCTGTCTTGTGGTATCCTGTACTGTGATGCTGAGGACTCAGAGCTGTCTAACAACGGTTTCCTGTCAGTAGGCGCCTAATAAAGAATAAATATATACGATCTCTTGGGGGCTTCTGCCCCCACATGGGTCGTTATTACAACTCTAATGTAAATTATGGTAGTTGAATTAAAATTAAAGAAGAAGAATCCCTGGGGTAATTTTATGAAGTATAAGAATTGCTTTGATTATATAGCTCCTTATTTTACACGCTCCGGGTCGATATATACGGGTCTCACCCCAGAAGATGAGAGATATTTTGAAAAGGCTTTAGGTTATGAAGAAGGCCACCTTGCAAAGACATCTGAATTTTGGACCACTTTCTGTGTAAAGATTGGTTCTAGAACATTGCTGTTAGACGATTCTATTCCTCGTCAGGCTATGATTATTAAGTTCCTTAGTGGACATAAGAGAGTAGCAACCTCACTTGATAAACTTGATGCAGGTAAAGACTACTTGCTTATTAATAGAGAAGCGGAGGCTATAGAGCAGAATAAACAGAATAAGTTGCGTAGAGATGCTATTAAAGAGTTTGATAACCTTTCGTTGGAGCAAATGCGCAAATGTCTTAGACTGTTTGGTATGTCTGCGGACAGAATGTCAAACGAACTTGTAGAGTCTACGTTGTTCAATTTTGTAGACAAGTAGCCTAAAAAGTTCTTTGATAAGTGGATAAACAACAAGTCAAAAGAAACAGAGTTCTTGCTCGAAGAAGCTATAGCAAAAGGGGTTATTCGTAAAGATAAGACACATTACTTCTACGGATCTGATATGTTTGCAGACTCTCTTGACGATGCAATAGCTTACCTGGATAGTAAGAAGAACCAAGACCTAAGGCTGTCAATTATAAACGAAACTAAGAATAAGTGATCTAACGATCTATAACAATGAGATATGACGCATAACGACATATATACTAAATTTCTGATAGAATATGACAAGGCAAATGTTACTTCGTCATATCCAGCATTGACAAAATATGAAGCCGCTACTCTGTTAGACAGAGCGTATTTGGCATTGATAGCTAGAAAAGTTACTGGGAATAATCCTAGGAGAGCTTCGTTAGAATATGACATAAAAGCTATAGAAGACTTAAGGCCTCTTTTGGTTACTAAAGCACTATCTCCTACAACAGCTGTAGGTACAGCAGATAATGAGTTTGTATATAAACTTCCTAAGAAGACAGAGATGCTTTATTTTATCGACGGACTTGTGGATTATAGTAATGCTGCAAATGCTGCAGATGGAATGAAACACAAAACGGAAGTTGCTAATGTAGCTGATCATAGAACTGCGTAGAAGTTCATGGCTACAAATAGCAATATACCTTGGATAAAGCAACCGATTGCATTCTTGGAAGGAGACGATTTACATCTTCTAATAGATACTTACAAACATAAAAAAGATTCTTTATCGTTTTATGCGACGTATATAAAATAGTTTGCCAAGTTTGCTACAGGTTCTGCACAACAGCAGACGACACCTACACAAGAAGAGCCGACTCCAACTCCTACACCAAGTACTCCTACTGTAGATCCGGATCCTATTGTAGATCCTGAACCTACGCAAGAAGAACCTACTGTAGAGCCAACTCCTACTCCAGTAATACCAGAACCTGTTGACGAAGAACCGATACAAGAAGTACAAAAAGATAAATATTCTGGAGACAATACAAATCAGAAATTAGCAGAAAGTTTTATTGTAATGTATACGCTTGTAGGAAATTCTTATGACATAACATGGTTTAGTCAATTACATAATCCTACAAAATGGCCTACTGATACTAAATTGTATCTACATATAATAAACAGCGACGGCACTCATGATTATATAAGTATTGGTAGCAATATAAAAAGTGGAACATATCATACTAATTTTGAAAAATATCCGAATTGGAAATCGTTTAATATAATTGCTGTGTCTAATGGCAAAAAGTTATGTACCACAAACACATGTCATAAAGGTAAGACTACTTCTTATAAAATAGTTATAGAAGGCGCTCCTTCAGATGTAAATTACGTTTTAGGAGAAGAACTTGTAATAAAAACAGAAAGCGGAATATATGTCCATATGCCCTATTCTCCAGCATTTAAACTGTAGAGTGGACAGACTAGAACTATATCTTTATACATGTCATCTGATGAAGAAGTGTTGTCTGTAAAACATATACTCGATAAGTATCCAAATGCTAAACTGAAATGGGATAATGGAAGTTCTTCTACATCAAAAACTATAAAACCTTCTGACTTCCTAAATACATATACATTAACTGTTAATGTAGGAACTGGCATTAAAGAAGAAGCCAGTCTACCTACTGGAAAATAATTCATATTATGAACTACGATTTTGGAAATACAGAATTTGAACTGTCTGACACAATGGCAGAAGAGCTTATACAACTAGCAGTAGCAATGGCTTTAGAAAACGTGGAATCATCTAGATTGCAGTCTAAATTATCAACCTTACCCATTGAATCATGACATTAGATGAGACAAGACAGCTTGGTATAGAGTTTGAACGTAGGATACAGACTATGATACCTGAGACAGAAACTATCTCAAAGCTGGACACAGAAACTATATATTCGTACTTAAACTAGTATCAAGATAAGTTTATACATGATATATATAGAGCTGTAGATAAGGTTCCTACATCAAATAGTTAGGTATATTTAGAAAATATATTACAACCTTTTATGTAGTCTACTGATTTGTAGATGTCAAAGGCATAGAATAAAGGCGGTCAATATATTATACCTTTACCTACTTAGTTTGGACTGTACATTGATAGTTATTCTAATGTCGCCAGTTCATATAGGTTTAAAGGAGCTAATGGATACGGTAACGTACCTAATACCTGGAGTACAGCAAATGACGCAAATAAGGCCATTTAGAAGCCCTATGACAGCATGAAAATACTTAGGAGTCCTATTGTATGGCTGACAGAAAATAACTCGTTAGGAGCGATTTATGACACTCATACAAAGCCTAATTATATACATATTAATTACTACAGATTGCCTAAGTATATGAACCTTATGGAGTCTATACCATGCGAGCTTCCTATGGAGGTATTTGAAGATATTGTATCCGGTGCTGTAGATCTATACGTACAATATGTAGCTGGCGCAGAAGCTAGAAAGAAGCAGCTTGCACAATAGGCTAAACAAAATAAAAAGAAGGAGGATGAAGAATGAGAGGAATAGATATAATCGGAGGATTTGAACTAGAGATAAATAAGCTCGATGATTCATTACAAAAGCCTTCTACTGATGATTCTTTGTACTGGGTTAACTAGGCTATTGTGAAGTTTGCTAAAGATAGGTTTAATGGCAATCCTATAAAGAGAACATCTTACGAACAGAATGAGAAGCGTACTAGAGACTTAATCAATTTGCTTAGAGAAGACAAAACTTCAGAGTTTACAGTATCTTCACATGTTGATTATGATCAATACGAGTATCATTACCCTTCAGATATGATGTTTGTACTTAACGAAGATGTTGTTATATCCAATATGGAAGATCAGTATCCAATGGACACGTGTGTCTTTGAGTGTACTGCAGATAGTTTCATGTACAGGATTAATAATAAACTTACAGATTTCCATTATAGATTCCATAGAGCTCGCCCTTTAAGGATTAGAACTAAAAACGGTTTCAGACTTCTTACAGACAAGAAGTATAAAATAAACAGCTATACGTTGGGGTACCTTAAAGTCCCCGATGAAATAACATCAGAAGATCCGTATAAAGAATATACGGACTTTGAAGACTATATTTGGTTAGAGATAATAAAAATCGCTGCGTAGATGTACCTTGAAAATCAATCAGACCAGCGATATAAAACTTTAACACAAGAGGTTTTAACTCAAGAATAATTTTAACGCGGAAACCCCAGCTAGTTAGGTCTAGACATAGAAATATAGGGGGAGTAGAAAAAATTAATTAATTTATGGTAAATTATGTAAACACTGTACTGGTTAGTAATTTGTCAACCGGTGCTATTATCAACGCCGCTCCTAGCAACACAGGAGCAATGAACACGGCTTCTACTGATGCTGGTAAGTTCATTATTATGAATTGTGATCCTGATGTAGCTTCTACGAAGCTGTATGATGTTACTGATGCTAATGCAGGTGACATCAAGACTATTAAGGTTGGTATTGTTACAAAGAAGAATTGTGTTCTGCGTAAGCCGGATGGTTCTGCCGAGTATCGTCCTATCATTAAATGGTCAAATGAGATTAAGGCTGCTGACATCAAGAGCTTCAGCAAGCTCACTTATACCGCAGACACTGAGGATACCGCTGTCATTGATTTGACTAGCATGACCGATGTCGTTGGTGGAAGCAATAGCGCAGAAGCTGGCAAGCGTATTATTGTACGTATTACGTATAAAGATATGCCTCATCGTATGCGTAAGTGGACTGAGAGTTATGAGTATGTCACTAAGGCTGGTGATACGAAGGCTCTTATTGCTACCGGTATTGTCAATATGATTAATAGAGAGTATAAGCGTGCGCGTGTGGTTGCTTCGGTTGTCGATAGCACTAAAATTCAGCTTGTTGCTCTTCCTTATGATGATGACGATAGCGCTGATTCGCTGAGCTGGGCTAATAAAGTTCGCTTCAACGTCAATATTTATTGGACTGATCCTTCTGCCGACGGTTGGGAATCTAAGAATAAGTACTTCCCTAAAGGTGCTACAATCACGAAGACTCCTGGTAAACAGTATCCTGCTTCAGCTAAGCTTGTTCGCGATCGCGAGAGCTGGGCTATGGGTTATCAGGGTATTCTGAACCGTGGTGAAGGTACTTGGCCGATCATTAAGCCTGACATGGAGACTCAGCTTGATAAGCACTATGACGCTATTACTCTCGAGTTTGAGAACATGTATCGTGCTGCCGATGATATTCAGCGTAAGACGAAGCAGACTCTTGAAGTTTATGGAGTCACTGGTTAGTTGTCTGATCTTGCCGATATTCTCGAAGCATTTGTCACTGGCGTAAATGCAGAGCCTACCGAAGGCTAATTTTAATTGATATAAGCATATGATGAAAATAAGAATAGGAAACGACATTAATCTTACAGTAAACCTGCTCGGCAGTAAAAATATAGATGCTGTAAATCTGCAGTCTGTAAATGCATATCTCATAAATAAAACCAAATATGAAGATTTGCTTGACCAGCAGCATAGAGAACAGGCTTTGATGCAAGATGAAATGGATATCCGCAAGGCTCGCGTAAAGTATGTGAGCAGGTTTCCAGTCGAGCCCTATCCTATTGAGTTTCGTCCTACTCCATATGATCTTTGTTGTGGCGGGGTTCCTTGCTATCACGCAAGGCCCCTTCACTACATTCCTGTTTATCACGGATTTGGGGTGTACCCACATACGTTTGAATCTGGAATTTGGCACAAAGATGATATGGAAGACCTGTATGTAAAAGCAGGTTTTAAATATATGGATATGCAGAAAGAATATGATAGATGTAGATTCTTAGCTCCAGTAGAAGCTACTGATACTAAGAACCGCATCAAGGTGTTCTTCCCTGCAGAAGCCCAGTTATATACAGGGGTATACAAGCTTGTGATAGTAGCAAAGCTTTACGAGCCGGGATACTCAAAAAATAATCTTCGTACAGTGACTATGGACTACGAGGATGTATTCGAATTAGTTAGTAAATCAGAAGATGGTATGGATACAAGTGTTTATTTGACAATAGGCAATACCAAACAGGCTACTGGAGTTGTTGTTAGCGGAAGTACAATGCTGAAAAAGAATGCAGATGGACAGCTTACGGCTACTGTTCTCCCGTATGACATAGACGATTCTTCTGTAACTTGGAGTATTGTTAGTGGAAATAGTATTCTGATTGCGTTTACCGAATCGTCCAAATGCCAATTGCGTTCAGGAGAAACTACTGGAAGCACAGTTATACGCGCTACGTCTGTAAAAACTCCTGAGGTGTATACAGATGTTACTGTCCAGGTAGTTGAAGGAGATGTACAGGATATTTACGTAGATAAGGCGTCCACTCTTAGATCTGGTAAGATTACTCTCGGTCGCACCGAAGGCGGTACCGTGGATCTTGACCTCAGTAACGAAACTGAATGGTATATTGGGAATTGATATGAAACAGTGGAAAGACGTAGTGCAGTATTCTACTGCAGTTGTATCACTTGTTAGTGGTATTGTGTTGACGTGCTTTCAGTACTTTGATTCAGGCGATATTACAAATGGAATGCTCGGCTATGTGGCTCAGACGTTAATCTATGCGGCTAGCATCTTCGGAGTCACGATGTATTGGAACGGGAAATATAGCGAATTAAAACAATTAGTACAGAATAATGAAAAAAATGCTAACGTGGTTAGCAATTCATAAAAATAAGCTCGTAAAGGCCATTTGCGGCCTCTCTGTTGGGCTTTTATTGGCTTGGGGTATAAATACAAGCATACAGAATAAAAAGCTGTCAGAAAGCCTAGAAATGGCTTAGAATAACATTGAGGCCTATTAGGGTTCCTTAAAGGAATCTTAGTAGGCCAATAATGTTTTAAGGGTGTCATTAGATGAATTGCAAGACCAAAATGATATACTCTTATATAGAGTAGATAGTGTTATGAAATAGCATAACATTAAACCAAAACACGTGTATTCTGCTGCAACTCAAACGCAGATGATAGACGTTAGTAATGGTAAGGGGGTAGGGGGTGATTTAACAGAAATCTTAAAAGACACTGTATACAGTGATACTCTAAAGTATAATGATCTTACCACAATATATTATACTATAGGTAGAGATACAGTAAGTATGGATTTAGATATAAAAAACACTCAATACTTGTACCTTTATACAGATAGACAATATAAAAATAAAAAGAGTTTTATAAAAAGACTCTTTACGTTAGATTTTAAAAAGATCAATAAATATAAATATATATTAGTAAATACTAATGATCTTTTAAAGACTGACGATGTAAGAATAATAGAGATAATAAAGAAGTAATATGGCAAAGATTTCTTTAAAAACACTTACCGATGATATACTTCTTCTTGTCAGGAATAATAATATAAGCGAAAGCGAAGACTTCTCTAGAGCATAGATACACAGCTGGATAAAGACGTACAAAAATCTTATATGGAAAGAAGAGCGTGATAAAAGAAAGCTCCTAGCTAAGTAGTACGGATTTGATGTTGAAAACATTGGCGACGATGAATTCTTAAAGAAGGTAGAGATAGGGCCATTGGAACTAGAGAAAGTAGAATCAAAGACAGATAGACCTACATTTACCAAACGTACGATAGAGGAGATTCCAGATGTGATGGATAATGACGGTAGCAGTATTCTTTCTATCCACGATCAAGAAGGTGAGAATATACAGTATATGGATCATATGAGGCGTCATTACAATTACTGGAGAAAGTATACATTTGGAGAAATGACAGGGTTCTACTCTGATGATAGGCATATATACATACAAGGTACAGCTGATGCAGATTAGCTTAAGTATATATATGTTTTATACCTGAAAGAAGTTAAAGATGATACTGATGATGGTGAGTCGGATGATAGTAAGGATGAAGACGATATAAAAATACCGGCATGGTTAGTACCTTCTATAAAAGAAAGAATAATGAAAAACGAACTTGCTTTCATGCTGAATAGACCGTCAGACGATAGTAATAATGCCACGTTGGCCAGCGTAAAACCACACGGGCCGCAAGATGATGAGGAATAAGCAATCCGTAACATTCAGGGATATGTATCGTACAATGCCCGTAGAGGTCGATTACAGGCTCTACAAGCGCGTTTTAGATGAAATGTGTAAAATTATACTAGATCACGTTTTAATGCGCTCAGAGGGCTTTAAAATGCCTTACGGGCTAGGTTTTATATAGATAGGTAAATATAGACCAAAGAATTTAAACGACCAGTCTTTATCTGTAGATTATAAAAGCAGTAAAGAATATAACAAACGAATATTTCACTTGAACGAACACTCTGATGGTTATAAATACAGGCTGTACTGGTCAAAAATACCTCGCACATTCCCAGACAGATACAAGTATTAGTTGCAGCTAGTGAGACAAAACAAACGTAAGCTAGCGCAACTAATTTTTAATAAACAAGATTATATAGATATAAATGATATACAATTATACAAAGTGTGAATCAGTCATAGCAAAGATCATGGCTGATTTAGATTCCTCTGAAGTAAAGTAGCGCATAAGCGACATCAGAGAATGGATTTTTGAAGCCGTTGACAAGATTGGTGCTCCTATGTAGTATATCAGTAAAGAATCCGGCGTAGAAGGCAATCCGATACTTTAGATATAGGACCGTCAAGTTCCAATGCCTTCAGACCTAGTAGTTTTGGACGGTGTTGCTTTTTCATTGACACCAGAAGGTCCGTGGGTACCTATGAGCACTACTACTGGAATATTCCACGATACAAAAAGACATCATAATCACCCGCACCACCACCCAGAAGCTCCGATGATGTATAAATGGCCTACTACACAATCGTAGTTTTATACAATAAATAATATAAAATACATCAACAGGATGTTCGGAAACGGTAAACTTGAAAAACCAGAATATTTTATAAAACCTGGGTGGATTGTAACAAATCAAAAGAAAGGTTTTATAAAGCTTGCATATAAAGCAATTGCTGTAGATGAAAGAGGATACCCGTTGATACCAGACCTTACATCATACTAGGAAGCTATATACTGGTATGTAGTAATGAAGCTTACATTCCCTAAGTTCATGTCTGGAAAACTGGGTGGCAATTCTAAATTTTCACAGAAGTATGCAGCTCAGTCTTACTTCTATACACAACAGCAATGGAATTTTTACAGGAATCAAGCATACGCAGAAGCCATGATGCCTACTGCAGATGATATGCAAAATATAAAGAATGATTGGAATAAGCTTATCCCAGACTGGGATGGAGACGATACGTTCTTTAAGAATATAGGAAAAGAAGAAATAACGTATAACGATTATAGATATGGGTACTAATGAAAACTTATAGCAGGTAAACACATTCATCAAAGGCATGAACACTGATGTATCTGACATGATGTTGGATTCACAGGCGTATCGTTATGCGGAAAATTTAAGACTTGTTACAGATTCTAATAGTAACAGTGGAGAGCTTCGAATGATAGAAGGTTTGAAGAATATCCATACTTTTGCCGATGGTTATACTCCTGCTTACTTAGATTTTGTTAGAGGTTATCATGTAGCAATATTATACAAAGGGGGTTCGTGGAGAATACAAAGATCTACAGATCAAACAAACTGGAAGACTATCTTTGGAGATTGTACAGAAAAGATATGGAATGGAAACAATACACCTCATATATCTGCTGTACTGAATTACGAATCTGATAGCAATATAAAACTTTACTTTGTAGACGATACCGGTAAACATGGTATAATGTCTATAAATATAACCAAAGAGAATCAAGGAAACAATATAAAAACTCTTATCGGGAATATAGGAAGAGTACCAGAACCTGCTACTATAAAAGTGTCTACTAAGAATGGGTCCTTAGATTCTCCAAGAGTATAGTATGCATATAGATTATACAACGAATTTGGGTCTGCTAGTAATGTATCAATACTAAGCAAATTATTGTCTGTGTTTAAGACTGGCGGAGAAGGTTTTGGTAAGATTAGATCTACTAACAGAGCTGTAGATATATCTATAAATCATACTATGTCATTCTACAATAAGATAGAGATATATCGCATAGCGTATTATGATTCTGGACAGAAGCCTAGAATATTCTTAATAAGAGATATAGACTTTACCGGTAACATTACAATAACAGATATAGGCGAGAACATACACGAAATATCTGTAGAAGAGTTTCTAGCGTTAGACAACACTGAGATAAACCCTAAGATAATAGAAAACAAGAACAATTATTTGTTTGCTGCAAACCTGTCATATGCTAGAGATCTAGTAGATGAAAAATTCAAAGATTGGGATGCTACATCTTGGACTTCTGGATAGACTGTGAAAAAAGATGTATATAATCATAAACAATTTACAGACGGGTATACAGAATACAATGTGAATTGGTGGCGTCCAAGCGCAGGTAGTAATAAGATCGGTGGTACTGGAAAATACATAGATTGGGAGCTCGTAAAAATAGACAATAAGATATCTAGAATAAAAGATGAAGCGAACAAAGATACGTATCATGGATTTAAGCATGATGAGACTTATAGGTTTGGTATAATTCTATATGATGAAGATAAAAGAGCTTCTTCTGTAAAATGGATTGCAGATATACGTATACCACCAGTTGATCCCGTAGAAGATATAGTTATAGCTAATCATAATACGTGTACATATAAAACGTATGCAGTAAAATTTAATATAAAGAAGTTACCTGAAGGATGTTCTGGATATGAAATAGTAAGATGCGAAAGAAAAATCGCTGATAAACATACTGTGTTTTAGGGTATTGTTGGTTGTGCAATGGATTAGTATACTACAGATGTAACCAACCCGCTTCCTTACTCATTGTTGCATATATTTGGTTTAACTAGTACTACTCAAGCAATAAAAGAGTAGTTTATATATCCGTCCGGATTATTTACATTACAGTCAATATTTGCTACGCAAAAAAGTTCTAACGAGGGTAATTATACTAATGAAAAATGGACTACAGCTAATTCTTCTAATAAGTATTTATAGTTTGCATGTCCTGAATATTGTTATTTACCTGACGCATCTAAAGATGTGCTAGATACATATAAGTATAATGTAAGATTAGAGTTGTCACATACGTTCGATACTTATTAGGAGCCGTATCCTGGTACTGGGTATTGGTACGAAGGTGAAGAGTTGCGTATGTTTACGCACGATAGATCTAAACCTCTGCCGTATACATGGAATGTTACAGATCACGATACATATAGTGGTACACATGAAGGTATGTATATATACGTAGATCCAGAATTAATGTATAGTAATATACATACAAAAGGATATATACAACCTGACTTAGATCAAACCGGTATTAAACCTAATGGTGGGTCTAACGTATATTGTAATTATGGCGTACCTAAACAAATAACAAACAACCCACAAAAGCCGTATTATCCTTTTACGAAAAAGGTATCGTTTACTGATATAACAGATATAGCATATTGTACGTCACCAAGATGGGATGAGTTTGCTAAAGAACGAAAGTATACATATAGGGACACTCCTACTGTAGTAGGTGGAAAATAGTTTATAAACTGGAGTACTCCTCTCATAAACGACAAAGATCTTGATGGTATGACCAAAGGCTTTGTAGGTTATAACGATGATGGTAATTCTCTAAATTGGGGTGTTCCAACTAATGCTGACCCAAACAGAATGTATTATCCTATAGGGGCTGGAGGTAGTTGTATACTGTTCGAAATGAAAGATAGAGAACAATATCAATATACTACAGATAAGAACTTAGCACCTATATCTATAGCAAACTTAGTTAAAGATTGTGTACCGTATGGAGGTCATACTAAAGATGCTATCGAAGCAAGTGTATACTATTCTTATGGGGACTATAAAAACACTATCGGAACAATAGAAGTTAAATCTGGAGACTGTTATCCTGGTATATTCGTATATAATGCTGCGCACCTATGGAACGATGCTTTATTTATATGTGCATGTAAGATGTCTACAATATATGCAGTACCTATAGAAGCTGATATAGATTTAAACGCTTAGAGTGGATATCAATACCATTCTGATAGAGATCTTGACTTCTGTATACAAGATGAGGCTGCATCTGTATCTGGATTTAACTATGTACAGGAGCTTGGTTCATACATATATAACAACGTATATCATGTACAGCCTACTGTGAAATCATTCACATACGAAAAGCTGGTAGATAGTAACTACGATACTAGAGTGCATAACTCAGACGTAAAGAGTAAGAATGAGACTATAGACAACTGGCTTAGGTATCAACCTATAAATTATATAGATTGTGATTCTAAATACGGTTAGATAACCCAAATAGATAACTACAAAGATACACTTTTATTCTGGCAGGATAAGGCTACTGGTATAATAAGTTCTAATGAGCGTAATATTATACAAAATACAGACGGTGTAAACCTTATACTTGGCAACGGCGATGTGCTGCAAAGATACGATTATATCACTACTATATACGGAATGAAGTATGGGTAGTTTGCTAATGCCCAATCTGATAATTCAGAATACTGGTGGGATAGTGTAAACAAGGAGATTTTACAGTATACTAAAGGTAGTTTTCCAACTCCAATATCTACTACAAAGGGGGTTAAAACTTACGTGCAATACAATAATGAGAGTTAGAAACCTCATGTGATGTACGACAATAAATATAAAGAAGTTGTATTTAACGTTGTTAACGATAATAGTATATCGTACACAGAACAACTTCAGGCTTTCCAGTCTGTATATACATATCCAGTAAACTTTAGTACTCATACGGACAATAATGATTTAGTCGTTATAGATAAATAGCTGTTCATAAATGATACTAATGCTGAAGTCGGAAAAGCGGTAGGAATAACACAGCTGTTACCAAAACTCAAGTATGTAGTAAACAAGAGTACTACAATGAATAAAGTATTCGATATACAAACGTTTGGTGGCAGGTTGTATGGAGGTGATAATTTGAAGAGTTTGATATTGAAATATGATACGCCACTCAAACAACACGGAGAGACTAAAGGAAGCAATATAACAAATATCGAATACGATTTTAGAGTTGCTGTACCCAGACATAACAACTCTGAGTATGGAGACAGGCTTAGAGGTAAAACAATGCAATGTGAATTGAGTTCTACAAATAACTCCACTGATTTCTCATTGCAGTATATAATTACAAAATATAGAATATCATGGAGTTAAGAGATAGAAAGTTTATATAGAACAACAAAAAGGAGCTCGCAGAATTTGTAAACGGAACACCTCCTTATATGCAATGGAGACGTTCTGAACAGTTTACACCGAACGGTGTTGTTGGAGATATTATAAAAGATAACGACACTTATTTGGATTTGCAACCACTAGACGGAATTTCCGTAAGCGGATCGTCTGCAGATGGACCTAATATTCCAGACACTTTACCAGATATTAGAACCGAAGAGAAAGATAAAAAGTCTATTGGAAAGAAAGAAAAGTCTGATATTTCTCCAAATATAGGTTCTGCTATTGCTGGTGGTATTGGCGCTATAGGTAATATTTATAATAACTATGCTTCTAGTCTAAGAAGTATAGATGACTATCTAAAAGGTGGATATAAAAATGGAAAGCTGCCTAGATATGCTAATGGCGTATATGGACCAGATATGTCAAAAGTAAACAAAGAAATAGAAGGTAACACGTTAAATTCTACACTTAGCGGAGTTGCCAGTGGAGCTAGTGCTGGAGCAGTATTAGGACCTTGGGGTGCAGCTATAGGTGGTGTAGTAGGTGGAATAGGTGGAGCCGTATCTGGTATAATAAGTGGAAATAAGAACAAACAAGCAGCCCTTGATGCTAGAGCTATGGCTGGTAGCATAAATAACTACGACAGAAACGTTGACTTATCTAACTATTTGAACGAATAGTATTTACTTGAAAATGGTAATACCAAGTCGCAGAGTTTTGCACATGGAAAGCCGGTGTATAACGGCTGGGGTATGACAAATATGTTACCTGCTACTGGATAGGTATCTAGTGGAGAAACGTTAGTAGAACCAGACGGATCTTCTTATGTTATTCCAGGCAAACCCGACTTTAAAGATGGAAAACGTGCATATGTCGGACGTGAAACAGCGGTATTGTCTAATCATGGAGCATCGTAGTATTATCAGTTAACAGGAGATTTAGACGGGGCATTAGATCTCGACAAACAGCATAGGTATTCTAAAGGTTTGAATTATAAAAACGGAAAATTACCTAGATTTAAAGAAGGATGGTGGAGAGCATTTGTTCCAAATGCTTTAAGTGGTATAGCAAGCATAGGGCAAATGATATAGGCAGGCAGCCAAACTCCTTACAGAACTAATACGTACGAGCCAAATAGGTTGGCTAATCGCGCATTAAGTACGCTTGCAGGTCTTAGAGTCAATCCTTATAATATTTATCCGACTATATGGGATGCATACGGACGTGCTACATCATCTATAGATAGATCTGGAGGACTTAGCTCTGGATAGAGAGCCGCTGCTAAAATAGCCGCAATGTCTCAGACTCAAGGTAATATTGCTAATATGCTTACACAACATCAAGTTCAGAATAACGCATATAAAGCAAATTGGGCGCAGCAAGCATTGTCTGCAGGGGCACACGATGCACAGAATAGAATGGCTGCTAACCAATTTGATGAGAATTATTTCGCTAAATCTCATGCATCTAGACAGCAAGGCTTACAAATGGGTCTTTACAATCTTATTAATTCTGTACAGAACTATTATGCTAACGACTTTAAACGTAGACAGTTTAATGATACTATGGATTTGTATAGAAGTCAAAACTAGTTGGATTGGAATAAATATTATAAATCGTTAGGTTGATTATGGTATACGCAAATGATCAATGGGTATAGCTCCCAGTGAGGGATCTATATGACTCGCAGATTATGGCTATGGCTATAAACGCTGCGAAGGATATGTATGAAAAAGGACTTCAGGAAATGAAGGACTTTAATAAGGAGTATGGAGATTTTATGACGCCTATAGCTGCAGATTAGGATTGGTATAATAAGAACGTTACAGGTAGAGTAAGGAATGTTGTAAATGCCATATATGCAGCTGGTGGAGATCCACTTAGAGATCCATAGGCAAGAGCAATGATTAGTAGAGAGTTAGCAGGACTACCATACGGAGATATAGCTATGATTAAAACTAGCGCAGAAAATGCTAGAGAGTATTTGAAAGCAAGACGATAGCTAGAAATGGCAGGGTTGTATAATCCACTTTACGCTAAATATGATGGTCCAGATTTATCTACCTATGCGACTGTTGGGGAAAACGGACAAGGTATATGGGATAAAATGAGTCCTACTCCGTTTAACAACATATCTGCGTTTTCTAAAGATTATTTTGAAGGTTTAAAACCAAATATACGTACAGAATCTAGGAACGGAATAACTTATCAAGTTAAAGAAATCTCGGAAAACGATTTACGTAAAATTGCAGAAGATAAGTTTAATGAACTTAAGAATACACCTTAGGGATCTTTAATGTATGCTAGATATTTGGATATCACGGGTGATGAAGATGCTGCAAGACAGATGTTTAACGATGCCATAGTTAATGCAAATTTGCGTAGGACATATCGTGAAGATAACTATGATGACAACTATCTGGAAATGGAGAAGCTTAAAATGTAGCAAGATATGAATCAATGGAAGAAACAAGTAGATTCTGCTACACTTGAATTGCAACGTCAAGCTTTACAATTAAAAGCTCTTACAGGAACAGGTAGTGGTAAAAAAGGTACTGGTACATCTGGATTAGGGTATGATTATGAAGATTATTTTAACGAAGATGAATGGTAGCTTGCGAATAATTTAGGTGCAGCGATGGCTTCTACGGATGTTGGTAAAAGTAACGGAATATTAGATTATACGGATTTCGACCCGTTGAGTCAAGGGGCCCTGTGGCCGCAAGCATATGAAGAAATTATAGATAGAAATTACGGAAATATTCTATCTAAGAATACTACAATTAATCGTAGTGAAAATTCTGATTATATAGCACCCTCTGATAATAAGTTAGGTTTGTCTACAGATCGTATAAATATTGGCATTACACCTGGATACGGATATAGCGATATCTCCGAAGGAATTACAGGAAAGTTCTCTTTACCGTACTCTTTTGACAAGAAGATATTTGGCGGAAAACGTCTCAGTAAAAGTTAGCTTAGCGAAATTAGAGTTGCAAATTAGAACTTTATCAATGATATATCGTAGTCATACGATCCTGCCAAGTTTGCAAAATGGTGCAATCGTAGTACAGTATCGGGAGATGATACAATGATGAATGTTTGTAACGATGACGACTTTATAAATAGAACGCACCATACTGATGAAACAACCGCGAATAGTTATGGTATAGGATACAGTCAGGATTAGATAGATCAAATGAAAGAATATACCGATTCGAGGAGAAAAATACTTAATAAAAATAGAGAAAATTTATACGCGAAAGGCGTAGGAAAAATATATTCTATATTAGGAGTAGACGGTGTAACTCATCTGTACGTACCAGTAAAATTTTATAAAAAGACTGGAAGAGGATCTAATGTAAGATACGAAGAACTTCCTGGTGGAATAAGTGCCTTTGATATGGGAATTTCTACTAGAGAAAATCCTAACTTTGGAATCAATGGACAAGCGGTGTCTAATTTATATATGAATCCAAATTCTGACTCAGACGTACGTCTTGGAGGAAACATACACGCCGGAAAGTATTTGGGGTTATAGAACCCTAGTATAAAGATGAATACAGCAATACCATAAAATAAAACAATATGAGAAAGTTAAAAAATCCAAGTGCAGGTTCATTAACGCCCAATGATATAAATGTTGGGCGTTATATGTATCAAAAAGATTTAGAAAGATACAATGACGTAAATGGACCTACGTAGACATATTTACAAGAACATCCAGATTTCCAACAAGTAAAAAGCACCCTTGGAACGTCTGATATGTTCAACACCTACGAGAACGCCCCCACATTGGATGACGACAGTGGTATTTTAGATTATACTCTAAACGCCCTAGATTACGTAACAGGTATGTCGTCTAAAGCCAAATTATTGAAAAACGGACTTAATTATTTTGGTAAAAGGTGGGTTGATGATTCATACAATGCAGATCTTGCCGATTTATACGACATAAATACAGATTAGAAAGATCTAGAATTCGTTTAGGATTATTTAAAACTAAAATAGGAATTATATCAAATACAATCCGAATTAAGAGATAATAAAAACGCAGATGCCGATCGTTTGTCAGATAGGTACGAAGAAATAGTTTCTAAAATAAAAGAATACGATGACTATTTTATGGGAGAGGGCAGAAGCCATAAAGTCGTTTAGGAACTTATGTACGACGCTGATAATATGAATGCAGCAGATGTTGTTGGATCGTGGAACAAAAGTACTAGAAGAGCTTCAAAACAAATTTAGGATTTTATAGATTCTACTGGATACAATGGTCCGATACTGAATAAAGCTGCAAAAACTATCGGTACCGGTGTTGCGTCTATTGTAGGACACTTAACTGATTTAGTAGACCACGCCACTGCGTTTGGACATGCTTTGTCTGAAGGAGATTGGCTTCATGGTGACAGTGGGATATCTCAATATACAGAGTATATAAAAAACAAATACGTAGAATCTCTAGATAAGAGTAATCCTGCTGATTTAGATGCAATAAGAAGATTGTACAAAGGTATACAAGAAACAGACGCATATAAATCACCGATAGACTCTGAAAAAATAAAAAACTGGAAGAGTTATAATGAAGACCTGATACGCGAAAAAGTAATAGATATAGATGACGATATTAACGATATGATCAATGGTACAATATGGGGGATAAAAGGTGTGTTTGACCCAAATATATCAAAAGATTATATCGCAGAGCAAGAAGAATGGATGGCAAAACCTCTATGGAGGTAGGCGTTGAGCCCAATAAACACGTTCCTATATTCTATACCAGAAATCGCATCTACTGTAGGTTTATTTAAATATTAGCTCGGAGCTATAGGGTATGACGTAGCTGTAACAAAAGGTCTTGGTCTGTTAGCTAGAAGACATCCTTGGTTGGCAACTGCACAAGCAGTAGCGTAGATTCCAAACTATGTACTTCCTGTTGCAGCAGCGGAGTTATCCAGAGAAGAAGAGACTGCTCTAGAAAAAATAGAAGGTGTGACCAACAGGGTGATTCAAAATTCACTAGAAGGAAACAGAAATCTGCCAGATATTTTAAATATATTAAAAAGTAAATTAAAGAGTATTGGGTATAATGTAGACGCTCTGGATGAACAGCAACTTCTTAAATTGGGTATAGCACATGACATCCAAACCGGAGATCCTGCGTTTGAAAAAGAAAAACGAGAAGCTAGAAAAGGTATAAATACTCTTATAGGAGCAAATAACGCACTGGCTGCGCACGATTATCTTCAATCTCTGGCTTTCATGTCTTACGGTGGTAGTGCGTTAAATAAATTTGTAAAACATGCTGGAGAATAGATAGCAGATACAAAACTTGGAACTCTTTTGTCTGCAGTAAAAAGAAACACTGTTGGAAAAGTCGCAAGCAAGTTCTTTAATGATGATTTACCTAAAGGATTTTTGCATAAAAAACATTTGGGAGATTGGCTGATAAAAAGATAGGCTTTGCTGCTTGGAGAAGGTATAACAGAAGGTGGTGAGGAAGTTGTACAGGAAATACTTTAGAGTAGGTATCAAAGAGGTCTGTACGACGATGTTAATTCAGACAAATCTATGATACCTGTAGATGGTATTTTTAGAGCCGTAAAACTTGCTGGAGAAGCTATTCCAGACTATCTTGGTCTTCATTCTTGGGATCCAGAATTGTCGACAGATAATATCTAGCGTGCGTTTAATGTTGGATTCTTATCGTCAATGTATTTCTCCGGTGCTCTTCGTGGAGCATCTAACATATGGACTGCAGACAACGAAAACTTGCGTGGAGTTGTGTCGCAAATGAAGAGCGATAATGTCATATCTAGACTTGTAGGTGAATACTATAATCAAGTACAGGATCAATAGCATATGAGTCTTTTTTACGACGCAATGCAAAAGTTTGGTGTAAATTATCAAAGACTTTCGCAAGCATTACGCGATCTTAAAGGCAAGTAGTTTTCTTAGAATAAAGATATAACTGACGAAGCTATAGATAACGACCTGTTGATGTTGCGAAATATGAATTTCGCGATGACTTCTGATACGTTTAATGAGAATTTTAAAGAAGAGGGCATCAATAGAAAAGATCCTAGATATAAGTAGTACGTAATAGACGCTGCAAAAAAATTGACAGATTTGGATAAATCTGAAGAAACTGTTTCTGAAAGACGTCTTAGATTGGGTTAGATGGAGGAGTCTAGGAATAATATAGCTAGACAGATATACGATCTAATAGAGGCTAGACAAAAGGAAGAATAGGACGGTATAGCTGGAACTGTAGCATCAGAAACATAGGAATATGAAAATCTAAAGAAACAGTTTCCAAAACTTTTTGAAATGGTTCAGTATTTTTCTAGAAAATTTGATGTTAGAGGAGAATCATCAATAAAAGGTTCTAGAAAACAAAGGTTAGATAAAGCAATTTCGTTCTTTACTGAAATATCAAAAGATGAAGATAAAACTATATTAGTAGATGCTATTGCGGATGAACTTGGATATACCCCCGAAATTACAGAAGTGATGGAGCTTCGTAAGAACAATGATCCAATTATAAAAAGGGCCATTCGTAAAGCTGCTGAGCAAAAGGTAAAACAAGATTGGAAGTCTTCCATATTAGGAAAGCGCGAGTTTATGTCTAGCGCGTTTACTAGACAAGCTGCTATTAATTCTGGTGCAAGTAACGTAGAAGCTTTTTTATCTAGCGCATACGACAATGAAAGCATGCGTGACGATCTTTTAAATAAAGCTTACGATCTTTCTTAGGATAGAGACGCAGTAAAGAGATCTTATGTGTTAAATCACATTGCTTTGTTTGTAGAAGCATCTCAAGCCGCTAGGGTAAAATATATACAAAATGTAACTCGTAATCAAGAAGAGCTTCTTGATATGTTCAAACGTATTACTGGGTTGGATCTGGACGTACGCAGATTGAAAGGTATAAGATCTAGATTGGACGATCAATTGAAGCAGTTATAGCAAAGAGAGAAATAGAATCTTAATCCCGACAATACTCCAGGATATGCAGATACGTATGAAAAATATTTCGAAAAAGATCCTGTTTCTTTCGATGACCAAGAAGAATACGACAGATTGTTTGGAGAATATTCTCTCATGCACGCCATAAAAGATGTGCAACAGGTTCTTGCGGCTGCGTATAAGTTTGGAGCGGTAAACCCAGAATCTCTTGAGAAAGCTTTTTATAATGTAAGTGAAAACAATCCAATATCTGCTATAAGTAAAGAATATAGCAAAAGAAAGGCAGAACAGTCTGTCGAAATGGACGAAGAAGTTACGCAACGTTTTGATCCATTAAAGCAACATGATTTGTACGAACTGAGTAAAAAAGCAGCTTGGGCGTACATAAAAGACTAGTTGCATGAGACAGAAGAACGTAGAAAAATAGCAAATCGCAGATGGGAAGAAGAGACTCCAATGACTTCTTCTAAAAAAGACGTACAAGAAGCTTAGGAAGAATCTGAAAATGAGTCTAGCGAAAAACAGACACCTGAAGAATCTGTAGAAAGTGGCCAGCAGCAACAGGAAGAACAGAATGGCAATCAAGCATCTAATATACCAGGTGCACAAATGAGTGATTCTGAGAAGAACTTAAGATAGAAATATAATAATGAGAAATAGCTAAGTGAAAAGAAGGCAGAAGAGATTGCTTAGAAACTGATAGAATCTGAGAGAAAACGTGCTGAAAAAGAAAAAACAGGAGAAGAAGAACCTGAACCTACTGAACAGCCTGAAGTTGCTCCTTAGCCAGCTGCAGAAGAACAGCAACCGGAGCCTGAACCTGAGCCAGAACCGGAACCTGAACCCGCTGAAGAAGTTCCAGAAGCGGAGCAAGCCAATCGACAAGCTGTAGACGATACACCGCCTGCGCCACCTGCTGTTGATTCCCCTTCCGACGATGACAGAGATAAAGATGAAGATCAAGCACCTCATTTGGATCCTTCTGTAGATTTACCAGAAAATTCTTCTGACGTATTAGAGCCAGACGTATAGCAACCAGAACCTATACTTGAACCACCAGTTGATACATACGATCCGTCTAACGATCCGTTGGATGTATACGATTAGGATTCTCCAGAAATAGAACCTCCGTTTGAAGGATTTTCTGATGAAGTAGATCCTCTTTCTGTTGTTTATAAAGACGGATAGGCGTTTATTGTAGAAGAAGATGGAAAACAGTGGACACCGTTAGATTATTTATTTTCAGATGCTCTTCTAGACGAAGCTAAACTGCAATTAGAATCAGAAGGTGCTACTGTATCTTTAGATGAAGTTCCAAATGGCAACATGTCTTAGGAAGAAAAAGTTTCTGTTTTGGATCATGACGATGTGTCATCTATAGTTTCTAGTACATTCTTTTATAACCCATTTAAGGTATTAAATAAGAAGAATGGAAAGAAAGAAGAATAGACTGTCTAGATGGTTGTAGGTGAAGAATAGTTGAAATTTAGAAAACCTATAGCATCTGGTGTAAAACTTGCAAAGAAATTAATACAACCTGGATGGCTTGCTTCTACAAATAAATTCTATGTTGTTTCTGATCCTATAAAACGCCACGATAAGAAATTACAATATACAGATGATAGGGACATGCTTACTGTCGCTATCGCTTTAGAAGACGACGAAAATACATATTTGGTGTTCTTACGTCCTCTATATAAAACAATCTCCATAAAGGATCAAAATTCGTATATAGATAATACAGAAAATGACGTTCTTGACTATGTTCTATCTTATGGTGCGAATTGGAGAGCCGTAGCTGAAACTTTGGGGTTGGATGAAACCGCGTTGCTTGGAGAAAACACAACTACTGAAGATAGAATATCTGCGTATAAAAGAGCTGTGGCAAAACTTGTTACAGAAAACTTGACCGAAAGCTGGGAAAAAGCTAGAAAGACAAATAAAACGTTAGATAAGGCACAATATATAAGAAAGTATTGGGAGTCCGAAGAGGATCGTGTAAGACAATCTCTTGCGCACAAAAATAGAAAAATTTATTCTAGAAGTAGAGCAAAGTAGGAAGTTGAAAAGCTACGTAATTTCAGAAATCAAATCATAGATAAATACGCTACCGTAAATAATGACGGAACAGTAAATGTACCAAAAGAGGTACGATACGACGTAATACCAGTTTCTGTTAGACAATCTAATGGTAAATTCGATAACTAGACTAATGATACTACCGGTTTACCCGAATATAGACCTGTTACCGGTAAAGACTCGTTAGAAGAGATACAGACTAAACTTGAAAACGGAACTCTACAAATAGGTTTTGGTAGGGGTTTATTTGCTTCTAAAAACAACAGATATAAAATAAATGATGTTTTACACCCAAGTAAAACTACATTTGGAGGAAAGGGGTTATCTGGTAAGTTATATTGGATGGTTCGCTCATTGTTTGATCCTTCTGTAAAAGTTCCTGTAATGCTAGCAGAAGAAAAATTCAACTCTCAGGTTAGATTGGTGAACGGAAAATCGGAGGTCTCTTTTATAGGAACTGGTATAAAAAATCCTGTAATTTGCTTGGAATAGGATATAGAAGGTAATTGGGTAAATACCAATAAAAAAGGATATCTTCCGAGCGCAGCTGAGATATTATTCTTATTGCTTACGAGGTAGATAAATCTTGGAACTACTGATGATTCTATACATCAAGAAATAATAGAACTGTTTATACACAGTGGGCAAAATACTCTTGCAAAAAATCAACCTAAGTTACAAGAAACACCTATTGCTTAGTTTTTGAGTAAATAGTTGTGGTATGGTATATAGGAAGGTGAATCTGTACCAAAATTACACATTGCTATAACTAGAGGGGATAGTGTACAATATAAAAGTTATACACAGCAGCAGCTCCAAGATCCTCAGGTAAAAATGGAAGTCATTAATGCACTTGCTACGTAGTTCCATTGGAATACGGATATAGATTTTATGAGTAAAGCTATGTATATAAATACCGTAGACTCTAGTGCGCTTTCCACTTTGTTTTCGTATATGATTAGGCAGCATACTGGAAAACTCACAGCAGATTCTAAACTTTCTTTGTTTGGATGTCCATAGTTCACGTTCAGATTGGGAGATTTTATGAACGTGGTTAACGGGTAGGCACAACCAAAAAAGGGAGTTTCGTACTTAGCGTGGATGCTTAAAAATCAGAAAGTAAAAACTGACGTGTCTTCAAATGTATTTTTTGCACCTTATGTATTTGCGAACGGAGTTGCAGTAAAAGGCGCGCAAGACGCTGTAGATACTTCTACACATCCTGTAGATGGTAACGACGAAGTTAAAGAAATAACAAATCCGATTATATATAAAGATTTGAATGACGTTACTGTTCTTCCGGAAGGTGAAGAACTTCAAGAAGCTATGTAGGAGGCTTCACAAAGTATGATTTCTTAGCAAAACGGAGGCACATCTGCTATTTATGTGTTAAAAGGTGTAGATCCAGATAAGATTTAGTTGGACGGTCAAGAAGAGGTCGAAGATGCAGCAAAGCAAAAAATAAAAGAAGCTCTAGATATACATAACAAAAAACACGGCACGTCTTACGACATAAAAGACTTGTAGTTAAAGATGAACGTTAGAAAAATGATGCTTCCTCAATATTGGGCTACAGGTTAGGCATTTATTAGGCTTGAATTGTTTAATAATGGCAAGTTTAACGTTACTGTACGTAAAAATGAGGATGTTGACAACGCCGGAATGATTGTTACTGGTGCGTTTAGTAAGACTGGTGGTTTGGCTACAATAGATGCTGAGCGAGAACGTGATTGGATCTGTGAGACACTTGGCATAGATAAATCCAATGTTGTTGTTACTAACGCAGTAATGAAAAGTATGTCTGGCGAAGACGTTTTTGGTGTTACAAATGTTGTGACGAATGTTATTACTGGAACCTTAATGGGTGTGATAAAGTTATCTTCTAGGGGAAATAAAGGCATGGGTTATCATGAGGCGTGGCACTATGTTAATCTGTTGATACACGATACAAAAACACGCAGAAGGATATACGAAGCTTATGCAAAAGCTAACGGGCTGTATAAACCAGGTGTCAAGCTTAGAGATATAGAAGAACATATGGCAGATGCATTCGCTAAAGATGTAATGTTAAATCAAGATACTACGTTATTAGGTTCTACTAGACGTTTGTGGAGAAATATTCTCGATTTCATACTTGTTACTGGAAACAGAAAACTTTATCGTTCTGTATTTAATGCCGTATAGACTGGAAAATATAAGAAATATTCCAAGTTAGATGACAGTTCTGTTTAGGAGTTTAGGAAAGCTTACGATTCTGGCGTATTTGCTACAAGTTATGTTCCTGGATATCCAAAAGAAGTAACCGATAATCTTAAACATATAGATCACTATTACCAACTTCTCGACGGAATGGATGCTGTTGTAAGAAGGATATTTGCAAATATACCTTTCGCAACCCAAAAAGAATTGGAAATGTGGGCCAGCGAAGAGGGTTTGGAGATAATAATTGGGTTTGTAGATGAAATGATCGAAGAGCAATCTGACGAGAAAAAAGCTGATAGATTGAGAGATATTAAAAACAATAAAGACTATCTATTCGAAAACGTAATTGCCGAGTTTAATAAATATGGATATAGAGTAAAAAGAAGGAAACCTGATAAACAACCTGAAGATGTATCAAAAGATCCTGCTGCAGAAGAAAACGAAGATCCTATAAAAAAAGAGGAAAAGCCGGAAAATACTTGGGACAAGTTTGCGTTAGAGTATAGTAGGTCTGAAAATGTTTCTAATCACGTGAAATTCTTTTTATCCAGAATGCCGCAATACAAAAAAGTATGGATGCCGAATGGAAAGAGCAAATATATAGTTGAAATTGACGATTATAATACACCTCTTTTCTTTGATTTGGATAAAACAATAAGAAAACTACATAAAGATCTTTGGTGGATAACTTCGTTTGGTGAATTAGAAACCAATCCGGATTCCGGATACATATATAAACGTACATCTTTAATGGGTGCTATAGAACGTAGAAAAAATTCATAGGATTTTTATTATTCTATGTATGAATACTTAAGTAAATACGCGCTCAAAAATACATCTGGTTCAGCAATGCTTAGAAGCGAACTGTTTAATGCTATAAACAGTAGCAAACAAAATATAGATTTATTGACTATCTCTAATCCAAAACAACGAAACTTTAGCGGTCTTGCTTCGGATGAAGTTTTAGCTACTGCTGCAGCAAATATAGCTGAAGAAGATAGTCCGGTTATTATAGCAAATACAGATAAAGCTGTTGCTGATAGACACAGAATATGGTCATTCTAGATAGACGAATTCTTGACTGCTGCTAGAAATACATTGAAATTGTGGTCGAAAAATCTCGCTGCGTCCAGTTTTCTTTCTTTTAATGAAGAAAAACAAGACGTATCTGTTGATCCAGAATTTACAAAAATAGTAGCAGATAAGTATAATAGTCTTCATCAATCTTTAAATTCAAAAGATGCAATAAACAACCTTCGTAGTTTGAGATCTTCTTTTATAGATCTCATGAATACTGTAGGAATTGATTGTGATTTGTCATCATTAGGTATATTTTTAAATATATTACGAAACGATAAATCAGAAAAAATTGCTGGTAAGCAAATGACCGATGCCGAATAGGTAGAACTTATGAAATCTGCAATAGACTCTGGTGATGTTGGATCTATAGGTGATATTATACAAGGAATTGCTTAGATACGTAAGAATAAAAGCGGAAACAAAAAACGTAATCAGATCGGTGGACGAGAATTGGATGAGATTTTTACAGGATACTCGGATGATTCACAAATTCATTTATTAGCTGTTGCATGGGATTCTGCGTATCCTTCTCCGCAAGATTTTAGTGTAAAAGATGCAAACGGAAATAGATTGTATCCAGTGAATCTAAATAGCCATTTTACAGATAGAATAAATTGGTTAAACACTCCAGAAACCGGTTATGCAGACCAATTGAAACAATCTGCGTATTCTTAGCATTCATTGTTAGCAACTGTATGTGCTGATCAAGTAGATGAAAATGATCCGTCTACTAAAATAAAAGCTAGAGCTTTTGTTGGTATAAGGGATGATGATACATAGGAAGGTGGAGATTATTTCGGTATAACTCCTCAAGAAGATTACATAGCTAAAATGATGATAACAGAACGAAACTGTCTGTTGTCACCGACAATGGCAGATAAAAAGTCTTGGGATTCGATACAAAGTCCATTTTTAAAACTATCACATTCTAGGATGTGGACTAGTGGCGAAGTTGGAGTATTAGACGATACTATAATCGAAGAGTTTTCTAAAATTAATCCATACAATCCAAAAGATAAGAGGTATGGAGGTATTGAAAGTAGATGGTGGTCTGCAGCTTTTAAGTGGTATGACAATTTGGAGGAAGACGATCCTATTAAAATAAGAATAAAAAAGTCTCCAATTTTAGCATTAAAACAAAAGTCTGTAAATAATGTTGGTTATACTGTAGATGTGAATACAGGTACTGTAATGCCTAAGTTTGACTTCAGTACACTTAATATATTTGCAGGGTATGTTCTTGATGAAATAAATGCTCTTATAGGATACTATAGTGCGGAACACATTAAAGAAATGATGTCCGATAATAGCATGCGTTTGGATAATTTTTCAGGAACTGTCGATTCTAAAACAGGATTGCTTAATTGTGACGGAAACGGAGGATTCTTTAGATATTTTTACGACATATTGGATGGTATACCGGAAACATATCATACACTTCAGATAAACGGAAATGACGATTTAAATCTCAATCATCATATACAAGCGTTATTTGAGTTATAGAAAAAAATCAGGTCCGGTGAAGTCGATAACGTTTTAGCAGGAAAATCTAGATATAATAAGGTTACTGAATCATCAATATCTAAAGATGGTTAGGATTATGACGGATTTGAACTTATTAGACAATTTCTAGATGATTTGAAGAATTCTTTGTTTGGCGAAAATGAACAGGCTAACGATTATCTTTTGAATTAGATAAATAAAAAGCTTGTTAATATGGCGTACGAAGAACTTGAAGAATTGTCTACCGAAAGTTCTCCGTTAAAAATGGCCAAATATGATGAAGATTCTGGATTGTATATACCTACTGGCGTACCTGAATAGCTATTGCGTCCTTACATAGAGGACTATATAAAATCAGGAATGATAGACAGTATGGATACTGGAGATCTGTATAAAAATGCACATAGAGACAAGTAGAAATATGCATTAGGAAATGCGTTCTTTTCTCTTATTGCAAATCATGTAGCCAATACTGCTATTTCTATAATCGAGGTAGAAAAAGTTATTACCGGAGATCCTGCTTATTTTAAAAGAAAGCTTAATCCTGACGACAAGAAATCCGAGGTGCAAATGTCTATTCAGCTCGATAAAAATACAAAAGCCGAAAACGTAACTCTTTCTGTAAATAACATTTATGATACATTCAGTGATAAAATAAAGCGTTTGGGAGGAACAATGTCTCCTGGTAGTGAAATACGACCAGACTATTCAGAATGGGAGATAGCATAGGATCCCACTTTAAAAAACACTAAGTATACAAATCTTGTTGTAGAAGACCTTATTGTACCATCTGCTATATTAAAGACTATTTCTAATACATTTGAAACTCAACTTATCGTAGATGTAATACGAACTTCAAACAACAATTATATAGATAAAATACGAAAACATATAGTTAGTATCGCTAACGATAAATCTATAAAACTTTCTGATGAAGATGTTATAAATGCGATATATAGAAACAAGAGGGTTCGTAAATTTGCATATGATTCTTTAAAAGATTACGAAAAGTCTTATATAAAAAATACACTTAACGATCAAGTTGGTCCTTATACAGGTATTACAGTATCTGATGCACAGGTGTTTATCAGGCCTGCATTATATCGTAAAATACGTATAGGACTTGGTTTGTGGTAGTGGGAAAAGGATGCTGACGGTTATAGTGATGAGATAGCGTACAATTTAATATAGAATGGCAATGGCACAGAATGGATGTCCGATCCTAAGGCTAGAGAAATTGTTAGTAAGTTTGAATTATACGCGTTAAAGATGTCGTATTATCAAAACGATATTGTAAAAGTCAGCGACGATTTCTCTTATATGAAACCTATTTATGATAAAATGGCCATATTCCCCATGTTTAAATATATGTAGTCAACTGATGTAGGAGAAGCTATATATAATAGAATGAACAAAAAGGATAACGAATTGGATATGATTTCATTTAAGAGTGCTGTGAAAGTAGGTGCTCCCGCACAAGCTGCACAATTAATGGAAACTACTAAATCGAAGGCTATAAAAAAACTTAAAGAGGCTCATTAGAATGAAGAATCCTATTCTCCAACAGATCAAGAGATTGCTGATGCTATGGAATCCGAAACCATATTAAGTAAACTTAGCAAACAGTTCTAGAATAACAGTAATAAATATATTGATCAAGAAACTGGCGATATAAACGATCGTACAGGTGATGATTTACTTACTGTGGAAATTCAAGATCTTAAAAATTTAAGAATGCAGCTTAATACAGAAGCACATGAAGCAGACGAACGTGCAATAGGTACATAGATGTTTAAGATTGCTTTCTCAAATATAATAGACGATACACAATATGGGCTTGGAAAATCAAATCATAAGATAAGACTTGGTTCTGAAATAAAAAAATCTATCATGCGTAATATAAGCGCTCTAACTTAGTGTGGAGTGCTTCGTGAGGATTCTGATTTCTACGAAAATGGCAAATTAAGTTATAAAAAAGTAAAGAATTTCTTATTGCGAATCGTAGATAACAATAACTTGGGAGATATCGCAAAAGCTATAATTAATGACGGCGGTGTTGTTAGTTCTCTTGTCAAAAGAGAAGTTTTTGAAATGTCTACTTCGTCTCATGTAAATAAAGATATAGTAGAGATACATACTAACGGTGGTACTGCAATTCAGCAGTCTATGTTTGGTTTTGCTGGATATGGTTCTGCTAATGTCGGTATACAGTATAATGGAGGTAGAGAGTTAAAATGGAACGCAAAAGAAGGTTCTATGGAAGTCATACTTTCTATGAATCTTTTACGAAGTGTCCTTCCTTCTGAATTGAAAGATAAATCGTTTACAGAATAGAGGCAGTGGCTGATAGATAACGATATTATACTTGGTAATAAATTAGATGGATCTCAATCTGATCCGAAACCTTTTGGTATTGGTTATCGTATTCCTACACAGGGTATGTCGTCAATGTTCTCATTCATTGTAGCAGATGTAATACCTGAGCAATCTGGAGACCTTATTATAGTACCTAGAGAATTTACTGCTTAGACAGGTTCTGACTTCGACGTTGACAAACTGTATTTATCTACATTTGCATACAGTGATGGAGAAAGGTTATCTGCTTCTGATGAAGAATTATCTACTGTTCTTGGTGAAGATCCAAGCGGAATTGATATATCGGAAATGTAGAAGAAAATAGCAAACAACTTACTGCAGGACTATATTGATTTGGTATCGGATGAAAAGAATTTCGCAAACGCAAGAGCTTCGATTGATGCTATAACTAATGTAGTAAAAGACAACTTTTTAAAGAGGATTCGTCCAAAGAAATAGGGATATATAACTGGCATGACTGAGTTAATGCCTTCGTTCCAGTCTAGAAAGAAAATGGAGTTCAAAGTCGGTAAAGATGGAATTTCTCCGTTCGCATTGAGTATTCCGCATCTTGCAATGACATAGTTTACGCATTTGACAATAAATTTTGGTTCCGCAGGAAAGGCTTATGATTTAAATCCTCTCGATAGGATATATGGAAACGATAAATAGCGTATATCTGACTGGCTTTCTGCTATGGTTAATGCACATGTTGACGTAGCAAAGGATTCATATGTATTTGATCTTAATTTAAATAACAATACGTATAATCATGCTGTATTGTTATTGCGTGCAGGTAAAGGTTTGTCCACGTTCTCATTTTTAGCACAGCCGCTGTTGAAAGAATTTTCTGACGCAGTAAATAATGCCGGCGGTGTATATGGGCGAAACATGGACGGGCTTATTGTAGAAGATGATAGTGGTACGTATCGCAAGAATATCATACGTCAGAAATTAATGTAGAGGTATGTAAAAATATTGAAAGATATTGCTACCGAACATGATTTATACGGCAAATGGAAGGATCATATAGAATATCTTGAGTATTAGTCAAAAGATAAAGATTCAAAAACGAAATCTAAAAAACAATCTAAAGAAAAAGGCGATACTGATTATAAACTTCCAGAAGGTTTTGAAAAGAAACTTGTATTTGATATCGAAGAAGGAATTCGTTCAATTAATAATTTTGTGTACGACTTAAACAAAGTAAACAGCAAAAATGCAGAAGATTTTGTAGAAAGTTTAATATTTAATTTACATTGTCTAATTGCATATCAAGATTTGAACAAATACGCAAGAACATTAAACGAACTTGTTTAGAATTCGCAAATTGATACCAAAAAGTTTGGCAAAACGTTTTATGAAAAAATAAACTTTGAGAATAGACTTTATACGTTTATAAATAATTCTCAGTTATTTACTGTAACTGATCAAAAACTTCTTGGAAAACTTACTAAAGATTTAAAGAAGTCTGACAATGACGAATATGATCCGAAAGATGTATCCAGAGAAGTGCTGATGTATTACTACAACAGTACGTTCTTAATGAGAAAGCTTAGAAATGCTAATAAATATTGTAGAGAAATTTTAGCAGGGCAGGTGTTTATGGCTAATCCGTTGTTTGAAGATGTATTTAAGACTATGATGATGTCTATATCTGGGGATGCCGAAATTTTAGGTAAACACGGCGAACGTCTTAAGTTATATTCTCCTATATATAATCAAAATTCTTTAAAGAGTATATCCCACGCTGCTGAAAATGTAGCAAGATTTAATTCTTTAATGTCGTTTGGTCCTGGAATATATAAGAGAAATAAAAAAGAAGATCCTGATTCAGATATGCTCGACTTTACTGAAAATGGTGATCGGGTAGCCGTATCAGAAAGATTTAAGAAGCTATTGTTTGGTAACGATAAAGAATAGTCAATTTTTGTTCGTGCAAGAAGCCTTATCCGTAAAATAAAAGAAACTTCAGATACTAAACAATATGTGGGTCTTGTATCAAACGGTAGAATATTAAACGACCTTCTTGTCTATATAAGCCCTCTTACTCCTACTAAGAATTATCCAATAGGTAGAATGATCTTAAGATCGTCTTAGACTGATAATAGAAACAAAGACGAAGTAAGATTGTCTGCGGCGTTTGCTTAGCTTTTATAGCATCCGAATGAAGAAGTTAGAAAGTTTGCTGAAGATCTTGCGTTTTACGCATATTATTCTGCATATGACTAGAATACGAGTAACTCGTTCTTCCATTTAGTCCCTCCTGCATACAGAAAATAGTATGACGCTTCTATATCAAAAGCTCTAGGATATTTAAATTCTACTGAATATGAAAAAAATAAAATAGGTCTTAGGGCTATTGGAGGAATTGCCCCAGGAGGTAGATTTACTAGAGCTCAGTTGGTAAACACGATAGCTGAAAATTATATTTAGACTATAGGAAGGAATTATAGTTACGATTCAAATATAGTTCCTGTTTGGAAGATGCCTAAACGAATTAGTACAAGAAAATTCCAAGCATATCTTACGCCTAGTGATCGTGAAAAAGGAATGCGAGAAGTTGTTCTAGGCAAGACGGCAATGGTAAAAGGATTGAAAACTCCAATCAGAACTTTTATAGCATTCACTGAAACTACTTCCGGCGGAGGATACTTTTTTAAACTTCCGTCTGGTATACTGTATAGAAAGATTGGTGAAGTCAGAAGAAAATATAGAGGTAAAGATGGAAAAGACCACAACCTCGCTCCGTATTTTGTATATGCTGTTGCACAACGTGCTGGGTATAAGAATAAGAAGTTACAGTTGTTTGAATTATTTTCTGGATACGATAAACCTTCTATATTTGCTGAAAATAAATATATCAGCAGTACTTCTGAAGATGCTGTAAGAGAAGAAGTTTTGAACGTTGTAAAAAATAATACTGGAAATGTTGAGTTAAGTGTTGTATGGAATTCTAGCGAAATTCCAGATATGTATAGATCTACCAATGCTGATATGTTTATGTAGCCTGATCAATTTATGGCACAGAAGAACGTTGGACAACAGTGGCAATTTGGTAAAGCTGTTTCTGCTTCTACTGTATACGGTGCTGAGTATAAATCGTTCTTAGATGCTGATGTTATACTTAATATAACACCATCTGAAATGGAACATAACGATTCTACGTTAAATAATATTCCAGAAAAGTTTAGACCTAAAGTTGTTAATGTTGCATTAAATGGAAAGGGCTTAGCCAATGCAATAAAAGCTATAAAGAAGATATCGGAAGGCAATCGTATTTCAATTACTATAACGTCTCCTATTAAGACTGATTATTAGTGGTATAAATCATATATAACAGACAATGATGTTGACGATTATATCAATGGCAGAAGAAGTGAGCTTGAGGAATTATTTAGAGATTCTGCTGATGCAGAAAGTCAAATAAAGACAATACTCGACAATACTCGCGACGATTCTCAACATAGAAATACTATGACTAATAAAAAAGTAGCAAGTGATTTTAATGATATTTTTAATAGGATATTATTAAGTCAAATAGAAGTATCTAAAGTTTCATCTACTATGGACAAAGATAGACACGTTTTTGCTGCTATTGTCGATAAAATTTATCTTGAACATGGAAATAGTCTAGATTTTTAGTCCGGAGAGTTATATATCCCGTCTTAGTATAATCTTAACAAATTCGCAAGAGACATTATGCAATTGACCACGGTACCATTAATACAAATTACTGAAACACAAAAATCTGTTTAGGGTTCAGAATAGGTAGAAAAGATTATAGAAAAAGTCCAAAATGAAGATAAACCTGAAGAAAAAACAAAACCTGTTTCTAAAATAGTATAGGATGTAGAAACTTCAGATAGTAAAAAACATGAAGATTGTGGAGAAGGCACTACCGTAATGAAACCAACTGGTAAGAAGATGAATAATAGAGGTAGAGCCGGAAGAACCACTGAAATAATTGATTAATATTATGTTTTGTCCTTATTATAAAAATAGAGAAGTTTTTGATGGCTTCAACGAAATTGTATAGGCATTTGGTGGTGACCCTTTGACAGAGGAAGAATTTAGGTCCAGTGAGCTGAGAAATCAGCGAACTGGTCCTAATTATTCTGCTATGGAAGCCGCATATATAGTATACGATAGGAACAACGGAAATATGTTGGATTTTACTCCTGATGGTCAACCTTCTATACTCTTTCAAAAGTTGTTAGATTATTATGGAGATAGAAATTCTGCAATAATCGCTAAAAGTAACGCTTATTCTGATGAATTTCTTGATAAGAAGAACTGGCTTGCCCAATATGATGATGCGCCAGACGGTGTTACAAAAACAGTTCAACAAACTGAACCAGATATATCAGACGTTGTAGATGGTTATATAAACCCTTAGGAAACAGATGTTGCCATAAACAATAAAAACATAGAAGGCTCTATAAGACGCGCATCTGTAGAGTCTATAGGCGTAGACAATTATACCAAGTTGGCGAACGGAGAAACTGTTTCTTCAAAGAATATAATACAGAGCTTAAAAAAAGCGTTTGCATTTTCTATTCAAAATAGCATGTTGGCGGATATATTCGAAATACATGATATACCTGTGACATTTTATTCTGATTTGGATAACGTTACGTTAATGACTAGCGAGTTATTATCCGATGGAACTTCTGTTATAAGAATCAATAGGAACTTGATAGGAAAAGTTACGCAAGATTATATTTCTGAAGCGTTTTTGCACGAGATTGTACATTCATTAACAATGTCCGCTTTTAGACTAAAAGCTACTCCAGAATAGGTATAGTTAGTAAACAGTACTAACAAGTTACTCAAATCGTTACGAAAAGAATATTATGGGAATTATAGTGCTTATAATAATGTAGACTCCATAACGCATGCTTTAAAAAACAGTAGAGAATTTGTATCAGTATTCATTACTGATGCAGAAGCTAGAAATGAATTATTTAGTATTGCAAAACAACTAGATGATAAAAAATATGGAAAGCATTTAACAAGACTTGTAAATTTTATAAATTCCGTAACATAGTTTCTTGTAAACAAAAATCTAATAAACTCAAATCAAAGCTTATTAAACAGGTATCAAAAAATTGTATATGACTATCTTAATAACAGACAAATGATAAAAAACGGAAAAGTACTATCAAAAGCCGAAGTTAAGAAGATATAGAGTTAGTTGGATAAGCGAGCAATTTTAAATGGAGAAATATTAGATAGATTCAAACACGCTCAGTTGTTAGTCAATGTAATAGAAACTAACCCGTATATTATAAAACGTAGACTAAATAAAAAAGAAGCTAGCGCAGCTTTACCTACTGAAAGTTTATATAACAATATTATAGATGGTATAAAAATAAGAATAAACGCATTACGTTCTTCTGATTTGCAATAGGTGCAAAAAAATAAGCTAATACAGGAAGCTAGAACGTTTGTCGATATGTTTGAAAACGAAGGAATTGTTAGATACGTAGCTATATCATCTATGTTATCTTAGGTTATACCTAATTTGTTAGATGACATAAAACAGCTTAGGGCTGCTGTTAACGAAAATGCTGTCATTGATTCTAAATCTGTAAATTACCATATACATAGTAATTTTGGGTTATATAAAAATATAATTCAGTCTTTGTCTACAATGTTTACAAGTGAAGATTATATTACAGATTTGGTAAACGAATATAATTCCAAACAGATAAGTGAATCCAATAAAATTAGCAAAGATGACGCTTTAGAGTTAAAACAGACAATTTCTGATATATCTTCTGTTATTACAGACGGTCTAGCTTTATGTGAAAGGTTGTTGAATAACAGCGGGTATTCCATATTAGAAGAAACTGGTAGAGCGGTAAATAATCCGGACATAGAATAGTTTTTATCGAATCTAGAAACAGATCCGTCTATAGTATCTACCGGAATAAATGGAGTAGAGGCAATGTTTTCTGCCGCAGATTCCATGGATAACATAATTGTCAGAACGATGGAAAATATGCTAAATAATGCATTGGTTGGTGCTGACAATAAAGTTACCGACAGAGCGTCTGAGATTATGAAGATTATATCTAAAATCAATCCTCATGACATCAAACTTTTATACGAGTTCGACGAAAAAGGTAGAACTACTGGATATCTTGTACGAGATAGAAATTTCGGAAAAATGTATAAAGATTATGATGAAGAGATATAGAGAATAAATCAAATAATAAAAGACAAATATAATCTTACCAACCTCGATGTAAAATTAAACAGAACAGCTCCATATCAAGAAGATGCTAGAATAGAATGGAATCAGATGGTAAACGCTTGGAAAACTAAATACACAGAACGTAAAATGCTACCAAAATATTATGATCTGTGGAATGGTGTATCCACTACGGCAAAAAGTGCAATCGGAGCAATTAATACCGAGATTTCATTATTGCTACAAAAACCAGGTGTTGTAGACGAACTAGGACATAGGCATTTGGAACTACTTACAGATGATGAATTTTGGTAGTATCAATAGCTTTCTATACAAAAGAAAGTGTTACGTAGCGATAGAGACGAATTTGGCAGATTAAAGGATCCCAATAGCGAAGAATACAAAATAGCAAAAGAATTGTAGACTTTATATTCTGAGTTGTATAGCGATTCTAAAGACACCGAATACGATACAGAAGCTTGGTAGTCTGAACTTGATTATAATATAGATAACGTTTGGGGAGGAAGAGAAGAGTATAATAAATATTTGAGAGGCGAAGAAAACGATTTTGATATAAAAGCGTTTAGAAAATGGCATTCTAAGAATTCTGTCTATAGACTAAAATAGGACGATGAAGGTAAAGCTATCGTATATAAACTCATAGAACAAGAATTAGGAATGGTTGTTGATTATGGAGAAGAGGTCGAAGATTTGCTTCAGCAACGTAGAGAGATATACAATTTATATAGAGGAGTCAATTCGGATATACTCGGTTCAGAAATACCAGATACCTTAAAAGGTTAGCTTAAAGACTTAGATAGAAGGATAGATATAGCTAAAAATAAAGCAAAACGTAAGAATAGTGCATTATCAAAATATAGAAGCGCATATCGTAAAGTGTAGAAAAAATATATAAAATTTATAAACACTGACGAATTTGAAAGATTAAAAGCAGAAGCAAAAAGAATTGCTGCAGGAAATGAAGTCGAGTATTATAAAATAATGCTTCAGTACGGATATTCAGGTACAGACGAATTAGGAGAAGAATATTACAAACCTTATTCTTGGTTTACAAAAGCAGTAGCTGTCGATGAAAATCTTATGGAGTATGTTCCTAATTTTTCTTGGGCTAAAAAGGAAGAGAACAAATGGAGTAATCCGGATTTCGATGATTCTTATGGTTCTAATATGATACCGAAAAAAATAGATAGGTATGATAATTCTGAAGCATTTTCTAAAGTAAGTGAAGAAGGTACTCCGTTGAACGATTTATATAAAATTATATTAAAGACGTATAAGGATTCTAATTCTATGCAGACAAATCGACAATTTGTCGATGATTATTTGTTAGCTCAGTAGACTGGATCTATATGGAAGAAAATGAAAAATCATGGATTTTTTGGAGCAATAGGTGTGTTGATAAAACATATGCTGGAATCCATAGGTTTGGGTATAGGTAGATTTTCTAGATCATTCACTGAACAAGATCTTGTAGATACTGTATAGAATAGCGCGCTTGATCTGATAGATGACGAAGTTGGTGTAGGCTACGGACGGACTCCTATAAGAGGTTAGTATCCAGATGGAAGAGAGTTTCATGTAATACCTCAATACTATACAAGAAAGTTAGAAGATCCTTCATAGCTGTCTGCGGATTTGATTGGTATAACGTTAAACTATTACAAAATGTCTTGCTATTATGAAGCAAAATAGAAGATTCGTGATGATTTGGAACTTTTGCTTGATTATATGAGACAAGATAGGTTTAAATATAATGAATCTTAGTTTGCAAGTAGTATTAAGAAAAAACTCAAAGTAAAAGGTGCTGTAGATTTTGCAAAAACTTTTCTTGAAATGAATCTTTATGACGTTAGAAGAGATAGCAAAGTATTGTTTTAGGGTACTCCTTTAGAGTTTTAGTATACTAAATTCTTAAACCAATTTAAGAATTATACTACCACAAGAAACTTAGGATGGTCGCCAAAGGTAGCGTTGGTTGGTATGGCTACTAGCCTACATGCCCACCATATAAACATGTTAGTCGGCCAGAATTACGGATTTAAAAATGCAGCAAAAGTTACTTGGTGGGTTTTAAAACATGTGTATTTAAAAAACATAGGAGGTGCAAATCTTGTTGGTGATAATTACACAAACGACATCATAACATTAATTGCCGAAAAATTTAGACTTGCTAATCAGTTTGAACGTAAAACTTAGAATTCAAACAGAAAACGTGGGGTACGTATATTGTCTCGTATAAGTGATGCCTTTGGTATGTTATCTTATGTAGATTATATAACAAAAGTAATTATAGCTGGATCTGTAATGGATAATTATCACAAGGTTGGCAATTCTTATGTAAGTGAAGACGAATTGAAAAACGAACGTTATAAATATTCAAAAGAAGATTTTGAAAAACTTATGGACTCCTATAAATCTGGAAGTTCTTTACTTCATGATCTTACAGTATCCGAAGACCATCGGTTAGTATTTCCAAATGAATATTCCGAGCATGTAGATAAAGTTCTTACAAATAAAGTGCAAAAAATAGCAGAACTAGCAGATGGTATGGCTACACCTCTTCAACGTGCAGCAATTACTAAAAGCTGGATAGGATGTTTTGTTATGATTCATAAACAATTCTTACCACTTATTTTGCAAAGAGCGTTCGGTAAACGTGTGTACGATTATGATATGGAATAGTATAAAAATCACGTTTTTGGTACTGTTTTTGAATACGTTTATCAAGTGGCTTTAAATAATTTATTTGCTGGAATAGGATTGGGTTCTGTATTAGGATTAGCATTTGGAAACGGTTTATTTGTTGCCGGTGGAGCTTCTACTGGCGCTATTATAAACATGATAGGTAGATATAGAAGAAGTAAATCTGGACAGAAAACAAAATCTATTCAGGAAATAAATGACGAATTTTTTTCGAATTATTCGGACAGAAAATCAACTATGATATCAAACGCAAATAGATATAATTTTAGAGAGTTTATGATTAAAGTTGCATCTTATCATATGATAGCTCTATTAGTATCTATGTTATGCGCAAAAGCAGATGATGATGACGATAAACTTTTAGATTTCTTAGCATATATAGCCAGAGCATTTTAGTGGGAGTCTTATACGGAGTTTAGGTTGGACGATATGTTAAACACAACAAAATCTCCATCTCCTGCTACAGGTTCTATAGATGCTACGTAGTCTGCTATAAACACAGTCGTTAATACAATTTCTCCACAAGGAAATTTCCTAGACTTTCTGTCATCTTTTGACGGTTATGACGATGAAGAAGATGATATAATATATACTCCAGGTACTTATGAAGGATGGCACAAGTGGCAAAGAGATATATTTAAAGCAACACCTTATCATAATTTCATAGAACAAATTTATGATTCTGATAAAAAACGTAATTACTTCGAGAATTAGATAATGAAGCAAGACGATTAAAAATAAAAAAATAAACCCTAGGACTTTCTCAAGCCCTAGGGTTTTTTGTATCTAGCAAGTTGTTAAATAGTGGATAGTCTTTGTGCGATAATGCAGTTAACAACTGTACATATTTTGATTGAGCATAAAAAGATACAGACAGTTTTCCATCAACCAATGTATGCTTTATGTACTGTCTTTCTTTCCTAGCTTTATACAAAATGCTGTTTATATCTGCACTATTTTTTATATCGAAATAAAGAATGTATTCGAAGATTTTTCCAAACCTTTTATATTTAACGTCTGACAATCTTTTGTCGTTTAAAAGATCTGTAGACGTTAAGATATGTGCTCCGATGCATTTGTATTGTTGCTCCACTTTCCTTTTCTTATAAACCTTTTTGCATTAATACTTGCATTTTCATAATCTACATATATTCGTATATCTTCCTCATATACATAGTTTTCTAGAACAGGTTCTTCTTCAAATATAGCATCCGTAATATCTATCACGTTTTCTACTATACCTTCTACTCTCACTAAATCTTTGTTTTCTGTATTATTCATAATTTTAACGTTTCAGAACCATTGCCTTCATAATATTCTCTACTATGCTCCCACTTACCTGTAGCCTGATGCCAAGCAATATGTTCTAATGCATGCTCTATCGTATCAGCGTGTGGATAGATTTGATCTTTTGTAAATTTAAATACTCGTATTTCATTAGAACCAGTTGTGTCGATTCCAATAATATACCATTCGTGAGACCAATCTTTCAAATCTTCTCCTAACTCATACTTTAGATACCAGCCGACAGCCATTGTGTAATACATCAGCTGTCTACAATAGTCATATTGCTCTACACTATCTTCAAAGTGCCACAGCTTTTGTGTAGTCTTTAAGTCGTAGATAATAGCCTTCTTATTATTAAAATCAAGAGTAAGACCATCGAGTAACGATTTACAAGCTATTGGCATCTCACCATAGAATTCCCAGTTTATATGGAATTCGTGATAATCAGATATTGGCGATATCCCAGGATCTCCAGTCACCGGAATAAAGTCTTCTATATCTAAACCACGTACTCTACTGTTACGTGGCCATATGATATCTGCTGCAAGTTTGTGAGATATAATGTTATGCTTGATTTTTTCAAGCATTTTGGCATCCCAAGGACTAATCATAGTTCTTCCATCATTTGCTTTCAGGAAATCTATGTAATCTTTCAACGTAGAGGCTATTTTAAGGCCTTCTGACAGCATTTTGTCCTCGGACCTTCCTGCTGTACTGTAAGCATCTTTAAAAGCGCTCAGAATGGCTCTATTAGGCTCTATTTCTGTTGAAAATGCTAACGCCTGACAGAACTTCTCCTGTTGTACAGAAGAAGGTCTACTTTTGTCCCAGACTACATAGTCTTTTTTGAACTCTTCAGGCTGCAGAATATATTCGTGGATCATTGTTCCACGCTCCAACACAGCATTCTTTTCTTCTGGTGGAGGATCTGTTAGCATTTTATGTAAATAGGCTGGTCCCTTTTGTAGAAACCAGCCTATATTACTATTGGAAATTCTACTACGGTCTTCGTAGTATGGAATAGAAATGTCCATTAATCCTTCTTCTCAACATTAAGGTCTGCTATAATGCTTTCAAATGATTCATCAGGATTATTCTTGACTTCCTCACCGAAGATTATAACATTGTCGTAAGACACTACACGTATGTTATTGATGATAAACTCTGTAGCAGCTTCTGCCTTCTTCTTGTCCTTAATGATATCATTAAGTACACCAGATACAATCTGCTTACTGAGAGCATTAAATGTACGCTTATATCGTACACGACTACAACGATCGTTCAAATACTCATCGACTTCCTTCTCTTCATTTGCTGTGCAAATCACAAGCTTCTTGCAAGACGGCTTAACACCATCTAAGAAACCAAGCAAATAACGAGAATTCCAGTACTTGTCTATTTCATCAAATATAACACATACGTTTATTGACATCTGAGCAAAGAAATTCTCTATATCAATAGCACGAACCTCTTTGTCTACAACAATAATAGGCAGATTAGACTTTTCAGCTATCTTCTTTGCCATAAGCGTCTTACCACTTCCCTTCATGCCAGAAAGCAATACACCTGTAGTAAGCTTTTCGGTCTTATTGAATGTGTTTATAACCTTAGTTGCAAATGTATCATCTTCCTTAGTGCTATAATAGCGCTTAGGGAATTCAAATGCTTTATCTTCTGTAATATACAACAAATCAGTATATTTATCTTCTACTAATCGATATACATTACCAGCTTTAAGGTTATAGTCACTACCTACAGGTTTAGGAGTAATTACATTTCCATTCTTTACGAAGTGTGAATTATTTTCCATTTTTTCTTGCTTTTAAAAGTTCTTCGATCATCTCGTCTACCTGCTTATGGTTTCTGACGAGATATAGTTTTGTTTTTGCATGATGTCGTTTAAGATAATACTTAAACAACTTCCAACGAATAGGGAACGAATCCCCCATAAGACCTTTGCATTCTACTATAAAACCTCGTCCTACGAAGTCTGGTAGATATGTAATAGGTCTTATTTTTTCGCCTAAGAACTCGAACTTTGGAAGTAAGGTAAAATGCTTTGGCTCATATTTAACAGGTATCCCTGCTTTCATAAAAGCTTCATACGTATAGAGTTCGAGTTTACTACGAAAATGTAGCCCATACGCATCGACAGCTGTCGCATTTTTTACCCTACTTTTAGTCTTCATAGAATTTTATTCGTATATCAGCGTTATATTGCTTTTTTACGTCTTCTACAATTTTCTTATAAGAGTACACATATACTGCAATTACTCCTATACATGCACCTAGAAAGGCGCCAAAAAATTCAATCATATCTTTCTACTGTTTTAGTTAACCATTCTTTTACGGCAAAGAATCCGTTATCTCGAACAGCATCGGATATGTCCTTTGCCTTAAACTTCTTATGAACGAATATAGCATCTAATTTATATCGTTTACTATATTGCCTAGCATTCTTTACTCCAGCTTCATCTCTATCATACAAGATTACGATATGTTTGAATCGTTCTTTAAGGCTTTCTAACACATCATCTGGTATAAATGTAGTTTCACTGGATGGAGATACAGCACTGAATCCCATTTCATACAAACACATTACATCCTTAAGAGACTTAGTTATAATCAACAGATTACCGAATTCTGGTAGTTGACTATATCCTTGTATATTAGCATTAGTTAGATTAGTCCTCCATTTAGTATACTTACTGGCTAATGGACGATAAATCTTAAACCTATTGTCTACCTTGTAGGCATACATAGGATTCTCTTCTTTGTATATTGCACGAACTACGTCGTTACACAAAAAGTATTTAATGCTAAACACATCGAATTTCTTAAGAGTATTCATAGATATATGGAACTGTTTCCAGTACCGTTTATCTACTTCTGTAAAAGGTTGTCGTACAATGCCGAAGTTAAGCTCGCTAGAGCCATTTTCAGCCCTTCTGACGGCCTTTTGTGTCGTCTGACTAGGATTTACCCACTTGACTATTTTTAAGAGCTCACGCTCCAATTCTTCGCGGCTATCAATACCTCTGTATAGCTTAAGAAACTTAATAGCATTGCCTGCTACTCCAGTACCGTGGTCTTTAAACAACAAAGCACCATCTTTCGTTGGAAATATAGCGAACGATGGCACATTATCATCAGGCCTTAATGGACTATTTATAAGCTTCTTTGGCTTTATAGCACCTAAGTAATAACTATAGATGTCATAATCGCTTACTTTTTCCAACAAGTCTCTAAGACTCATTGTGATAGCTGTTTTTGTACTATACATAAGCTTAAGCTTTGTGTGGACAGTACGGGATTCGAACCCGTTAACTGTCCTTAACATTGTCTTACTGACTCTGTTTTTGTCTTTCGCGTTCATACTCTCGTATATAACGCCTCGCTTGAACTTTTTCTCGTCCTCCGCGATTCCAGTACCAGTCCATCCAATACTCAGATGTTCCTGGTTTAAGTTTCTTTTCTTCCATTCTTTATCGTTATGTTAAATTATGTGGATGGGACGGGAATCGAACCCGCTTAGACTCTTGTTTACCAATACCACCCTACCAGGGCTCTTTTCTGCTCTCGATGTAACCTGCCCATTTGCTACACCAACAAGGGTCAACTTAGTTGACCTCCACCACTGACCTTTATTTGCAAAATCGCTACCTCCAATAATTTGGATAATGGCTCTCTTAATAGTAGCATTGGCTCCCCACGACGTTGATTCACAACTTAGCAAATTGGTTGTCAGCACCACTGACCTTTACTCTCATCCGTGTGACTCTGTTTCATCTGGTTAATGTCTTTCGACCCATTCAACAGCTCCAGAGGTTCTTGAGGTTCTTATGTTTGGTTGTCAACACCACTGACCGTTTATTGTTCGAAATTCCAACTTGCTTGCAAATTTGCACGCAAATTTTTCTTTCAAAATGGCAGGTCGTCAGCACCTGTAGAGTCTGCAGTCACCGGAGCGGCTGTTGTACCGAGCGGATCGTCTTCCTTATCTGGCTGGACGGGACGCTCCAGAAGATCGTTCTTCCAAAGCTTAATCTGAGACTCTTCCACACTCATAGGTTCAACAAAAACACCAAGAGAGCTAACTTTCGTATAACCCTTCTTATCGTAAACAACCTTAAGACGCATCGGTGCAAGATTTGCTAGGTTTTCAGCATAAGCTTTTGTTAACACATTCTTTACCCAATTAATCATCTCTGCAAAGGACGAACCTTCGAAATCCGGATGACTCCCAGTTGCTGCATCTATAACCTGTAGAATACGACCAAACTGCTGATTATCACGATTCTGAAGATCTTCATCAGTCTTAATCCACATATTCTTCTCGTTCTTCCATTCAGTCATAGTTGCTGTCTGACCCTGTTCATTCTCAAAGATTATCTCTAAGAAATCCCGACCTTGAGATGTCTTGTTTACATTAACTTCTTTCAAAGTCACGTTTTCGTTGATGCCTACAGGCATGTATGAGCTTGTAAACTCACTATTGTTTATTGTTGCTGTTTTTGTGCTATACATAATTCTTAGTCTTTCTTATAAATTCTATCCCAATAGGTTGTTATAGTTCCATTCTCATCTCCTGTGGCAATGATGATGTCTTTACCTGCAATATGGCGAGCTCTTGCTTCCATAATTGTTCCATCTCCTCCGGATTTGAATGAGATATGTGTTTCGTTATCTTTTCGGTACACATATCCAACAGCATCCGCCATTCCGCAAATGATTTTTCCCAATTTTCCGACGAGGTCGATTTCTTTTGCGTTAATCTCTTCGCCTTCTTTATCGGTGATACTATCTTTGACATGTCCTACTAAAATAAATTCGTCACAAAGTTCTTTAAACATATCAATGACCTTTTTAACAGCATCTCTTAGATACTTGTAACCTGCTCCACGGGCGAGTGTAGTAACGTCATTTCCTTTCCAGTTCTTGCCTAATTCGGTTTGCCTGTAAAGGGTGCACGCGTAACTCATACAAATATCTTCAAGACGTGTAGCATTGTCAATTGTTATGTGTTTATAGAAGTTATGTCCAACCTCCGCATTCTTAGCTCTAATCGCTTGTGCAATCTCACCGAGATCGTTTATTGTTCGAGCTTGTATTGCCATAGCATCTAAGAATAGAGAACCACCTTCTAAATCAATTATCAGATTATTCTCTAACTGTGCTAAGCAACTTGTCTTACCAGATTTTGGCAATCCGTATAAGACTAAATACGTAGGGTTTACAGAAACAGCTTTTACTTTTCCAGTTGGTAAAGTCATAGGCTCTATTAGGCTCTAAATTGTTTTTTAATTATTTCTTAATGGTAATCTTCAGACTATCCGTATAGATAGTACAAATAGTCTTCTTCTCCTTCGGAGGAAGGTTGAGGAAGAATGTATCATCCATCAGATTGAAGAAATACATCTTCTCATTGATGTGGATATAGTCGTCAGTGATCGTAATGATCGTACCATCGCTAAGCTCATACGTCTTATTCTTCTTGAAAGGATAGAAGTAATTCTTCTTGCCATAATTAGCAAGGAAATCAGAAGCCTTCTTAAAGTCCTCGTCGAAGATAGACGGAGAGTTATACTTCTTACTACCAGTAATGAACGCAGTCGTCAAATCGTCGCTCTTATTGTAGTTCAACCAACTATTCTTCTCGATTATATCGTCAAATATAAGATCATCAAGAATCTTAGAATAGTCTGTAGACTTATAAAAGGGGTTATTAAACTTGGTATTACCGTTATTATTGTTGTTCAGAGTAAAAGTATACTTCTTCATAATTCAGCCTTTCTTTTAAATGTTAATACTATTCATCTGATTAACATTCGACCAAATTGTTATACATTAGTTCGTTTTCGAATTCTAAAATACAAGGTTTACCTGCATCTCTATTTTTTAACATGTGCATATATACCTTGTTTCTGACTGGTAAGTGATTTGGTCCGTACTCCTGTATATTTAACAATTCTGGTCTATGTATTACAAGCACATAATCGCTGGCTTGAAATATAGCATCAGATGAAGACAAGTCACTACGCATTGGATAGTGACTCATCGGATTGTTTATCCTTTCAGAAGCTTCGATGTTTCTATTCATCTGTGCAATCTGTATGATCGAAGTAAATGGTAGCTTTTTAAGCTGTATAAACTCTCGTTCCAATTCACTTATAGTCTCTATTACAGAGCCTATTTGCTTTGTTAATAAAGCATGATCATATATGATTACAAAATGTTTACCAGTACCTTTAACATACTGATTATAAAAACTTCTTATAACTTCACCTACTTGCATGGGAGTCATCGGGTTGTCTACAAAGTAGATTGGATACTCTTTTAGCGAGTTGGAAACAGCAATGACTTTTCTGAACGTATCGTCATCGAGGCTCGTTTCCGAGCTATACAAAGTCGAAGTCGTTTTCTTGAGCTTATTAGAAAGCGTCCTTCCAACTTGCCTAAATCCAACCATCTCTAACGAGAAAGTAAGTACAATTATATCTTCTTCAGGATTTAAATCAATCAAATCAGTTTGAACCAAATTAGCCCAACTACTTTTACCACTACCGGAAATTCCAGCTATGGTCATAACGGTATTTGGTTCAATACCTCCCATACACTGTGAATTAAACTTCTTCCAACGAGTTTTCAAAGATACAATATTTTTGTCTCTTCGTCCCTCTATATAGTTTATAGCTTCTTGAGCTACTACAGACATTGGTCTTACTATATTAGATAAGTTCTGTTCCATAGCTGTTATAATTTTGCTTTGATTCATCTTTCATTTCATCTTCAATAGCTTCCCATTGACTACGTGTTAACCAATTCCACATGGTCATCATATAGCTTAGAGAACCTTCACGCATGCGTTTTGATATCTCATAATCGAGACACTTTATCAAATGCTCTGCCATTGCAGAACTCTTGCCGCATTTTGTATTGAAGAAGTGCCGACACTTATTTACATTAGCTCGTAAATAGCTCTTGCTGCCATCACTGCGCATTACATACACAGGGTACATGTCATAAAACAAATCAAAATAATCTTTAGCTGGTGCTATAGCTTCTTTTAACTGTTCTGTTGGCATATACGTGACAGAATCACCTCTCTCGATCGAGGTGATCAAATTCATGTCGATTAAGCTTGATATTTCGTCATCACCAATAAGGCTGATAATCTGGTGGACGTCTTGATATTTGGGTTGATTCTTATCCAATACCAAGCTTAAAAAGAATAGCTGATTTAGATTGATACTTGGAAATTTATCCAAGATTTTGGTGTTTACTTCAATAATCATATAGGCTCTATTAGGCTCTAAATTACTAAAATAATTCTAACTGTTGTTCAGCAAAGTCAGCAATTATCTTTTTGGCTTCACTGATATAGTAACGATAGTTAATCTTTCGATCTTCTATCGGGCGATCATCAAACTTATTCAGGATTGTTACTCCTGACTTCGTTAACATATTAGACACTTTGTCAACGTCATCTCCATCTTGTTTAAACAGATATGGACCATCTGTACTTGCATAAAATCTATTGATACGTTGTACAGGTTTATCACCATGTATAACTTTGAACTTCTTATCTACTGCTTGTGACATTAAGAAATCCCGGATATCTCTATCCTTCTCAATAAATTCTGTCACTGGTATTTTGTGGACAAAGTATGCCATGACTGCTTTCGGTATTACTACCGGAGCTAATCCTTTACCAAGTTTTGTCTTAGTAATAAACATACCTTTTTCTTCTATCTCACCATTTTTCAAGACACCAAAGTAGTCGTTGATGGCATATTGATAGAATGCTTCGTACTCATCTACTTCAAAATTAAGTTGTGTGATTCGTTCCACCTTAGAGATGGCTTCCTGAATTCCTTCTTTAAAGCTGTTTTTAGCCTTGTAGACAACGCCATCAGTATTGACCTGAATAATTTCACATCCGAGGTCTAAAAGCCTGTCTACGAGCATTAAAAGGATTAGTTGACCGTTTATTCTAATCTTAAAAACGTTGAACGGATCATACATCCAACTCACCTCCTGCTGCATTTTTCCGGTAGGAGAATTAAGCACGATCTTTAGAAACATATTCTTAATCTTTTGACCAGTACGTTTTGCTTCTACTCGTTCGCCGTAAAGCTCTTCGAATATATCGCAAAATAGTTTTCCCAAATGACGAGGTCCCCATTGATATTTAATCAGGAATGAGGGATACATGGACGTTACATCAGCATGTCCAATGTGCTCATCATCTCTTGGAAGGAATATCTTAGGTGTATGGATAGAATGTATCCCTCCTACTCCTACAGAATATACCACATTCGAGAGAACAAACTTCTTCTCGTAGCTTTTGCGTTCCTTCGAGTATACTACATGTTTCTTCATATCCTCTAGAACGTCTTGTAACTTTGGATTTTTGTATTTTATAAATGGCAAGATGACGTCCTTCAATGTAATATAATCCATTGGCGAACGCCATTCCTTTATAACATTTTTAGGAACACCAGACCTCTTGGAATATTCTTCCAAAAGAAAGGTTTCTGCCATTTTTACGGAGTCCATTGATAAACAATCGATTCCGTGTTCTTTTTCAATAAACAATCGTAGTTCTATTTCTCCATTGAGCCTATTTAATAGCTCAGTAGTAGACTCTACGTCATTTACGTTATATGCAATCATTTCGTCTATATTTTCTTTCGGTAAGAATGCGTTAAAATCCCCGTCGTATTCTTGCACATTCTTATAATGCATTGTTACCTGCATCGTCTTAAGACCTACTCGTAATTTTCGACTAAACTGCATAGTTAACAAGTCCATAGAGTAGAAGTATTTTGCATACCTCCACTTCTTTAACTTGTCTGCGTTTCCATCTTCGTCTTCCACTATGCATTTTGATAAATTGTACAAAGATTGTGTTATACGCACATAAGAGTATTGGTTTAACTTATCTTTGTATTCTATCATATAATTTACGATAGTATCATCGTAATGCTTGTTATTATATCCACAGAACATTCTGCTTTTATCTAAAAAGAAGTCAACCAGCTTGTCTAACTGGTTGACTCTTTCTGATATTTCGAACTTGAACATTTCATTCAATTCCGTATCATAACAACAACAATGGAAAACATTAGGAAACACCTCAATGTCAAAGACATTTACTGAAGCGTTCTTAATAATCATAGGCTCTATAGGCTCTTTAGTTAGTGAGAGTAGGGAGACTTAAACTCCCTAGATGATCTTACCACGCATAGCAGTCATCATCCTTTAGGTACAATCCGCAGACTGACATTACTCTCTAAGCAGACCTATGCTGCTTTTGGTAGTATTATCCTACCAGTTTTTCTTTTGTGATCTCTCAAATTCGTACACACTAAGTTGTTACTCTTTTTGTGTACTTTATTTGTGATCTTTTGGGCTGTTTTTAGTAACTTTGACGTTTCTGGCTTTAGGCTGTTTACCCGATGTCCTTCTCCGTCTATATCTTTAATGTTTGCTACTATTTTCTCTTCAAATTTGTGGTCGTCTATTTTGAATCGACCCGTAAGTGGTAACTTGTCATATATAGAGATAACGAAATCTCTTATACGTTCGGTTGCCGTCTCTCGCATTTGTTTCCATGGGATAAGATATTCGTTTTCGAACATATCTTGTTGCATTCCGTCTTCTTTTATCGGACACGGATTCTTTCTTTCCCACTTTGCTAACTTATGCTGTACAAGTTTTTCCCAGTACTCAACCTGGTTCATCTTCTTTTGAGTATAATCAGGATATTCTGACTTGTTGTCATACTTTTCTAAAGTTACATACAGTAGCTTATTACCAGCAATCCTTTCAAATACTGGTTTTAATCCACGCTTACGCTTTCTAAGACTTTTTGTCTGCTTTCCGTCTATAGGTTCCCAACTATGGTCTTGCATGTGGAACCTCATTCCAAGATTGTCAGGTTTATCAGATATACGTAAATATCTTCCATGCTGCCTTACTTCAAATGTTCCTCCGTCTGATTTAGGTAAAAATATAGTACCAAACCCTTCCTGTGCATATAGTTTATCTCTAAACTTTGTCACTTTTATAGGTTCGCTACCTTTATTATACTCAAAATCTACGAGTTCTGCCTTTCCAAACTTACGCTCGTGGTTCTTTTTATCGAACTGCTTAGAACGAGCTCTAAGGATCGCTACTTTTCTTCTACGAGCCTTAATACGAATGTTGCTATGTCCCATATTACTTTATGTATTATGTTAAACATCATGCAGCCTTCTTAAGTTGGTTAGACTTCTTCTTCTTGATCGCTACTGTCTCTGCTTTTTCACGTTTAGCGGTTATCAGACGGATTTTCTTCTGAAGTTTAGCAAACGCTTTTCCTCGATTTTTCTTTCGATTCTTTGCCGAATCTTTATTAGCCTTCTTTCTGGCAAGTTTTGCGGCAGCAGCAGCTTTCTTGTGCTCTGCCTTTGTCAGAGGTTTCTTTGCTTTCTTGGGAGGATCTTTTGCAGGCAAGACGGACGGCTGTTTCTCTGCATACGGATGTATCTTAGTCCCTTCTGGCATAAGCTCTCGTATCTTCTTCAAAAGCTCCTGATCTCCCTTTACGTAGAGATGGCTATCTGAAGACATCAACACTTCTATTTTGTTGTTCTTCAGCATTTCCATGATCATCTTCTTGTTCCCCTTCTGGAACAGTACTAATATCATGTACTTCTTTGGTGCATCAAGCTGTTCGCACAACTTTTCAACTAATTTCTTTACGTGCTCTTCTGGAATTCCCATGCGTGCTGCTCTACGCTTCAGTGCAGCTATACGGAATTCACGATATTGCTTCTCTCGAGCTTCACGTCGCTTCTTCTTATCGACTAAGTTCTTCACTTTGCCTGTTGGCACGTTTGTCTTCTCAACAGTGTTAAGCTTCTTATAAACGAACGGGTGCTTATTTTCTGACTTAGGAGTCTGACCCTTCTGGGCAGTGTCTACCTTATAATTCTTTCTACTCATTTTGATAATGTTTTTAGATTGTTAATTACTTGCGGTTCTTACATTTCAACATTCGAACCGCGTTTTCGTACTCTCGTTGTTCGTGAATGAGCTGCTTTGCACGCTCTTTCACGAATTTTTCAAAGTTGTCCATGTGGTTAGGAGAGGCATCGACCCTCACTAAAAGTCCTTATTACACTCTAACCTGTATATTATTACGCAGCAAGATACTCCTTGATGTCCGAAATATTGTCAGACAACTCAATAGAAGACTCATTATTAAACTTCTCGAGCGCTGCATCATACTTATTTGCAGCGAGCTGCTGATCATGAATCAGCTGTGCAATCTTAGCACTCGTAAACGTTTCCTTTTTACCAGTACCATTTGCACCCTTCTTTGCCTTCTGTGTAGGATTAATAGTAGGAATCATCTTCAACAGAGTAATATCCTCCTTTGCCTCACATGCCGCAAAGATTGCGTAATAATTGGTTTTCTTAAATTTATCATAATCAAACGATGTAATACCAATATTCAAATACTGGAGCATACCCTTGATTATAATACGCTTGTTTCGAAGCTGCTGTATCAGATTATACAGAGCCTTAAGATCCTTACCGGAACCAAGACCAGCTTTAATAGCCTTAGTCGATATCACATTCTCACCACGAATAATGTGGCTATACTTAGTTATCTCAGCATCAATATTCTTCTTGATACTAATGATGTTACTTGCATTCAACTTTATTGATTTAGTCATATTCTATTGATTTAAGTTAGACATGTTAATTAGTTGAATTCGAACATCACTTACCAGTAATCTATGGCGGAATCACACCCCCATAAATTTAAAAGTATAGCGTATAGAGTACATGGCCCCTCGCAAAGTTCCTACTCTATACGCTATAATGTCTCTGGATATAAATTTTTCGTTTCAGTTACTTTCTTAGTTTATTCTAGCGCAGCTAACAATGTGTCACATCCCGCAGGCTGACACAAACCCCCGCAGAGGTTCGACTTAACCGCCTATCGTCCACCAATCCAGCGAACATCTACTACTTCAAATACATCACCAACTGAGTCTACGACTCGAACTGTTGTCGGCTGACGTTTCCGTCGTGGTTCAACAGTTACTTCTACTTCGTCGGCATACGGCGCCTCATTACGGCGGCTACGGACACGGTTGTTTATATCCTTATCCATACCCTGAGACTTCCAATATCCGTCTGAAGTTAAATGTTGACAAACGTCAAAGAATCTATGGAGAATCTTGGTATCCTTATTGTGGATACCGTTCAAGAGCGTCTCCCGAGAGAGACCTTCTAGTACAGCTTCATGCGCAGGCATTCCTGCTGTCATCTCCACCAGTGCGTCCCACACCTTGATGTAGAAATCATCAAATGTGATATGGTCACAGCACTTAATCAAATTATTCATGAAGCCTCCGAAACCACCCCAGCTGTACTTTCCAAAGCGTATACGTTGAAGCTGCTCATTGACTTCAATCTTCTTATAGTCGCGAGCCTCTGGTTTAAGGCTCATCGTTACTTTCTGTTGGATTTTAGGTTCTTCCAGCAACAATGAGATCATTCGAGAAGCCGACGCCTTTTTATCAACGTCGTACTGTTCCATATGTGCCTACTATTAGACAATAACTGTAACAGAATTGCCCTCCTTCACGTCGATAGGCTGCTTGAACTTCTCAACCTGAGCAAGGTACTCGTCTACCTTCTTCTTGTTAGAGGCGATAGCAGACTGTATGGAATCCTTAATTGCATTCCAATACTTAATCTGCTCGTTTACGCGATCCAGTTCACACTGATTAATCGCGTTAGCTTTCGTACAAATCTTCACACCGTTAGCGAAGACACGGCTCTGTCCCTGAAGGGCATCCTTCATGGCCTCATCGGTGGCCTGACCAAATGTCACATCACCAGCAACCACAGTTGCTTGAGCGGAGTCATCGGTATCGGGATTGAACACTACGACACGGTTACCCTCCATGTCAGTCTTAAACTGCTGGGTAATTACGCTATGATCCTTAATGTGGATCACACGAGGACTACGATTGGCAAGGAACTCCGGACTTGTGGGGTTTGCCAAAAGATTCTGCTTCTTCTTTTCGTACTGCTGATCGATGTCCTTAGACTCGATAGTATAGAACTTTGCTCCAGTTGGGAGCATTCGGCTAATGTTCATTACCTGACCACGTACAGGGTCAAGTATGTTTTCAATTTCTTTATTCATTTCTAAATCCTTTTTGAAATCGTCTTTGATAAACCAACGATTTAGATTAAACTTTGCCCTCTCGGCTCGGGCGTTGCCGTAAAATATATAAATGTGGATGCTTACACAGTTTTTATTTCTTCAGTTGCTGTTCTAATGGGAAGCACGTTTTTCTCGATGATTAGTTATACTTCTATATTCCTCGGCCCAATACGTTTAGGTATGGCAAATGTGAAGCTCAACTCGTATAACGAGGATTCAACGGTAGAATCATCCATGCTCATCATCATCAAGATTTGTTAAAACTTTAAATGCTGAATGTGTATATCCAAATACTAAACCTGTTTTAAGCATAATGTTTATTTTTCGTGAAACATACAACATTCATCCGTCAAAGGCTCTTATATAGGCTCAGGAAGGCTCTGAAGAGAGTTCCAGTGCTGAGATGTTTGTTGTCGAATTTAGTTTTTACCCAGGGTTTCGCCTGGCCATAAGAGTCTGTGAATATTTCTTCTTTAGTGTATTTTTGAATCTTATTCACATAAATACTTCTGATTATTTTACAAGCCTAACAGCAGTATGAACGTGCTTGTTTCCTGTTTCAATAGCTCCATAACTATTGTTTTTACGTGAGGAGTACGTTTCATTATCGGACGGCCCTATGACGTATCTGTGCGTCGGCCCTACGGCTTTGTTTTTTATCTTGGCAAGTGCTTGCCTCATTATTTATAGTGCACGAATACTGGAGGGATTCCACCTCATACGCTATAAGATTTATCACCCACTTTACCTTCTTTGTACACACTCCGAGACAGGGAGTAGTAGTTCCTGCATACGATTATATCACTGCGTTTAATCAGTCGGTAAAGCTGCCTTGCATCGTTTGCGTATATTGCTTCATAGTTCGGACGCACCACTTAGATTTGCTGTCTAAGCTTCTGGCCTACTATCTTGCTACTTAATTCTCAGGAACGGTTGGCACTCGATTTCCAGACGTGAGGCGCTCACAAGCGTTACAAACGGAGCCTTTCTCTTCCCCAGCTGGCGACATCAATTTTTGTTTGACATGTTAATTATTATTTGGTTTCCTCTGTATTTATTTTCATATGACTATCTTGTTTAATAGAGTTATAATGACGCAATAGTATCTAGGCTTACTACTCCTCAGGGACTATTGTTTTGAATGTAACAATCTAAACATCATATTATCTTCATACTTGGACGCCAGCGACTTATTAATATACTGGAATATATATTCTTCGGATCGACCAGCGTTAATCTTGTTATTTGTTTGGCTGTCAAGGAGCCATCTACTACATAGCATTTCCTCTTACATGTAGTTCAATTCTATAGCGAAACCTTGCTAAAGGGCTCTACTAAAGTCTTATCAGTCTTTGAACGCGGACTCTTAACGCGACGCACATATCCATGCGTTAGGTTTTACCCCTTATCTTCCTGCATCGAAGATCCAGTCATTTTACTTTTATATACCGCATAAACGACTAAAGCCTGGCGGTCATCTTCAACATTCTTTCCTCAGTACCCCATCCCTGGACACTCTAAGGTGTTGCAGCCTTGCATATCACCAAACTACCATTTAATACTCTCATAAGTTCTTTTGCAAGACACTTTTTCGAATCGAACGGCAAGGGCTTCTTCAAGGACCGTAGTTACGGTACAGCGTAGATATTTTAAACCTTCTACTAGGTATATGAACTCAGATAGTTTTCATCCCTCAATGCTGGTTTTGGAGACCAGTGACACTAGACTAAGCAAATGAAACATCAGTATAGCTTTTGGCCTACTATACTGTTCAACTCGTGTTACGTTATACAGAACCTCTATGTTTCTCTCGAAAGGCTGCATGTCCGATACGTATTCGTTTACAACTCGTGTGCGTCTTCCTTACTAATAACCCACACTTCATGAGTCTGGCAAAGCATAAAGAACTCTGCTGGTATTTATTAGTGTTAGGGTTGAATAAACGCTGACCCTACTTACTGCAAGCTTTTCTACCATGTAGTATGTCATGGAACTTACAGCATTTCATTCTACCTTTTGGTTAGTCTATGGAGATAGACATACATATTCTCGAATCAAGTTATACTATTTCGCACCTGGGCTAATGAGACCCATCTGAAATGTGCTGACCGGATTGCCTACGGCTGGAAAGCCGGTAAAGCAGTATCTTTACCGACCTTCCTCCGCGGAGTGATTATCGTTTTCTGATGAATATACAACCTGACCGTCGACAGTCAAGCTGATGCTGCTTCGCTTAGAGTTCTGCAGCTCACCATGAGATTGCTCCTCACGATCTCCAGAAATTTTGTTTTTAACAGCAATACCGTCCAGCTTCCCTGGAATGGGCATAGGACAGTATACAGTATCTGTCGTACTTCTACGCTTCTGAACGTATACATACTTTGGTTTTACCTTGAACACAGTATCCCGTAGTACTACTGTGTCCGTTTTCATACTCTCTGTACTCGTGCCCTGACTACTCTGAGTCACGAGCGGCATCCCTACGTTCTGCAATCCCTGTAAGGGCTGCAAATGCATGGGCGGGGATGCGATTGCTACCTGATGGCCTGGGAACACTGGTGCGTCCATGAGAGCCATAAAAGCTCCACATACCATAAATATAAGGCAGCAAACAACTGTTGTAAAACGTTTCATACTTTGATAGTATTTATTCGCCGTATAGCCATTTGTCGAAGGCATTATGGATGCGGTTTACCAACCTGCGAATAACGTTAGTTGGCTCCGCTTCTATTTTTTTCCTTCTTCAGGCTTTACTTCAACGAGTTCGACCAAGTTACCTTCTCCGTACATGGCCAGCTGCGATGCGGGATCGCGGAACAGGTTGATGATAATTCCAGCATACTGCTTGAAATTGTTTTCAACACACTCGGCCTCGTACTTCGACATATCCTGATTAGGATACATCGTCTTGAGAATAGAGTCAACAATGTTTACAACAATGTTGTGCTCCTCGTGATTCTCATCGTTGTATATCTCAACAATGTTGTCCACTATCTCGGCTGACGGATTTGTCACAATGGCAATGATGTCATTTGCGTACTCAATATCAGCCTTCTTGTTCTTGATATTCTCGTTGATTGTGGCGATTGCTTCAGCGTTCTTCTTCTCGTCCAACTTCTTGAGCTGACGCTCCTCCTGAGCAATTGTGGCGTTAGCCTCATTGATCAGAGCCTCTGCTGACCAGATCACATACGTGCGACAGATAGCAGCGATAAGTCCAGGCGTGGCTTCCATATCGCCAGTCTTCCGGTTGCGACCTGAGCGATACAAGGTGCAATAAGCATCAATCGGCGTACTGGACTTTGCCACAAGATCGCGTAAGTACTTAGCGATTCCGCTATCCTTATAAGGACAATTCCCAATAAGGCTTTTGATGTCGCTGAGAAGGTCGATGTCAGTCATTTCCTCAATCTTCTTGAGTTCCTCCTCGTTATCCTTCACCTGAAGTTTCAGGTAAGCACGATAGAAGTTAATTGCCTTCTTTGCGCGTGCAACCGGACGATCACCCTTTACAAAGATGTTGATCAAAGCGGCCTTAAGACCAGCTTCGTCTTTCACATCCGTAGGTGTCTCTGCGGGCTTAGATCTGACTACCTTCTGCTCTTCTGCAATCTTCTGCTGAGCCTTCTTGTCAATGTCCTTCTTAGACACTGTAACGACCACCTTATTCTCGGGCGACTCGTTTTCGAGACCTGCAGCCTTCATCTGCTCCTTAGTAGGCGCAGGAAGAAGCGCTAACGCTGGCAACTCGATGTCATACATCTTAGCTGCAAGCTGAAGAGCTGCATATGCCTTGGGGCTCTTCTCTACGATCTGGTGGATTACTGTATCGCTATTCACAGCCTCTTCTGCGAAGATGGCGATTCCCAGAATATCCGTCATTACGTTCATACCACTCAGGAACTGCGGAGAACTTTTCAGATCTTCAGGAATATTTTTAGAATAACGATCGTGATACGTTGCAAACAGCGTGACTTTTGCATCAGGTGATAAGCCTGCCATCTTTGCTGTTGCAGGATTTATTACTGTCGATGTAGCAGGCTGTGCTTCTTCGACTATTGGTGCCTCTACTACAGGCTTTTCTGTTTTCTTCATTTTGATAATGATTTTGTGGGTTAATAACTAATGTTGTCTTTTGTCTTTTGGGTCAATAATGTTTATTCTTCTTTCATGAAGTATCAAACATTATTGTATCCACTGGTTGATCGCGTGCTCCCCGACCAACCCCACTCAGATCAGGATTGTTAATCTTGCTAGCTGTATCCTTACCTGCAGGGACAGAAGAATACTCTTCTACGGTGACCAAACCAGATAAGTCTGCCAAACTACAAAGTATGTAGGACTTACTGGCAGGTGCCTGCATGGGCTTGCTAGTGATAACAACTTCCTTGGTCTGCTTCTTTTCGCTACTTAATGCATTTATTGCAATAGTAGCTGCTCCATATGTACCAATGAAGGAGATAAGGAGCTGCCAGAATAACTTCTCATTCTCATTGTAGCGAGCTACAAGAGTAATAATCAGTAAACCGACAAGAAAGAATGAAATCGTCGTTACCATTGTTGTTAAACTTTTAGTTGTTTTTTAAGTTTGCGTCTTGTACGCGCTAATCTGGCTTTTATTGTACCAGTGGGCATCTTTAACGCTTTACTAATCTCTTCTACTGTCATACTATTCTCATAGAACAGTTCGAATACCTTACGAGTGGATTCTGGTAGTTCATTAAATTGATACAGAAGCTGTTCGTATGTCATCCGGTTGACAAGGTCGTTTTCATACGATTCACTTATCAATGAAGGTGCTTGTCTAACATCTTTATCGTTAAGAGTTCCTGCATCATGTTTAATTGATCTGAGATAGTCTACAGCAGTTCGATTAGTTATTATTCTTAACCATCCTCCAAAGGAGTCGTAAGTTTTGAATGTCGAGAGGTTTTCATACACTTTTAAGAATACTTCATTAGCTACAAATTTAGCTTCATCTGTATCTTTTAAATATCCTTTAAGGATTCCTTCTACAAATGGTTTATACTTGTAGAATAGTGTATTAAAGGCTTTAATGTCACCGCCTTGTGCTCTTTTGATAAGTGCTATTTCCTTTTTTGTAATTTTAGGTACAGCTTCCATATCAAACAAATTTAACCGGTTATTAAGGTGTCACTCCTGTAACAGACGGCGCTGTTTGTGGGCTGCCGGAATACCAATCCGGATTAGGTTGTCAGCCCTAGAACGGTAAATCTTCTGTACTAATTTCGTAGTGCAGATTCAATACGTTCTTTGTAAGATTTGAATGTAGAATATAATACTTATCGGCTTGCAATCTTCCGCTTTCTTTCAATTTTGTAAGCATACTACATATTATACGCAAATGTACACCTACAGTTTTATAAGATATTTTTCCTAATTTTAAAAGAATATTGTGATTTGCCCAACGAACTACTCTCATTAGCTCGTAATCATCATGTATATATTCAAACAATTCTTCATCTTCTTCAGGATTTAGAACAAATAACCTAGTGCAATCTTCAATTCCCTTTACGCCTTGATTGTATGCGATACGCAACTGGTTGAATATTTCACTTGGTGTACTTTGTTCCGTAAGATTCACGATCTTTGCCTCATTTAAAGGCTTTAAATAATCAAAAAATACACTAAACATTATCTTTACTGAATATTACCTTCAAAACAGTCAATCAGAAAGTCTGCCAAGTTGTTCACGTATATGGTTTTATCTTTGATTTCTTCTTCCGAATCTGTTTTTTTCGGACAGAAATCAATCAACCATTTTTTCATCATTTCGAATTTACATTTTCGAATTGATTTTCCTGATGCAATAGAGACAGCATATGCATTTTCAATATACATATACTTAGATCTAAAGAAATCAACCCAAGAACATACATATTTCCAATAATGTACTTCTTCTGGAGTTAAATCCTTCCAACAAATTGTGTTATAGAAATCAAAATGGTGACTATTTCCCTGTATACCAAGGATAAGTTTCGTTTGGTTTAATCGTTCTTTTTTAGAACTAAGCGGCCAAATTTGATTTTTATACACATAATCTAACCATTTCTCTTTGGCTTTACACCATTTGAGAGCATAGCTGACAACCTTCGGACATCTATCTCGAAGCATTTGTCTATATCCAGTGTTTTTGTTCATATTTTTGAAAATAAAGTGGACCCTGAGGGGCTTGAACCCACGACCTCTAGATTATGAGTCTATTGCTCTAACCAACTGAGCTAAGGGTCCGATTGCTCCCACTTAGGTAGGGAGCACACCCGATCACGCCGCCTCCTTGAGGCCAGTGTAATCAACAACGTTTATGTTGCCAGTTAATTTATATCAAAGCGCTTAATGTATTTACTTCCGCTGCTGTCTAATACATTCAGGCCCTTATAGTTCATGAAAGAATGCATTAGCATTACTTTCGTAATCATCACCTCCATAATAACCTTCTACAGTACCTAATGGAGATATTGTACCTTTTTTAAGAAGATCTTCAAAAGCTACGGCATCTTTATCGTTTACTTTATATAACACTATATATCCTTTCATGATTTTGAATTTTGTGGACCTGGAGGGTATGTCTCCCTCGTCCAAACAGCTTACCTCATACACGCTAAGATTGGAAAAGAATGAGAGGTGGTATTTCCTACTGATTTATAGAAGGCAATAGAGTGCCATTAACCTTCAACAGCAGCCTCGCCCCAGCACTCTCTGGTCTGACCCACTACGGCTCTTCTCTCATTCTTTATATTTTTCTTAGTCCAACAGTTTATTCTGGGACACGCTAAGATTTCTTTAGAGATGAATGCTTGTGACAAATTCTGAATATAACATTGTTAATATTCTATAGCATTCAATAGTGAACTCTACAATGATCAGTCGTAGAATTCGATTTAAGGCTATTTACAGGCTCTACAATCGCTTATTACAGCTTTTGTGGTCAGCTAATCCACTCAAGTACATAAAAACGATTGTAGAGCTTTATTTGGCCTTCAAAACAAACAGTGATACAATGGCTCTAATAGGCTCTTGTGTATATGTTTCCAGCATTCTTGATATACTGTGCAGGTTTAACTCTCATATTATTTACCCGGCTCTAATAGGCTCAAACACAGCAATGTGATCTAAATGGGATATAGTTTATTCTCCGTATCTTCAGAGCTCGACATCCGAACTGGCTCTAATAGGCTCTTGTTCGACATGTTAATTCATGTGCCCGAGATAACCCCATCTCTCGACTTTAAAATACGTAATATTCGTAGTCCCTATGGATCCGTGATCTCATTCCTATTGGCTCTAATAGGCTCTTAAGGATGGATGTCGAATTTATACGTCTGTACGGATTACCAGCGAGAATCCCACTCATAAGAGTAATAGCCCGGGAAGCCCTCACGCAGCTCGCGTACCTGCTTGTCAAACTTCTCGTTACTCTTGTTTATGGCCTCACGCTCTTCCTTACAGATCTTCTTCCATTCGGCTTCGTACTCGTTGGGGGTAAGCTTGCTCGAAGTAAGCTTATCCAACAACTCCTTGGAAGCATCCAATGAAGCCTTCATGGCATGCTCCTCACGACGATTCTTATTGAACAGAAGCTTCTTCTTCAGGTTGATATACCTCGCCATATTCTTACAGCGGCGGTACTCACGAATCTTCCGTTCTTTCTCTTCCTCCTCGTCCTTGAGGTCGCCGAGTGCGGCAATATCCTCATCAATGAGGTTACCTTTTCGGATCTCTTCCTCTACAGAAAGATCCTCGTTTACTACTTGAGCCTGTGCTGATACACGCTCCTCGGCTGACTTGTTTTTCTTGTCTTTTCCCATAATTTTGATAATGTTTATTGGTTAATACTTGTGCAATTGATTTGCACGTTGACTATTTGTATTCTTTGTCTAAATCTTTCATCGAATACTTTTCCCGCTTGTATGGAATTGCATTTTTGTGTCGTGCTTTTTCTTGCGGGGGAATGAAGCGTCTTGTTTTACACATTATTTTGCATGTATTACCATGTATCCGATTCTAGAGATTGCTTCAAGAATTCTATCGGAGATGCGATATTTTGCGCGGATTTCTGTCCTAATGTTCCATGTGGATTTATCAGACAGGATTTTAATGGCGTTTATCATCTCTTCATCTGCTCCAGTAAACGATACCGATGCTACGTATGCACTAAAATGTGCAACGAATGCATCATATCTAGTACTAGTACCACCTAGCTCTAGATCATCCCAGAATTTTGTAGCAATATAAATAATTGCATTTTCTTCTGGTGTATACGAATTCTGAAGTTCTGGAGATGAGAAATGCATTGTTGATAATCTTGCTGCAATCTCTTCTTCGTTTAATGCAATAACAGAAGCTTTTGTGTTTGCTTCACCAAATTGCTTCAATACATTTTTTAATTGCTGTATATGGTTGTCATTAGGACATGCACCATGATACAGGATTACTAACGCGCGGAGTTCACTCATTGTATTCTACTAGTTTTGTTTCTATTCTGTATTTTTTGCCTTCAATAATAGTATCTCGTAGATTTACAGAGAGTGTAGTCTCTTTAGGTATTTCAACCCTTGTAACACGTGGTCCCTCCAGCACCGTATCCTTCTTTTCAGCTATGTCTATACTTCGTGGGAGAGCTGTATAAATGTCGATATTTTTTGTATATTCTGTTACTAAATCTCGTCGCTTTATACTAGGTCCACGCTTTAAACACACTGACGCTACGTTTCTGATAGTTTCATCATCCATTGACATGAATACACTGTCAATACGAGCGTTCTCGTTTTTGCATTTCCTATACTGTAGGATTTGCGATGTGGATGTGAACTCAGGGTTGATGATGTGATCTACGTACTCGGCGAAGAGTACGGAATCATTCTTGACAGTCTTTTCTGTTGACTGTCCAAATGGCAACAAGTGTCTGTCGCCTTTACATGATGAGCATAAGACGACACTCACCATGACCACAAGGAGCAAAACTAAATATGCTCCGATGATTGGAATTTTTCTTTTCATTTTGATAATGATTTAAATGTTAATAAATTAATTTATTTTTATGGGCTAGACCCAAAAGACATTCGTCTTAAAGTGTACTATCTTCGCAGACAATACACTCGTATGCTGTTTTCACGGCCGAACGGAGGAGCAAGTAATTTCCTTTGAAAACCGATCTTCAGGGACAGCAATAACCCTTGTGATTCTTGCAGGACTCGAACCTGCGACCCACAGCTTCCTGCTACTCTATGTTACCATAGCCAACCCAAGAAACAAATACTACATACTCACCATAATTATGTATGCTGGATTATTTTCAGTAAGTTTCTTTTAACTGTTGTTGTAGTCTGGAATACATCTTTACCATATTGAAATTCTTGCAAGTAACAGCAACTTTTATATTCACTGGGTGTTTTTAATGACGTTCCCCACCTCGTCACATACATTACCGTAATTTCAACTTAGGTATCTCCTATATACTATCTACACATTTATGAGGCTAACTTGTTTTCCCAATCTTGACAAGCATTTGAAGGCATAGTCTCTCAATTTAGCACGGTATTATCCTTACACATTATTGGTTAGTGTGCAAATTATAATGTAAGTGCTTAAAGCTAAATGATAACGCTTCCCTTAAATTTGCTTGGGGCACTTATCTTACTTACATATTTCAAAGGACTTCCACCGTTTTAGGGAGATTCTACCATGGGATTTCTCGCCATAGCATCCAATTTTCATAGAAGGCTGTTGCTCTATCCAACTGAGCTAAAGAACCAATAACTCCCTACTCGACAAACCCTGTCTATTTCGCGCTGAGGGTGTCCCACCAAACCTCCTCGGGAGTATATTTATCTAATTCGTAGTGGAAAGCACGACAAATCAGATTTACGCATACATTTTGTACAAGCTTCACTTTTACAATAACCACATGGTCTGAAGTGATTCATTGTTGCACAAAATACACATCTGTGAAATTGTATACATTTGTATCTATATAAAGATCGCATTCTGTATACTTTTCCATCAATCGTGATCAGTCTTCCAGCTGTCCACGTTCTTTGTTTTTCTTTTGCTTTTCTTCTTCTTACTTTTTTTCTTAAATTTCTTTTTCTACAACCAGTAAGTTTTTTGAAGCAGCAATTTTCTTTATTATAGTTTATCATATGATTATGAATTTACTATAAAAGTTAGAGGTGTTTCACAACACCCCTAACCACGATAATCTGTAACCTTAAAAATACGTAATTAAACTTTTATTAATCATGTTGAAGATTATCGTATTAGATCCCGCAGTTGCACTTACGGCATACGTTAACAAACAGCATCCTTACGCCAAAAGAGGTGCGACCTCTAGGGCTGTAGCTACGTGTGTCAGCAGTTTTCTGCGACATATTTCGACACGAGATTTCTGTTTACGACTGCGGGTTGTCCGATCTCACATTTATATACCGTTAAATGGTTAGTGAGATTAACGGAATGGACGGACTCGTTTTCATACCGATTTCCCTTCGGTACCACAAGGTTGGTTTACAGGTAGAGGACTCTGGCAAAGTCCACATTTCTATAAACCGTTGCAATTGCACCCTCTCCTCATTGGTTGTTGATCCTGTGGGCTAATTACCTTCACAGTTTACACTACACTCTCCTAAATTAGTTAGAGAGTTCAACAACTGGCAGGCCTTGAGGTTTCCTACTATCTGGTGAGTTCTATGCAATTATTTGGAGTGTGGGACTAAGCCCACACCCCTTATACTTTTTGTAGGATGATACGATCACTGACACAATCTAATTTTTTTGTTTTAGATTTACTGTCCAATATACCCGGACACAAAAAGAATGAATTTTCGAAGAAACATCCTTCACATCCGCAAATTCGTTTCTTTGCTCTAAGTACAGTACCGTGTATTGTACATAATTGTCCATTCTTTAAGTGCATCATAACAGTGGTTGTCTATGTATTAGACGGTCAATGAATATCCTTACGATCTTTTCTCTCAGTAGCGGTTGCATACCGATGTGTTCAACAGTACACCACGCTTTCTTCCACCCATCTTGGGTGTAGAACATTACAACTTCAATTTGGTTGTTTAGAAGTTTTTTCCACGCTGGAGTAGCGATATGAGATATCACTATATCTCCGTGGAGTATTCTCTCCATAGCATCGTTCGATACGCATACTTGCGCAGTTTTTGGCTTGTATACGTATTTTCTGCCTAGCATAATAACATTTTTTCCTCCAATATATTTTGCATATACATGGGAGGAATTAGCTACTTCTACTAGCATCCATTCGCCTATTGGTATTCCACTGATTGTCTTTTTGCGTATCAGTGTTCCTTTTGAAAATTCTCGTTTGCTCATTTCCTTTTGTATTTGTTTTTATATCGAACAATTGATGTGATTTGTCCGTTACGGAAACGGATTCCGAGAGATGGTTTGATACCATTTTTCTTACACATATCTATATATGTTAAAACAGACTCTGATACAGGAATTAAGTCTGAAATATCATACGTAGAATCTGTGTATACAGCATACAGTTTGATTTTACCCGATTTTGTCTTTTGTGGGATAATCTTCTGTATACACTCATTGTGACATTTTATTGTATCACATTGAGCTTTACAACAAACAGGCATTGCGAACAGGATTACTAATAATATTAACCCTATCCAGAATCCCGGGTCTAGAGGCTTATTGTTTGTAATTGTCATTTTGATGATTGTTTTAATGAGTCCATATTAGTCTTCCCTCTAACTTCGTGCCTAGGTCTGTGAGAATGTTCTCTAGTACATTTTGTACAACTTTTGCGCCATTCTCTGTAAGACCTTTTGCCAAGAGCATTGTAGAGTTGCCACTTTTAAAGTATACTCTACGCTTATCGTTCCCAGCTACGTCCACACGCTTCTTTTTTGGAAGCGGTGGATGTAACTGGTTTTGTTTCTTAACTTTACTGTCCATATATCTGAATGAATGCGGTTAGTAGTTTCTTCATCAGGGTACCAGAGATACTACCAGGTGCAAATCCATTCTTCCAGAAGGCCGTGTAGCTAACACCAAGAAGTTCATCGTCCTTAAAGTCTTCTAGCCAGGACTTGACGAATTCCATCTCTTCGTCCGTAGCTGATTCGACTACCTGTTTAGCTTCATCAATTGCGGCTTCTTCTTTAGCCGGAATCTCTAAGTTATTGATGATAGTACATACGTCAGTACAGTTGTCTTCGAAATCACTTAATTCATCAAACGTGACATCTAGACCCATCATTCTTGATAAACGCACATCTTCCCCTTCTTCGAGTTGTAGTTGGAAATCTTTGAGTGCTTCTTCTATGCGCGGTCTCAATTCTGGGTGATGCAGCTTTTCTTTGTCTACGTCTGTGATAATAGCTACTGCTTTGAGCGTGACATTGCTGCCTTTCTCATTTTTTCTTGCGATTTTTACAAATGGTTTCATTTTTGATAAATGTTTAGTGTTTGACACAAACTTAGCCTATTGTGTCTTTAGGCGTTTTTGTTACAGGTGCATCAGGAATATACACCTTGCGTGAAGAAGTGTCGGAACGATTTATGTTCCCAGTATTACAGCAACTATAGTTGCACAAAATAGCAATCACAGCCACTATTATGGCTACAGTACACATATTTATAGTATACTTTAATTGCCTAGGAGAAGTGTTGAACAGTTTACTCACATGTTCAGGTGCGAGATGATTACGCATAATCTACGGGAAGATTAATGACTCGTGTATGACCGGGCCACTTGGTTACTTCACGCACATATTTCCTATTCGCTATATTCATTGCATACTTATCATAAGTCATAACCTACAAAAATAATGTTAGAATATAGACGAATGTAATCCCTGTAATCATTGCGAAATACAAAGGATGGCGCTGAGAGATTTGATACTTTTTCATACTGATTAGTGTTGTAAGATTGCTGCTAACGCTATAAGTGCAATCAGCACGAATAGCATACTACATGTTACTAAAGCATACAATATCGCAGCGTATGTCTCTTTTTTCATACGTATTCCCATTTTATTTCTAATTCAGGATACTGTATTATTTTCTCCCATTGTTCGGGAGTGATAGAAGACTCGTTTAAGAGTAGTGTTCCATAGACATACTTACTTGCATGCCAATCATAATTCATCACTGAGTCCACAATATTTTTTGCTTCCAACAATGATTTACCTGTAGAATCTTTAATTGCCTTTACAAATTGTAATTTGGTTGGACAATCCAAGATTGCAACACGTTTGTGATTCTCGTTCATATGTTTGTTGTTTGAATTGATTTCTGACAAAATGCTGGTCTACGGGTCAACCAGCTGGCTCAACGGAACATGAGCTTTCATAGACTTACACTATGGCCGAATGCAGTATCTATGCTTATACCTTCTTGCGGGAGGCTTGTATTCTATAGTTGTATCGCTCAACTACAATTTCTATCTTTATAGAGTGAATATGCCTATTCTCACGAACAAGCATATTTTCGAAATAACTGAAAATAAAAATCATAAAAATAATGATCCAACATTTACATGTATATTTATTTTCACAGACTAATATACATGCCCACAACGCTTTGTGGTAATCATAAATTAACCTAAAACAAATTGTTGAATATCGGGGGAATTGTAAATTCAGGAAAAATGGGAGAGATTTAAAATGACCTATAACGGATGGTCTTGCGATTGTGCATAACACATTTGGTACTCTCCCTATGCACAATATATCTTAATGTTTAAAGTGATTTCAAACAAAAAGCGGGAGAGTTGCTGAGTACAGACCAACATCGCTCTCCCTTCCACATTGCAACTCCTTCGTGCTAGGATGTGTGGCGCATCACAGTGTCTCCCTTATCACCCGAGACCAGGCTAGCACACACAGGCATCACACATCTACACTGGTCTTTCAGTGTTGACCAAGATATGTTTAGCCCATAACACAGTCGCATTCCTTTTGATAAGGAGACTGTGTTAGTGTGTGCAATTTGTGTTTAAACTCCAGGGTGTACAACGGTCAAATCATACACCCTATCAACGTTACGCATGTAATTTTTGATAAAAAGTGTTTGATGCCAATTCAGTACGGACAATTGGCTGCCCATTTGAATTAGATGTACATAAATAACTATTAGATAGTAGTATCTCGGCGTATCGCAATATGCGTCGGATTCTCAAAGAGCTGTACAACTTTTTGATTCACACTGCACTCTTATATTGTTCATTGCGACCATAGCGGCAAGACTTGTTATCTCAATAGATTCTTTTGGAGTTCAACATTGTGCGCCTCTTAAGGACGGTACACTTATCCTACTGTTTCGGCTCATGCCTTCATCAGGCCACGGACTTTTACCGTGACGACAGTATGAGCAGTTTAACGTCATGCTCAGGACGCGAGAGATTAACCGAATGTAGTATCCTCATTGAGGACATGTTTCGGATGTTCAACAGGTTTGTTCAAATCGTTCAAGAAATCGTCAAATGCACTTGTTTGAGTGTTTTTGTATTCCTTGGTGAACACGCTCAGGATTGCGTGCATTAACACCAAGTCATCATCATTGATGTACTTTTTCTCTTTGCTTTCAGGCTTGTGAGAATCAAGCACATCTTTAATGCGGTTGTTCAACTCATGCATTTGTCTCATCTCCTTGTTGTTGATGTCGCGGACATCTGTTGTGCATATGCACATCTCGCGATTGGACTTGATAACCATATATATTTGTTTGAGAATAAATCCTCTGTTTTATGCAAAATGTCTAGGTGTGAGAGCATATGTATCAAAAGCAAAAACACAGCCCTCCGCCTACGCAAAGGGCTATGTATTAAGTACGGCTACTTTTTGGAGTTGGTTTCAATTTTGATTAAGGTACCGTTTTCGAGATGTTTCTCCAAAGCACGTTTTGCAGCCGCTTTAGTGGTTTCGTACGGCTCAGATACGTCCACGGCAAAGTGGTACGCCGCTTTCGTGTTGCCAGTCGCTGCTACCTCGTACTCGGTTTCACCATCCTCGTCAATTTCGGCTATCGGAACGTCAACACCCTTCAAAGTGTCATCTTCCAAACCGCCAAAGGTAGACATAAAATCGTTTAACGCTTTGTCAGCGTCGAAGATTGTTTCTTTGGTACGTCTATCGGTTTGCCAAAAATCGGCTGGGTCATATCCTTCCCAATCTTCACCAGTTGGTTTGGTTGGTGGGTAAATAGACTCCAAATCTACCGATAACACATAGTCGGTTTGGTTTCCCAACCTACCGCGTGACAAACGACTTGAACCACCGTTGCGGTACGCGCAAACAACTATGTACCGAACACGGTCATTTACTTCCTCACCGAAAGAAACGCTTTTTTGAACACTTGCTAAATACATACACAATTACATTTTACATTTTACATTCCACAAAAAGTTAACGTTGCTGTGGCTTACAACGGGTTACTTTTACCCATAGGGGTACTTTCTCCAATATACGGCACCGGGGTCATGATCTGTTGCTGTTTCTCGTTTCTGCACTCACACAAAAAAATTTAAAAAATTTCAAAAAAATAAGAGGAGCCTTATTCAGACCCCTCTTTTACTCCCAGTTAGCCAAGCGGCTATACTATTATGTTCTAACAATTCACTACAAACTTCTTCTGCCTATTCTAACGTAATACCTAGATCATCTATAGGTTTAGATATTACTGGCCTAAGTCCTTCTTCGTTCTTATCTGCTTTTAAAAAACAGAAATGTATCATGCAATCACTCATTATTTCCTCCTCTCCACCATTGTAATACTGCACAACAATCTACAACGTTATCGTTTTCGTCTGTAGCTTCTATAAAATCAACTGAACGTATGAATTTTATAATACCATCATTAAATGTGCCTATCTTTATATCTCCGTGCGCATCTTTAATAGTATTCAGTTCTTTTATTATTTCGCTTATCCTTAAAGGTTCATTCATATGTCTTATAAATCTTTATAATCAATCGGCTCTATTAAAGAAGGATACCAATGAGTTCCTTTGTTTCTCATCTTTGATTGGTTCTAATATAAAACTCCAATCTGTTGACAACTGGTGTCTTCGTATAATCTCTTGTTTATCATCTTCAGACAAGTTAAATTCATCATTATCTGCACTTATAATACAGACATACATGTAGTTTTTTAGTTCATCCATACTGGTTTAAATGATTCGTTATACTCTTTTTCTTTAGGTTTATATACGTATTTTTCAGGTTGTGCTGGAGGGCCAGGTTGTAGATTAGCATATTCCTGTTTAGCGTTAAAACAAGGACATGATTTTTTCCAATTTTTAGGGTCAGAACCCCATATATCTCTATGTCCCATTATAGTAGCTTTAGGATAGCGTACTTTAAGCTATAAAAGGAGGAGTTTTAGAGCTGTTTTTTGGGCTTCTGTACGGTTATCTACAGGGTTTCCTTTGTCATCTACACCTCCGACATATGCGATATTTATAGATATTCTATTATATCCTTGTACACCGTTACTAATCTTATCCTCGTCTAATAATTTCTCTACTTTTCCATCAGGAAATACTACATAATGGTATCCTGGAGCACTCCAACCTCTATCTTTGAATACCTGAAGAAGGCTTTCTAATGTCTATTTCTGACTTCCTGCTGTACAATGTATGAATATCCTTTGTATATCTCGCATTATTTTACCTCCTCATACTCTACATATTCATCATTTTTGTATTCGTCCTTCAATTTCTCTATTTCAGCGTTCATTTTGTCGATATGCTCCTGTTCAAACGCTGTAGCTTTCTCTTTACCTTCGTTTATAGTGTCTTGGAGTAAAGATAAACGTTTAACTAAGTCCTCTTTAGACATGTTGTTATACATATTATAGAGCCATTTGTTGACATTATTCAAGTATACTTTGTATACTTTATTGTCAGGGTTTTCTTTAACCTTTTCAGTCCACCTATCTACAAGAGATTCTACTTCTTCTATGGTAAATTTATGATTATCTCCAGCAGCTCGTATTAAAGTGCCGTCAATATCGTAGATGTTAGTATCGTTTTTCATTAGTCTATTAATTTTAATAGTTTTTTCTGTGCTTTTTCAAGTTTTTCAAGTGCTGCTAGGTATCTGTCATTTTGCAGAAGCTTCTTCAGCGTGTTTGAAGAATCTTGTACATTCTAATTCTCGGGGGTTTCCATCTTCATCTATGATTTTACGTGTATATTTTTGCTATGCTTTCCATTGATTATACTCCTTGAAAGCTTGTTTTCTCTCTTGATTAGTAGCAAACATATGAATATTCTACAACATTCTCTTAGCATCTACCATTCCACATGATCTTATAAAGCAGATATCGTTTATAAAACTCATTACACCATCTTCATAGAACTAATCTTTTATGATTTCATACTCTCTATATGCCTACAAATAATATTTGTTATTTACGTCATAAATAGGCTCTAAATTAAGGATAAAAGCACTGTTTATAGGACACCCATGTATAAAAAAATACTTGCAATTATCAGTTACAGGCTAAGATATAGCCTTCAAACTAAGGTAATCAGCGTAATATAGTATAGCATTCAATTCTACAGTGTTCATCTATTAAATAGTGTTTTAGCCGTGCATTTACAGATATATCCCATAAAATAACAAGTAGGCTCAGGGTTGTCAAAAGTAACCTTTGCATTAATAGATTCGTATATATCTATTAGAGCATGCATAGCTTCATGTGCTATACTATCTATTAGATCTAAGAACTTATCTATACCCTTCTCTCTTAGAGAGTGATTATCTTTGATTAGTATACAAAATCTGTCAGTCTTCTTATTCTTTACTGTACTACAAGTAGAACACCCATCTAGTATATTACTATCTAGTTCTACTCCATCTGAATAATGATAGTCCTACTATAATTGCTCTAATGTAGTATATCTATTAGCTACTATTATATCTACGTTATACATAGTTGTATATATATCTACTCTACTCTTATTTTTATTAGTCTTCATATAGTTATATTATATTCTATTTCTTTGCTACTTTCTTTGTGCTTAACGAATAAAAATATGCAAAAGTTGCAAAAAATATTAAAAAATTATACTGATGCAACCAAATTGCACCAATCTTCCGTTACAGTGTCGAATTTTATAAAAAACTATAAAACTTATGAGTAAAACATTACGTGTAATTGATCCGTTTTTTGAGATGGAAATCGGTGATACGTTTACACTTACTGAAGACGGTAAACTTTACTCTTCTGAACACAACGAGGAGTTTCGTAAGGCAGGTGACAACGATGAAGTGAATGCTATTTATAATTCCGTATTCAATATCTCTGTAGAATATGCAAAAGAGCTTATTAAAGAGGGATACCTTGAAGAGGTTACAGAAAATAAAAAGCAGAACACATTCGTAAACGTGTTTGACGAAATTGATAACTTGATTAAGAAATACCAGCTGGAGCTTAATAACATTGATACTACAATGAAAGATGCTCCTCAGTGTATGAAAGTTGAGAAGACAACAGTTCTTACTAATATTCTCAGTGTACTCAATCATCTTAAAACCCTTAGAAAATAATGGGAGAAGAGCAGTTAATTGATCAATCGGTGTTAGCAGAAGATGTTTCTAAGAATATCAAATACAATTTCTTAGACTACTTTCTTATAAAGCCCCTGGATCCGATCAAAGTGAAGAAAGAATTTAGCACACCTGTTTCAACTGGTACACCCGCAAAAGATGCAGAAGGTATCGAAGCACAGGATTTCGATACTGTTGAAACAGAGGTAAAAGAAGTAGATTCTGATTATCGCAGAGGTATTGTTTTGAAACGTCCTTTGTATTATGAAAACACCACAGAAAATAGACCTGGTGTAGCAGATATAAAGATTGGAGATATAATTATCTTTAGAGATGCGGCTGGGCTTAGATTTGATTTACTTAAAGATAGTAGATTGCTTAGACAATTTGACATCTTAGGTATTGAACGATGATAACTCTTGAAGATGTTATAAAAGAAGTTTCCAAAAGCTTAGATTTGGATAGAGACACGGTGTCCGCAATCTGTAAACATCCTTTCCAAGAACTTGTTACTATCATGAAATCCGAAGAAGACAAAGACATCTTGTTTAATCAACTATTCAAATTTAAGCTAAAGAAACGATACAAAGAAAATAAACAAAGACAATACAGCAAATGAAGACGTTATATTTAACAGATAGTTCCAGTAATATTGTAGTGGATACTGAAACAAACGAAGCATCGGTATTTAATACTGATGTAGATCGTTACCAGATACGAAGCATATACTATATAGATGAGCCTATGCATGTTGTGTATCAAAGTGGAGAAAATAAGGAAGAGCTGAATGCAAAGAAGGGTGATATCCTTATTCAATTCTACAATAACAGATATAATAAGTATGTTCTCGATACGATTCGTACGAAGCAGTGGGCTGCAAACATTAAGAATAGACGCACGCTGGAACAGAAAGAGAAGGAAGAGTGGGCTAAGAAGCAAGATCTTGGTTTAACTCCTCAGTGCGAAGCCTGTGAAAATTGTGAATCTTGTGGTAAATGAAAGAAAGATATGAGAAAGAATAGTAAAAAGACTGCAAAGAGTACAGAGTTGTACGTAAACATGATGGATCCCGATGGTATTCTCGATACTAAGTACAACTTGATACTTGCGAAGGTTCGTGCTAATGTACCTATTATTACAAGTGAGATAGACGATCTTGTTAGGTATGGTGCAGAAATGGTACTTGATCTTATTGATGATGCATATGATGCAATCTCTGCCAACGTTACATTTGTTAAGGATGGCAAGCTTGCTGAAAAGCTGATCAAGGTTATTAAGGAGGATTTGAAGAAAGAAACTCCTTGGTACAAGAAGGTCTGGAATTGGATCACGAAACCTTTTAGGAAGAATAAGTAATAACAGCCGATACGTGGGAGGCTGAGAGTCCTGTGCACAAGGACCCCACGTGACCATAATAAAGTAAAATGTTAATTGGTCTCTCTACTGTTGGCACATTGCTCGGATCGTTCCCGAGGTAGAGAACACTCAAAAATTTTAACATCTTTTTCATAATTGTAAAGATTTGGTGGTTTTGGAATAGCTTTGGCTAAGGGGTTCGATTCCCCTACCAACCACTGCTCCATGGTGTAGCGGTAGCACGGGAGGCTCTAACCCTCCAGGTCCGGGTTCGACTCGATGGTGGGGCGACCAATAACGAAAGTAGCTCAAAGTGGTAGAGCGGCGACACTTATAGACAGTCAATCGTATGCTGCGGGTTCAAGTCCCGTCTTTCGTTACCAATACTAATAAAAATATATAAGCAGATGACTATTAAATTTAAAAGACTTTCAGAAAACGCAGTCGCACCTGTTAAAGCACATGCTACAGATGCTGGATTTGATTTGACTAGTACTCGTGTAACAACAGAAGTAAATGAACGAGGACAGATCTTGTTGGTATACCATACTGATATAGCTGTAGAAATACCAGAAGGGTACTTCGGAGCACTGGTCTCAAGATCATCTATTGCAAACAAAACTCTTACATTGACCAACTGTATCGGTACAATTGACGCCGGTTATCGCGGAGAGATTATTGCAAAGATGCGAACCACAACGGATGTAGTTCCTGCTGTATATAAAGAAGGTGAGCGATTTGCTCAACTGTTGATATTGCCTGTACCTGAGGTACAGTTTGAAGAGTCAGATACGCTTTCTGAGTCAGATAGAAATGAAGGCGGATTTGGTTCTACAGGAAACGAACAGAGCGCGCCAACAGGACCTCAGAGTCCTTCGAAGGATGAAGACGAGTCTATTAACTCTGAGGCTGCAACAGACGGTAGCGGCGGGGAACAAAACATCCCTGAGCAAGCATAATAGTAACGTTGTAAAAGCTTGAGCAACCTGCGTACATAGGATGGCAACGGTTGTACGGAAAGGGGGTCCGATAAGGATCCCCTTAAGCCGTATATATAAATTTACGTAAATTTAATATGTACATCTATGATAGAAAATAAACTTTTACACTATGAGACACGTGCGGCATTCGAGTAGGATAAGCCAAATATAGCGAATACGTCGATTGCGTTCATAGATGAGGGTCGCACGATCTATACTTGGGGAAAAGAATACAATAGTCTACAAGTATAGGATGAAGTAGAAAGCGTATAGGAAGAGGTAGAAAAGATCGAACGAGAATGGCAAGATGCCCTTGATGAAAAAGTTACACAACTTACTGACCTTGTTACACGAAAACATGCTGAAGCTGTAGCCAATGCTAGAAGAGATATACAAGATGCGCAAGACAGGATAGCTGAAGTTAAACAGAAATTGACTACCCTTTAGGAAAGTTGTAGTACTAAAACGGAACTTGAAGCTGTAGATGGAAAAATAACTGCAATTACAAATTGGTATAATTTACAAGAACAAAGTCTTACAGAACTTAGTCAAAAACTCGACGCAATAGACGGTAAGATTGTAACAGAAGGTACGTATACCGATATAGTAAACAATGCTATAACTAACTACAATCATGAAGTAGATCTAAAGATCGCATAGGCAAAAGAAGAAATGTCTTATGCAAATACCGATGAAATGACTGATACTGTGGTAGGTCGATTGATGGATGCTGAAAATGGTATTCTCAAAGACTATGCTACAATTGTTTATCTCGGTCAATAGATAGAAGGTCTTGCAAAAACTGCAGATATTTCTAATATTGTAGAACAAACATTGGATGCAAAAGAGCCAAGCTGGAATACGTTGGTATCAAGAGTTGCTACAGTAGAAGGTACTACTTAGAATTTAAACACTTAGTATACAAGCCTTTCAGCTACAGTAAATGGGTTCTCTGCTATTACTACACGAATCCAAGATCATGAGACTAGAATAGCTTAGATCGAATCTAATGTTGGCGACGATGAGTCAAAGGTTACTCTCGCTGCTGTATATAAAGTTGTAAACGAAGATGTCAATAAAACTATAGCAGCCAAGATATTTGCATAGGCCAATGCACAAGGTTCTAACATAACGCTTTCTGCAGATAAGATTAATCTTTCTGGAGATACTACTGTACTCGGTAATTTTGTCGCATCAAAAATAAACGCTACAGATATTACAGCTAAAGCTTTAAATATTAGAAATAATTCTACAGGTAACTCTATTACTGCAGATGCTACAAATGGTCTTAAGTTTACTGATGGTACTAGCGGTAGAAGTACATTTACTGTTAATATGAATGGTAGCGGATCTATCGGCTATCGTACTGTTACAGAAGAGGTAAATGGCGAGACTGTTACTACATACGAACCCGCTATTGCATGGGATTAGAATGGTAATGTACAGATTAATTCAGCTTTGATTGGCGGAGGAGGTAGCGAGCAAACAGGACCTACTTACGTACAAAATCCGTATAACGACCAATGGATACACGATTGGAAAAATACAATAGATACTTGGAAAGGACAAATTACTAGTTGGAAGGCATAGCTCGAATCTAACAATAATTCTAGAGCGTACTTAACTGCTGCAGGTATTGTATTTGATAATAGTGCAGTATTAGATCCAGTGACCGGTTCTGGTAGTATTGTAGCTGTAACATCAGTTTCTACACAAAACGGTACTGTGCCTGCTGGAGTAAGTCATACTGCTGTTGGTGGTAACCTTAATGGTCAGCATGGTTATTATCTTAAGAATGATGGTACTGGAGAACTTGCATTCGGTAGCATTAAGTGGGATAAGGATGGTAACTTAACGGTAAAGAATCTTACTGTAGAAGGTAATACGTTCCAGTCTGAGAAAGGACATAAATTATTTAGAGTAGATGCTATTTGTAGTAATTATTCTGGTGTATATATAGATTATTCTATTTATTCTTCTGGAGTATTGTTAAAATCAGATAGATTTTACATGTCTAGAAGTGGATATTGGAATCAATTAGGTATAGATGGAAATGAATCGTATAATACCACAAAAGTGTTTTATGGAAGAAACGGTCATTACATAGATCCATGGGATTAGCCTTACGAGCAATAGTCTGTTTATGACGAATTTGGTGTACCA